GCCGGGTTGTTACACCTTTTCTGTTCTTCATCTATAACAACCGCATCGTCGTCAATCAATACCCCATCTCCTGCCGTATTGCTATACTGCCATACATATTTCCTATCAACACCTGAGCAATCCGGAGCATATGCGTTTATAGACTGGTATGGGATACTGTCTTTGTTCATTTCCTCTCTTGCCTTATCAGAAGGTGGGGGAACAAGAACGAATGCTGGAGTTTTATAACCAGTAGATGTCTTAAACGAGATAGAAAACGGATACACTTCATTCCTCATATATCCCACATACAACGAACAAGCATTACCATCCTTATATAAATCTTCGTGGGCTACAGACGCCTGCCATTTCAAGAAATGACCCATGAGGGAAACTACAGGCTGTAAATTCCATTCTTTTTCTGCCGTAAGACCATATTGAAGAAGACGGTTTCCGACTGACACTATTCCTCTTGATGTATTATATATGGCTCTTTTTAAAGAAATATGTTCAAATGTTGTCCTCTTATTATTAAGATCAGAATAATAGTATATGGTCTTCTCTGTAATAGGATGAATACCTTCTATAAAATAATCCACTACAGGTTGTGTTTCGCCATTGTATCCTACAGTATTCTGAATAACAGCCACCTTGTAATGGCTGACTTGCCTATCCAGATTAGACACCTTAAGTCTTATACCAAGATTAGTTCTTTCTCCCCATTTACCATCATTTATCCTAATATATTGCTCATCAAATACATGAACAGGGTTAGTCAATGAAGTATAGTTAGTTTTCTCGTTACCAAATTCATCGCACAAGGCCACAGCAAACTGATACACGCCCGCACGTAGGCTGCCCCCGTACTCTATCTGTACCGGCTCTACGCATGGCTGGTCCAGTAGCGGAAATACCCTAAGTTTCTCACATGCCAGAAAACAACCATTCTCCTGCATGAATTTATCCCTATCGTATTCTTTATCGCATATCTTATACCCATGATAATGATACCATATATCACCTTCATCATCAGGAGTCAGAGCCTTGTCTACAATAACATACCTGGGAGGATTATAATCGTCAGTCCAGTAAATACATTTCCCACATTTCTCTGTCTTTATTTCTATGGTTTTTATAGGATGATAGATAGAGAAATTAAGGCACGGATCTTGCTCGTTGTCTTCCAGCAAGGTCTTCATGCCAGAACACAACGACTCCGATCCTTCTACCATAGATTCTATATCGGAATCGGATAAGATACTTGTATCGGATTCAGGCTTGAAATAAGTTATTTTAGATACGCCTGTTTCAGGATTTGTTATAAAAAAATAGATATTGCCTGAAGTAAGATCATTCTTGTAACCAATAACTTTAAATCCATCGAAATCTATACACTTAAGATTACTATGTTCATTTGATCTCATGCCAACATTACCATCTTCGGATTCTATGTTGGCATTCAAGGCAAACGTATAATGCTGCTCCGTAAGGCTTGACGGATGCAGATCACGGTTCATACCTGTTTGAGGTATCGCTATGTTTCTGTTATCTTCTGCTGCCATTTTAATAACTGTTTGTCACAAAGATAGCAAAAGAGAATTAATCATGCATTCTTTAAGGTATCAGCGAAAATAACTATCTTTCGAAAAAAATACATCATCATACAATATGAGAAGAAGATTTAGCAATATTATGTCAGCAAATTGTCTTATCCCAACTTTTGTTGGAACATATGATTTCAATAGATCAAGCATATTAAACAATGTATCACTTTTTAAAATATGCAATAGAGAAGATATGTCCAGTAGCGTCCAGTAGCGCAAGTCTTGCTACTTATTTTGCCCAGCAAGCTAATGCAACATACCAATGTACAACCCTTGACCAACCCAAAAAAAACGTAAATGCCCTATTTGGATATAATAACAACATTGTATATGTCAACATAAATAATAATAATCAACTTGATTTTAACATGAAATTAAAATTCAGCGTTGATGATATATTCTTCTACTTACTCATTCTAACAAAAAATGGAGGTTCTCCAGATCACCGTTATGCATATATGCAAGAACTAAGTAGAGAAGAATACAGTATAACACAAGTATATGAATATATAGAGTCAAGTTACACCGATTTGCCCTATATTGTTTTATGATTCAACGGTACCAAACGTACTCACATAGACACTTGGATATATCATATACCCTTCTTCACTAAGAGTCAATGTTTTCACTGATTTTGTAGTAGTAGGAGTAAGTTCTATTCTATCCATTGTAAATACTCCATTTTTTGCTTCAAGATGAATATAGAAATATATGTAACTAAGCCAATCCCCATATTCTAACAATTGAATTTCAAATTCAACAGTCATATACCCATATTCACTTGCGAGTCCACTTCCGACTTGATCGATTATTTTGCGATCTTCCAAGTCATATGTCACAGTAAATTCTCCTGTTTTTATACTGGTACATGAAAGGCAACGTTCTGTTACTTTGTACTTTATAATTTTATGGGGGGGGTGAACCAATATCAAATCTTCTTCTCATACCATAAACTTTTTTAATCTCCAATATTATCTACAACCCCTACATAAAAATCAGGGATAGGATTACCAGTGAAATTCGTACTTATAATAGCCTGATAATTATAAAAATAATCAGAAAAGGAATCCATTACCGTTACATGATTTTCTAAAACTCCATCTTTATATGAATATATCTCTTGAGAATCTTCATCAAAATAAAAAACGTATCTTGATAATTCTTCGTATTTCATGTATTCTAATGTTAAATTCTCATTAAACAATTTACATTCTTTATTAATATAAATTTTCAACAACGAGAAACTCGACTCAAGTTTGGATCTTATAGATATTTCACAAGTATATGTTAAAATCTTAGATGAATCAAATTGGCCAAAACTCATCTTGATTTTTTTTTTTATTAGATGCCGTTATGTATTTTGAGCTATTAGGAGTAGCTTCAGACCATTGAAATTGACTCCCTTCCATTACAGGAGAAAAACAATTACCCATCACCATATTAACATTTTCAAATCTTCGCCTCATATTTACTCTTTTGAATAATATCTTAAAATTACAACACCATCGCCACCATCTCCACCTTTTCCGGATCCATATGGTGAACCTGACAGTTCTTGTATGCCGCCGGCTCCTCCTCCGCCTCCGTACCCTCCGCCTCCTTCAGACGCAGGATAGGTGTCATTTGGACTAGACCAATTATCTCCATCTTGTCCTCTACCAGTGTAATAGCCTTCTGATTCATGGGGATAATCCTTCCCTTCACTTCCATAGCATCCAGAAGTTCCTCCGGCAGTAGGCAAGAAATCAATTTCTCCAAAAACCCTTGTCGTATGTCCTTGGCTATCTCCTGGGTGAGTACCATATTTACTTGTAGGATAATGACCGTCACTGAATGATGCCGAGGCTGTTGTATCCCATCCTCCTGCTTCAGAGGCTCCGGTTCCTCCACTTGCACATATAGCATACCCATCACTGTGCTTTTCTCCTTTATATGCTTTTCCTCCACTTGCATACAATAGCTTTTCAAAACTAAAATGAACATAAGTCTCTTCTCCGTCACTTCCATATTTTGGTGTTCTTCCTCCGGTCTTGATGCCTCCAGCTCCACCCTTTCCGACATATATCACAATCTCTTGTCCGGGCTTAACCTTAATAGCATCTCCATCTTTTACCCAATCATTCCAAGATCCAGAAGATTCATTTGACTTTTTATAAGTTTTTGTATATCCAGATCCTCCTCCAGCTGGGGTTGCATACCCGTTTCCGCCTCCGGCGCCTCCACCAACAAGAAACACATCCATTTCATAACATCCTTCAGGAACAAAAAAACGATAATCTCCTGATGGATGAAACTCTTTCAAATTTAGAACTAATTCTTTCTTTTTATTTGAAAAACGCCTTCTCATAAAAAATATCTCCGTTAGCGAGAGGTTTTACCCCTCCCCATATATATAAATTACTGTAAATAATATAATTATATTTAACATACATAGTCAAACAAACACAAAGAAAGAATCATTATGATATATACTACTCTCTTTCGCAGAAGTAATACAATCAACATCTTCATCTGCATTTATCTGAAACTTGTATATAATACTCTGTTTTTCACTTGGAGCAGGATATGGGTCAAATCTAATCCATATCACCATTGGTTCATAACCAGTATTACTTTTTGAAAACGAAAAAGAAACTGAACTCTGAGTATGAATATTAAAAGCTGTACCCTCTCTAAGCTGATTCAATACACTATTTATCTTATCCTGGCTAATTGTACTGGATTCGATTTTATTCATTAAATCAAATAACCTAAGTCGATCTCCAGACTCGATTTCTGTTTCCACATAATGATAAATAGCTCCACCACCAGATCTTTTTTCCTCAAAATATCTTCTCCTACTCATAATAATACTCCTTCCGATAATAACCGAGAAAACTAAAACCTTCCGACTCCTTCCTCAAAACATCATGCTTGTTCCAATACTTTTCCAAGTCGAAGGCTTCTCTTTCAAATACGATGCTATGATATGCCTTATCATGATCGCGATATATGCACAACCTAATCAGGTACTCAATCAAATACCATGCATAGTATAAAAATACCGGAATAAGAGACAGCCACAGCATCCACCATCCTACATTACCGAATAAGAGACATAATCCTATTGTAAGCAGCGATATAAACATACCAAAACAAAACATTGTATGATACTGATTACAATGCGCCTCTTCATGATATTCGGCCTTCAATGATATAGCATCACGTTCGGTAAATACGGCTCCAAACAGCATAATTGTTTTATAGCCGTCAATGAACGTAAATAACTTAGCTATTTTTGATTTATAATATATTTTCATTGCCAAAAAATATTTTATGCCAATTGCACAAAGTTAAAAACTCTATAGGAGAATTAACCCCATCCCATTCCCATTCCTTAAGGTAAGACTCTAATCTACTCCCATCAATACCTTCACACCCATGAAGAAAAACCAGATGAGGCATAAATAATTCTCCCCCTTCCAAAGATTTGTTAAACTTACTAACCAACCTCTTTCTGAACTTAGGACCGTACCATGATTTTTCATTTGTGGATCCAAGACAATAGTAAGAATTATTTTTGACTTTAATGCCAAACCATTTACATATGCATGGATGATATACCCTATCTGCTAAGAATATAAATGGTTTATACCATAGGCAGTGCCAGAATGTACTATACTTGCCACCAAACTTCTTAAACGCCCATCTGAACCCTCCAGAGAAGTACCAGTTGTTAGCACCTCTCTTAACCTTAACTTTGTATTTAAGATTCTTGTTACGGTTGCTAACCCTATCCCACGGCTTGACCTTATCGGTATCCATATCAGGAAGGAATGTCCAATGATGAAGCAAGGCACTATAATAAGGATTATATATTTTATGACTGTTTCTAATAACATACTCAAAAATATCATATCCTGCTTGTCTGGCTTCTTCAAATCCTTTTTCTGACAAGAAAGCTAATATAGGAGCCAGATTCCAGATCTGATCTTGTGATGTAAATGGGGAGAAACATGGATCTTCATCCTTTAGCTCTATACCATTAGTATATCCGGAGCTTATCTTGGTAAGACCAAACTTGTTTGCGTCTTCACTATGTATGTCATCTCTTAAGAAAAATCCTTTTTCGAATTTGAAATAAATACCTTTATTGCTATTAAAAAATAGATCATAAGTAGTATCGGCAAGACGGGTAAGTACCAATATGGAATTACGCACATCATCTTCTGTCTTGTTGCCAAGAATCATTTCCGTGTATATAAACTGGAGATACTGAGCCAGGTTGATAGTTCCGTCGCCGACCCAGCCTACCCCGTCCTTCACCGACGACAGTGGGATGCACGAGGCCTGCTCTGTGTAGCTGGAATCATAAACAAAATCCCGGTAAAACACCTCCTTAATCCTACTGTATTTATCCCAAAGACCTTCCATCACCTTAACCTATAACAATAACACAATCACGCTTTTCCTTATTATAAACCATCGTACCCATCTTAGTGTACAAACCTTTTATATTTTGGTAATTGGTTTCACCATGAGCCGAAACGTTAGTAGTAATGCTGTCGGAGTAAACTTCCGTACCTCCTTCATTAATGAAATTAAATCCTTGTTTAACCATCTCTCCTCCAAGGTAGGCTGTAAAAGACACAACAACATTTCCTCGTCCTCTATTTCCATACCAATTACCATAGATGTCGGCATTGATATTAGGTTCTGACTCGTCCATACCTGGCGCTGACAACAAGGTCTTCATCTTAATAAGCGCTCCTTCAAGACCAGACTGCATGTTATCACCACCATAAATAAGGTAATCACCCACCTGTTGTTGGGTGGTAGCCCACTGCTTACTCCATCCCACAAACTTATTATCTACTTCTGATATGCCTGTATTTGTAAAACCAGTTGCAGTATCAAAATCGGAGCCGTCTTCTGATTCCCATCCATACCTAAGAACAAGATAATCGAACTCAGGAATTACAACAACCTGCTCGCCGGCAGCTTGTGTTATTGTGACGTTCTTACTCTCTCCACCAGCCGTTACCTTAGCTACGCCACGGCGATCTTCGGCTACCGGATTAGGTCCGGCTGTGAAGATGATGTTTGCCGGTCCTATGCCTCTCATTTTGTCGGCGGTTACTATTTCGCTTGCTTTAACCTCTAACATCTTATTTCATTTTAAATATTTCAAATACATATATCCAGCTCAACAAAAATACTACCGGGCAGTACATTGTCTCTACCAAACTCGCATCTCCTTTAAATTGCCTGATTGACCAAACAATCATAGATGCAATAACGCCAGACAAGTATATAAATAAAACTACCTCAATCATACCAATTTAAGTATATTATCAATTACAGGATATGCCTTAGAATAAATCTCAAACTCGGCATGACGCCGCCTAAGAGGTTCGTACATACCTTTTAATGTCATACCCATCATCTTAAGTTCGGTCTTAGCATTTTTCAGCTTAACCAAATCTTGCTGTGCATACAACTTAAACAAATCGGCTGCTCCTTGCGCTTCTCCATTATACATCAGTTCCTCAAAGAATCTCATCTTTACAAAATTATCCACATAATCCAATACCAGACCTTGAGGCGTGTCTGGTATAATTATATTAGATTCTCCGTCAAATGGAAGAGACCGGTACTGCATGTAAATAGGACCATCGAAATTAGCATACAAGAATCCGTTTACGATATTTATCTCATACGGACTATCCTTGATTACCTTATTCCGGCATTTACTCAAACAAGAATCACGAAGCATAGGCTTAGCAAGACCTAACATTACCGGCCGGTCATAATAGCAACGAACTTCATGATCGCGATCATGAACATTGATATAAAATTTTTCAACTATCACCTTCTCGCATTCTTCTTTACAACATTCGTTGCACGAACACCATCTATAGCTTCTTTCGGTACGTTCTTTCCAAGCTATTGTATTTTGAAGCTCTGGTATCACCTTATCACCTTCAGGCACCTCATATCCTTTAAAATCGCATTTGAAAGCCAGAATAAGATCAAAGTAATCACCAGGCATACGGGCCTGCCCTCGCTTGACATCCACTACCGCTTCTTTGCGCATAGTAATATCACCTCCAAACTTCTTCAGGGCAATTTCTACCCATTTGTAGATGGACACCTCATCTATCAGATCACGCTTGTCAAATGATCTTAAAGACGATTTTAACTCTATGATATAATCTTCGACTGTCATAACAAAAAAAATATGGAGGACAGGAAACGAACCTGACCTCCACAAAGATATAAATAATCTGTCTAATGCCCTATTTTGTATTTTCAAAAGTTAGGATCTTCAAACTTACCATACTTCAAGAAAAGGCTCCTACACTTTTCCTTTATCCCCTTAAGTGTAGCCTCATATCCGGCTCCTGTCATGTAGATGGTTTGCTGATTAACTCTTTCCCCAGAATACTTATCCACAAAATAAGATCGATAAACACCAAATTTGTTTTTAACAATGTCACTGTATAACTCCCATCTACCCTGCCCATTCCTGAACATGAACTTGACTTCCTCAAGAAACAAACGGAGATTCTTTTCGGCGATGATGATTCCATTCTGCTCAAGCTTCTTCGCCACATCTCTAATCAACCACATGTTTTCATGATCAACTTTCTTGAACGACTCCGCAAACTCCACATCGGGACGCTGCTCTTCTATGGTCTTTATCGCCTGCTGTCTCTCCGCCTCTGCTTGCGCTCTCTCGGCTATGGCTCTATTTTTAGCATCAATCTCGTCAGCTAATGCTCTTAATGCAGATGGATAGTCTTTCGGTGTTATAGAATAGGAACCCGTTTTTCTTATAGAAGGAAGAACTTCAGATGTTACCCATTTCTTGAATTTTTTAGCAAAATCCATCTTTGATCCAAAAATCAAGCTGTATAGACCAGACTCATTGATTATCAATATTTTAGTATTTGGGGTATAGGGGAGGAACGTTTCGTTCCACCCTTGAGTATCAGGAACTTTCATTATCATCCTATCATCTTCATCAACATGATCCCTTATCGCTTTTCTTGGATTTGTATATCCCAAAAATGAAGCTATAGGAGACCCTATAAAATACGGTTCATGATCAATGACAATAATTTTTAACTCTACAAAATCTGAATTTTTGAAAGATGATACAGTTTCAATTTCTTTACTAAATTCCATTTCGTTGGATTCTGACGTCAAAATAATGTTACTGTTCTTCGCATTGTTTTGAAAATTGTTTATCTTTGTTCCCATAATAGGAATGATTTTTTATATCCGCCAGCCTGAGAAGGTAGACGGATATGCAAAAGTAGCGATTATCCTGTATCTACAAAGGGTGATCGCTACTTTTTTTCTACGACTTTCTATGTCCTAATTCTTTATCTTCGAAAACTCTCTTAATCTGAAAATCTTTAAACACCCTTCTTTTAGCAAGTATTTCATTGTACATAAATCGGTATCTCCATCCTTTATTCATTTTAACCCTCAACTTCTTTTTCAAGCTATCTTGTATTACAAAATGGTAATATCTTTTGGAGTCTGCGAAATCCATAGCCAAGTGGTTATAGAGGTAGCCATTGGTGCCAAGCCTGCTCACGATGTCCAGGTCCCGCCTTACGGGAAAGCGCTGGCCGGGTATAAGCACATGGCATAAGTAACCCACATTATCTATATAAACACCAGCATCAGCTTCCACATAATGCTCTGATACGGTTTTCCATATAATAGACAACAGTCTTAAAACCTCTCCTCTGTCTCTTATCATGCCTTTCTTAAAACCATTCTTTCTCTTCATAAGACGATGGTAGTAGGCTGCAAAATACGGTGATTGTATTGATGTTCTTTTCATCATTCAAAAATTAAAATTATACATTTCAGATAATTAACATTAGAATGTATTGTTGCATCAAAATACTATTCTATATTTGCAAAGTCTACCGATCCTCACGGACAGGTAGACTTATATTTTACAAAATTAAAATCGTAGTAAAGTTATGAAATCAAATGTTGTTTTACAATCAAAAGATCGAGTTTTGTTAGGAATGAATGTGTCTGTTATGTCTAAAGATGGTTACATATGTATAACTGACGCAATGAAAGCCTTGTCTGCTAAAAGAGAAAAATTAGGTTTGGCTCCAAAACAATTGAGTCATATAATAGAAACTGAATCATTTAAAGAAAGGTGTACTGAATTAGTTAATAAGCTGGAAAATAAGCTTTTATTGAGTAGAAGAAATCTTCTACTCAATAATAACAAATTGAATATCAGCAGTGTAATGGATCTTGGAAAATTAGACCTTGCCTACAAAAAAGGAAAAGGAGTAGATCAAAAATGGTATGTAAATCCATATCTGTTTGTTATGATTGCATTAGAGATGGATCCAGAAATTTACGCTGAGGTGGTTATATGGCTTACCGATGGATTGATAGAAAACCGGAACGAAGCCGGTGATGCATACGTCAGGATGTGCAGCGCGATAAGTAGAATAGTTTCAAACAAGAATGACTTGAAAGACAATATAAAAAGAGTTGCTAAAGCTATTAATTTCATTGTTTTTAATAAACATGAAGATGGGATAAGGAATACTGCCAGTAAAGATGAGCTCAATGATATAATAGCCATAGAGAACGTCATAGCCTCTGTTATTGATGACGGTTTTATTAAAGACTACAATTCCTTGATAAATTACCTCGGAGATAAATGGAAAAGAAAATGGGGAAACCCTGTTCTTGCATTGAAATAGTACAAAAAAAACACCCGGTCGTGGCTACATAGCTATGGCCGGGTGCCCAATAAAAAGAATCACTGAACAATTTGACTTTTCTGATTGGAATCAAGATTCGGATTTTCATCGACAGGAATCTGTAGCCTGAATGCTACTTCCTTTATCGTCTCTGCCACTACGTACTCAATTAACTTAATAGGGCAGATAAATTCGTATTCCCATTCAGACTCACACCCTTTAGGTGTAGGATCGCAGGCCATTAACTCCAGCGCCTTCTTTCTTCTTGTTGTAAAGAACTCTACGTTAATAAGCTCTATATGGAAATCAGGTATATAAATATAGTCGTTTTCTACATAATAAAAAGGACGACGTTCTTTAACGTATTTAGCATACGGTCTTTTTTGTTCATTACGATACGACTTTATTTCAGCAAACTTAAAAAATATGGTGTTATCTACGTTAGTCACCTTGGTAATAGCCGGTCTAAGGGCAGAATAAAGAAGTCCTGGAAGTTTATGCTTTGACCGCATAAGCGTATTACATAACGCAAATTCGGCATCGCAGCAAACTATTTTATCAACTTCAATCATCTCCAGGCAAGTAACGTAAGTTAGGAGCCGGTGGTCGCCAAGTAACGTTCCGTCATCCCACCTCTGTGCTGTATAAGATTCGGCTTTAGTTCTACCGATATTCAATATCCATCTCCGACTAACATGCGAATCTTTGTCAAGGGCATGAATACCGTTTACGACTCTTGATACAAATTCACCATTAGTGATCATGCTCCCCTCCTTTCTTTTGCTCTTGATTCTCTTGATTTAGCATTCAAGATCCTCATATAAATATCTCTTTCACTCATACCGGATATGGTTTTTATAGCCTCATCCAACATGACTTTCGTATATAAAGGTTTAGGGAATCCCTTTATCTTAACCGGATCAGGAACTAACTTAGCCTTACGATATTCATAAAATCTTTTAGAAGTTACATTAAGATAAGAAACAGCCTCTTCTCCGGTATAGTACTTAGCCGGATTAGCAAGCTGCGTCCATGTCTCAAGATCGTTGGCTGTAAGATGATCGCATTCCCCGCTTAAAAACATCTCCTTTATCTTATCGCATACCGCCGCACCGCTTTTACGCAGCGTCTCTGTCAGAATTTCTTTCATTTTCAAAACATCCTGTTTTAAACCTTAAAACAATAGAGGCAATGATTATCAAAAGAGTAACAGCCATAACAGACCACACTACGATATTGTGCTCAATAGGCATCTCAATATTAACCGTAACCCATTCTACACAGATATTAAAAATCATGCTATAGATCAATAACCTATGCCATATACAAAACCTGAACATTCTTGAAAAAGCCAAGAGAAATAGGTCCCATGATAGAAAATGACCTAATATCGGATACAGCCAATTAGTGATACTAAAAGGATAAAACTCATCAAAAATGCTGGCTAACATAATAACCTGCATCAACACAGGATAATACTTCACAAACGTCACACAGACATTCCTCTGTCCTTTGCTAATAAACTTGTTGCTCATAATATGTTGTTGTTATGTTATTAAAATGGGGAAGGCGATCAGCACCTTCCCCTGATTTTCAATCACTTTTTAGTGCTCGTCTTCTTTCTTTTCATCTTACCGCCAACACTACCGCCTTGACGCATTTTAGGTTTGTCTTTCTTATCGACTTCACCACCCTGACGAGCTTTCTTTTTACAAGCCATGATACTAAAAATTTAAAATTGAATGATGTGCAATATTAATCATTTTTATTCTAATAGACAATACTTAAAACACAATATTATAATCCAGCATAATTAGCAAGGGGAGAGAACTAAATTCCCTCCCCTTGCTAATTATGCTGGATTAAGATCCATTTGAGAATAAGCGTATTTCAAAGTACCATTTTCATCACCACACTCAGCTCCATCTACGATAAAGTTGTAAGAAGCAGGAGATTCATTATATACATTGAAAACACCACCTTTCTTGGAGATATTTTGTTTTTCATACTGCCTAACAATAGCGGTCTTATACACTTTGCCTTCGTAAGACACGTTTATAGTTCGTATATACCATGTAGTATCTTCATTCTCATCTCCAGAATGAACATATCCTGCCAATATACCACCCATTACAGCCCCGAAATACGAACAAGAGCTTCCGGATTGTTTTCTCCGGGTTGTTGTTCCGATGCTTATAGTAGCTCCAGATATCTCACGATAATCAGCATCCACCACCTTAATATCACAGGTGTAGATTCGGATATTTCCATTTTCATCACCAGTCCATTCGAATCCGGCAATACACTTACCGGCGCCAGGATTATAAGAAACATTACTCCTCCTATATGTAGCCCAAGAGCCGTTTTTCAATGTAATATGCGCCGGAACAGGTTTAGCCTCTGCCTTTCCTTCTTGGTTGACTGTTATGTTAACAGTCTTCCCAGACTCATTTTGCTTCAATGTCACAGTGCCACTTCTGGAAGATGAAGAGATGTTTGCGAATGAGATTATTACAAATGAATAATCATAACCTGACAAAACAGGACAACTTACTTCTGATGGTTTTTCTGTAACTTCTATAACCCAACTTGGCTTAGATGATACAGTGTATCCTATCTTACTTCCATTCTTTTTACTTTTTAATTGAATACATAAATATGAGTTATTTGGACCTCCATTTGCATCGATATTCCAAGTGCTTTGGTTGGCACTAAACTCATAAGTGGCAGCAACAGCCTGTGTAATGTTAACGTTAACAGTTTTCCCTGATTCATTTTGGACGAAAGTAATAGTACCGGAACGAGAAGAAGAGGAAGAGTTAGCTGTCATAGTAATTTTAGCAAGCATACTCGTAGATGTCTGGTCTCTATAATCTACAGAACACCAATCAGGCTTAGATTGCACACTATATCCAATATACGATCCACTTTTGGTACTTGTAATAGTATATTGTATAGTTTGTGCTTCACCTGATCCAGACCATACTTTACTAGTTGTTCCATCTACAAACTCAAAGACATATGGCGCATATCCGCATTTTCCAACTTCATATTCGTATTTGTAGTTGGCATTACCACAATCATCATAACGAACGTATTTAACTTGATCATTCTTACATCCATTTTCTTGCCAAGAACCGTAAGATCCGCAATTACAGCAATTCCTACAACTTACAGAATATTGACGATCTATGCTACCAGAGCAGCTATCACGATAAGCATCATACTGAGTATGACCTACGCAATCTCCTGTTCCGTAATAAGACCAGTCTGTACAAGATTCTCCACCTCCATTAACCCATCTTGTGTTGTTGTAAGAAGAAGAACATGGATTGGTGTCACGTTGTTGCTTCTGAGACGTACAACCGTCGCAACGGGTGCTTCCGGTATCAGACCAAGAAGGTGTTGTGCTATCAGCTACGCAATCACCGTTTTTGTTAGCTACTGCCTGACCTTGGGAATTTACAGCATCTTGAGCCTTCTTATTAGCATCAGCTTGACTGATATTGGACGTAAATGGACCACCTACTTGGTCCTGAGTTACGGTAACAGACGAACCATGCTGACAGCTTCCGCAATTGTTTCTGGTGAAGACCTTACTTGCCTTACCGGTCCAAGTACAAGTTCCCTGCGCGTCAGCAAGAGCCTGACCCTGCTGTTCGACGGCAGCCTGAGCCTTGCTATTTGCGTCTTCCTGACTTACGGTAGACGTAAAAGGACCGCCGGTTACATCATCCTGATCTATGGTAACCTTAGATCCGACACCGCCGTCAGCACACTGTTTTGTAAATTCCTTGCTATATGTTCCGGTCCAGGTACATACCTTATCTCCACCTTCTACCCAACGTTCATTTTCTCCACCATAGCATTCGTTGGTATTAACCTGTTTTTTATAGGATTTACCACCTTCGCATTTGGTTTCAAGTGGTTCCGAATCTTCCCATACAGGATCGGTGTTATCTGTTTCACATGTTCCGTTCTTGTTAACATAAGCCTGGCCTTGGGCTTCTACGGCTTCCTGAGCTAATCTATTTGCTTCTTCCTGGCTTTCATTAGAATAGAACGGTCCACCTACCATGTCTTGTGTTACGCTCATCGGAACACCATGCTGACATGATCCGCAATTGTCTTTTGTAAACTGCTTGCTATATACGCCTACGAACCTACATTTACCTTTTTGGTTAGCAATAGCCTGTCCTTGAGCTTTAACAGCTTCCTTAGCCTTATTATCAGCATCCTCTTGACTTACGAAAGAAGTAAAAGGATTGCCTTCAACATCAGCTTCACTTACCTCTACTTCCGTTCCTGAATCTGGTATCTCACAGTCGTTCTTCTGGAACGTTTCTGTGTAATGACCGGTCCAGCTACAGACCTTATTCCCGCCATCTACCCAACGTTCTTGATTGTGAGTTTCAGAACATTCGTTAGTATCACGTTGCTTTTTCTGAGACTTACCTTCATTACATCTAAGTTCTTCAGGAACAACGTCTTCCCATACAGGATCGGTGCTAAGTGGCGTACAGTTACCGTTTTTATTAACATAAGCCTGGCCTCCTTCTTCTACGATCCTACGAGCTTCTGCGTCTGCCGCCTCCTGGCTTTCTGTAGACGTAACAGGACTACCGTTAACCATTTCGGCCGTAACTTCCATTTCTACGCCCTTATGACAAGCTTCACATTCAGGGACGAATTTCTTGCTGTAATGACCGGCATAGATCGTCATATTCTCGCAATTACCCTTACTGTTAGCAATAGCCTGTCCTTGTTCTTTGACAGCAGTCTTAGCCTTGTTATTGGCATCATCTTGACTTACAGTGGATGTAAATGGGGCACCCACTACATCTTGTTCGGTTACAGTAATCTTAGATCCTGTCTGACCTTCATTACAATCGTTTTTGGTAAATTCTTCACTGTATTTACCAGTCCACGTGCAATGTCCGTCCCGGTTGGCTATGGCCTGGCCCTGCTGCTCGACGGCAGCCTGAGCGAGCGCGTTAGCCGCCTCCTGGCTTTCGTATGAAGTAAAAGGACCACCGGTTACATCGTCTTGGTCTACTGTTACCTGCGAACCTACGCCTTCTCCTTCACAATTGTCTTTTGTGAATACCTTGCTATATACACCAACAAATTGGTTTTTATCTATGCAAGTACCTTTCTTATTAGCAAGATCTTGTTTCTGTTCTTCCATAGCGGCCTCGGCCAACGCGTTAGCTGCCTCCTGGCTTTCCCTTGATACAAAAGCATCTGGGTATCCGGCAAGATCCTTTTCAGTCAAATCAACGAAGCTTCCGGTCTGAGATTCGGCATCGCAATCATTTTTCTGAACACGAGCCGAAGCCTTTCCAACGAAATAATTTGGATCAGTAACGCATTCTCCATTCAGGTTGGCTTGTTCCTGACCGTTTTTCTCTATATCATCAAGAGCTTTCTGATCAGCATCTTCTTGACTTACGTCTGATGTGTATTTACCAGCTTCTACTGTGTAAGTGTAAGGAGCTCCGATAAAACCATCTTCGCAGTCATTTTTATAAAATACTTTTGACTTCTCTACATTATACCATAAATTTGTTTCACATGTACCATGCTCATTAGCATAACCTGGACCTTCAGCTTCCAAGGCATCCAAAGCCTTCTGATTAGCATCCTCCTTAGAAACAGAAGAAGAGAAGCGGCCGGCTTCTACAACGTACTCTACCATAGATCCAACTTCAGTCACTTCACAATCTGTCTTTTGAAACATCTTGGATTTCCTGTCATTGTACCATTTTATGGTATTGCAAGTACCATGAGAATTAGCATAGTCTTGACCTTTGGCATTCAACTCAGCTTCAGCCTTACGGTCAGCATCTTCTTGGCTTATGGTAGAAGAAAATTGCCCGGCTTCGATCGTCATCGTAACCAAACTTCCTTCTTCGGTATCAGGATCGCAGTCGTTCTTTCTAAACGACTTTGATTTCTTGACATTGTACCATAATATGGTTATACAACGACCATGCTCATTAACCCAGTTCTGACCATTTTGCTCAATATCTCTCATAGCCTTGTCATCAGCATCAGACTGAGATATGATAGACGTGTATTTTCCGGCCTCAACAACGTACTCAAGCTCTTCCCCTTTCTCTGTCTCAGGATTACATCCTTCTTTTGTAAAAAGAGCCGACTGTCTTTTATTTCTATAAACTACCTGTTCTTTATTTTTATGAACTACCGTACATTCTTCAGATACGCTACCATCCCTGGAAGACACTCTTATCTTGACACTTCTGTTGGCACCAGTATCATTTTCATCAAAGTAAACATTAACCTTACTGTTAAGACCGCCTTCTTTCTTATCTATGTTCGCCCAACAATTATCTACTTTCATTCCTAATCCTCCATCTTAAATTTTCAGGATTTGTACTTACGTTGATTACCTCCGGTGATCCATCTGAATCAAGATCAACAACATCCTTGTCCAGGTGAATCTCCTCCTTATCCACAGACTCGCATTCAACTATTTCAATAACATAATCTTTTATATTACTTTCTATACTTAACTGCGTGCTTGTTTCATCACCCTCAATTTGTTCAAATTCCTTATCCAATTTAATGTAAGGAACGACCTTTCCAGGCTGATAAATAGGAATCAGTACACCATTTATAGTTATGTTCTCATTAACTTCATTCCCATCCTCATTACCAGGCATGGAAACAATCATCGAAACCTGGAACGTGTCTTCAAGACCCGGATCACCAGGGAAACCATAATCAAGCCTAATATCATTGACATCAATATTTAGACCAGAAGCGGTGGTAAATGCCTTTATAACACCCTTTATACCACTATCTCCTGTAATAAGGGCATTGATAGAAGCGGCGTTGGTAGTAATAAGGATCTGCTTATCTCCACCAGATATAGGGAACTCCAGCCTACTAACCGACACTTCTGTGATCTTAATACCTTTTTGCTTGAAAGTAATGGCTTTCATGCTTTCGGTATCGGACTTCTTCACAATTCGGATAGTGATCCTATCTTCCCTTCCTTTCCAAGATGGAGCATCGAAATTCATTTTATCACGACCGACACCTTCCTTCTTATCTGAGGTAAGCCAAGAACCATCATCCATCTTATATATTCTTTCTTTGCTCATAATAACCCTCCTTCATTAAAGTGTCAGTTCCCATTCAACGCCATCATCTACCACAACCTGTACCGTAGCCGTACCGCCTGTGGCTTCAAATGTTATGTCAGTAGGAATAACATCAAATATCTCTTGTACGCCAACACATCCTAAGCCGCAGATAATATCCTTAAACCATTCCTCTTTAGCGTATTTTTTAAGAACTTCTTTAAAGAACTCACGAAGCCAATCTGAATCAATAGATTCCTTAAGTATGGTTTCTATTATTTCCTTAAGCCAAGATTCGTGCATTTCCTCTTTCAGAATCTCTTTAATAAGCTCGACAATGGTTTCTTTATCTAACTTATCAGAAGGCACAGAGCCATCAACGAGATTACCCCCACATATAAATCCTTTGCATTTTTCTGCCATTTCTTATCCTCCTAAATTAACAATGGAACCCATAAGAACTATTTGCTTCTTCTCGGTACACAACCCTCACTTCAGCAAGTTCATCCTGTTGACACATATCCCGGCAGAACCTAACAGTACGACCCTGGACTTTATACATATCAGAAGGTACGACACCCCCGCAATAAGATACAAGCAAAATCTCTGCCGGATCTTTCTTTAGAACCACATGAGAAGTACCGTCAAACACTTCTGTATTGACAGATCCACTTACGTTAATAGCCCTTGAAACGTATTTAGCTAAATTAGCTAAAGCTCCGTCTAAAGGCATACCATGATACAAACCAGCTTCTTCTATAGTTTCTCCATCATAGAATATGTTAGAAGAAGGAATATTGCAATGATGCGGGCGTTCGCACCCACCATGACTGCCAAAACAACCGTTACCTGTTATTGCCATTGTTACTCAAAATATTTATTTTTTGTTTTAAAAATTCTATTTCCCTATCCTGGTATTCCATACGGCATATCATTGCATTGATTAAAGCCGTAAGATCAGATTTCTTAGCCAGACTGAAGTAGCCAGCGTTGATGCCGTCCGCACAGTACACGCAGTTCGTGCAGGTGTATCCGTCCGGGCATGGCACCGGCGTCTCGTCCACATGTGGAACATATACGTGTTTGCCACTTAAATCCTTACCAATTTGTGCACTCTTTTCCATTTTGAAGTTGTTTTTCGAGTTTTTCAACCCTTTGTTTTAAAAGCGTATTTTCTTCAACCATCCTATCCAAAAACTTATCTATGTTTTCGAAAACCAGTTCTATATTATGTATAACCTCATTATAAGGCATACCTGGAGTTAATTTGGATATGAATGTCTTGCATCCTGTATAATGAATGCAATGATCGCTTAAATGACCATACGGGCAATCGCATTCTTTTGGAAGAATCTCGCAATTGTCCGTACAGTCATTACATGGATCAGACCCGATGCAAATATTAGATCTCAGAATATCAGGTCTGTCATCTTTACAAGTATTACACGTATTCATGACTTATCTTTTTTTTGGTGCAAGATAGCAATTTTCATCCACACCATCACAAAAGAATGTCAATCTATGTATTCCAGACGGTTAGTACTGCCCTTAAAAACGTATCCACATCTGTTTTCTATCTCTACATCAGTAATAGGAAGAATAGCATCTTTGCCATAAGTAAGTTCACATTTTGAAATAAAATTTACTATACCTTGATAATTACCGTGAAATTCCCTTGCAAGTTTCCTGCCTGTAGGAATCCCGTCTTTATTCGTTTCAGGAATGCCTATCAAGCACTTTATCCAGTTCGGCTCATTCTTATTATTGCTTCTTATTTCATAATTTATGATATCAAATACAATACCTTCAAGGTTTTTGACATCAATATTGTCCGCATCCATTTTCTTATCAATACGGATCGTACTTGTTAAATCTCGTAATTTCATGATACTTTCTATTTTAGACATTAATGAATAACTATCACAGTGTTTTAAGAGACCAAAGTAAGAAGCCCAACTTTCGTTTGTAATACACTTCTTTGCGTCTTTGGCCACCCTCTCCCTTATTCTCACATAACCTTTATTGTGTTCGGATACACCTTTGTTGTTACGGTGGAAAACATACCCGCAAAAATCAAGAGGTTTATCCATGTCTGTTATAATACAAGTATGCCTTTTAGATCTTATCTTAAGCTCATACCACCAATAATTCTTAATCCTCCATTTGGTAGTATTAGCATCCTCCTTAGTATAAAAAGCAAGGAAATTATCATCAGCATACCTCAATGAAAAAGGAGCCATTCTCTTTACAAGATTATCGAAATCTTTCATAAGGAGATGATGGATAAAAGGACTTGTAGGAGTACCTATAGGTAGCTCTCCAGATACAAAGCTTACGTCTATTACAAAATCTATAAACTTTTTATTTGAAATAAAGTTCTTAAGCACTTTTCTAAATACCTTATCTTTTGCATGATTGTAGCATTTACGTTGATCTATAACCAAGCAATACTTCAAATCAAGTCTATCATAATAAACATGCTTCATCTTTTTAATAAGAGACTTCGATTTAGACGATGCTGTTATGCCAAATCCTGGCTTGCAATTAAGACCATTCATATTATCCTTCTCATAATACAAAGGACCTAACTTTACTAAAACAAGATGCTGATAGATTCTGGTGGTAAGGTCCGGACTGTTTATTTCACGAACCTTACCATTCTTGTTTTCTTTGATAAGTTTGCGATATTTGATTTTGCTAACATAAGTACCATCTAAATACCATTCATACAATTTTAATGAATTACCATCAAAATCAGAATTGAAATTAACAACATCATTCTTTTTAGAATGGTTTTTAAATGCTGCTTCGCATGCTTCTCTAATATCATCCAAACTTATATCTATATAGTTTGAAACTGATTTCGGTTGTGGGCTAATGACGGGCTTACGACCGTCGCGCATCTCTATCATATTTTTATCATATAATCTCATACGCTTGTCTTTTATTGATTCTCCACTCCTGGGAAAGATTAAAAAGAATATACCCATTTTTTTTAGCCCACACAGGGCAAGGCCGCAATTGTTGCGATTCGTATTAGAAGTGGCGTTATTCGCATTCAGATTACGAGGCGAGCAATTACTGTTGTTCGCATTACCGCCGAAACGAGCAGCCAATTCTTTTTAACCTTTTTCTCAACCGTTATTTGCTATTTCAGAGGTCAGATCCCAATGTAAGACTTGTTAGCAGACTAACGGATTTCATTGAATAGCTTTTTTATTGTTTATAATGTTAACTATCTCTGTTGTCTAATGACGTTGCAAACGTATGTATAATATTTTATAGCTACAAAACAATTTGTATTAAATATTTTAAATTTTTGTTTTGTAGCTATAAAATATTATATTAACAAGATACGGCTGCTCCGTAAGATAGTATAAGGCTGCGCCTTAGCGCTGCGCTTATGATGGCTGCGCCATCAATGGGTTGCACCCATTAAACCTGCGGTTGACTGACGTCTAATAACAACTGGGCAAGGCCGCAATGGTAGCGATACGTATTAGAAGTGGCGTTATTCGCAGTCAGATAACGAGGCGAGCAATAACTGCTGTACGCATAACCGCCGAAACGAGCAGCCACTCTACTCCTTAAACCGATAGCTGAAGCCCAGTAGCAATTGTCCCATGTATAAAAACATTCTCCTGATCCGATACCTCCGCCTTTTTTATCTTTCCATCCAGTATAAGGAATACGGTGTAAAGCATAACCATCTCCTAAATTTTGGGTAGTTGCCACCTTTTTGTATTTGGACTCAAAATCAAAAACCTCACCATTATTTATAGTAGACCTTTTCTCATATGTCCATTTCTTTTGATCTGGCTCTATATAGATATCAATAGTATTACCTATACGAGTAACATTAGGATCATTTAAACAAGTCCCTACCTGTTCGTATCCCCCTCCACAATATCTAAAGACATCTCCAGACAAATTCATACCGTCGTATAAAGACATCCTTAAAATAATTTCCAAATCAAATTCTGCTGGTTCGTCATTTTCATCTAAGGCTGATATGGTACCAGTCATTTCCTTAAACACAATAACATTCATATGACCTTCAGCCATACTCTTGGCTCCCTGGACGTTCTTATACCAGTATTTTCCTCCATAAAAATCAAACTCTGATCCTTCTTCTACGCCTGTCTCAAATGCAAAAGAAGCCGCCATCTGGCTTTCCATGCACTGTTCTTTAGGATATTCTGAATTTATGAGGTAAGAAAAATAAGTTTTTTTAGTAGGTTCATAATGTATAATAGAAGAATTTGTAGCCCATGATCCATACAACCACGTCTCTTCTCCTTTTTTACGACACTTTACACCTCCGTATTTGCGATAATTGACATCATTACCTACTCCGGAGTTACTTGATATCCCTGATCCAAAAGTATCCGTATTAACCAAGTATTTAGTACCGTACAACATTTCAAGGTGTATGATATAAGCATTCAAGGTCAAAAACCCACCTTCAGAAAAAGGATAAGAAGATTCAGGATCTACGTTATTAGCCCTCGAATACTTAGCTATCTTGATTTGATTTACATCATTGCATCTCGGATAAGTTCTTCCATTTAAAAACATTGTGCAGGCGTTACCAACTCCGGCTCCTGATTTACAATTTATTTCTCCTTCATACAAGAAAAAGAAAGATCTTGCCTTGGAGTCTACTGTACATACCGGTCCAGGAGATAAGGCCGTGGGCGGCAGAACAGGGCACGTCTGGCGCAGGTCAAGTCCGTCCAGCATAGGAACCGTGTCCGCGTCGTACACACCAGACCATATTTTCCCGCTTTTACCAACTACCTTATCAACTACGTACAGGCTCTTGCTACATCCTAAGAATATACTATAATTCTTTGAAGTAGTCTCCCAAGGTCTTAAAATCCTTACCTCTGATCCTGAAGCATTATAAAGTTTTTGACTAATGCCATACTCTTCATAAAAAGCCTTAGCGTCAAATGCTCCGGCATCACAATACTTATTTTTATGACCGTTATCCAAATACAGTTCCACATCGCATTCGGCTCTCATTTCCTCGGTTATGCCTACCGTAGGAGCAAAATCTCCGTTTTCAAATCTAAGGAGATTGTTCTTACGAAGCTTTCCGACCGGACGTACTTTGTCTCCGGTATTTTGAGTCATGTCTATAAGGTAAAAATCCCAAGAAGGGAGAAGGCTTTTGTCGCCAACTGATTCCGTGGCTTCTGGAGGAAGCTGATCCTCAGCCCAAGCGGATGCCGATCCTGAAGCACCTTCTTTAAGAACGTTGAAAGTGTTACCATCAGACAAAACAAAAGGCTCAGATTCCTCCCCTTTCTTCGATAAAAACTTTTCCCTTTTACCAACTTGATTAACGACGATGTTCTTCTTAGCCTTATTCCCTTCATCGGAAATAGTGTAATTCAAAGTCGTATCAAGACCTTCATTTATTTCAGAAAACACCGACACCAGTTTATCATTCTCGCCTTCTGTCGGATTAAATTTTACGTTGCTCATTTCAAAAATCAAATTGACATTTATCAACAACAGGCTCACATTTGGTATTTTCATTAACCCATTTCATGCCCTCTTCTTCCAGTATCTTCTTAGCCTTTTCATTAGCATCATCAACGCTAATAAAAGACGTTACGGTACCGGCGTATATCCTCCTGTATTTCTCAGGAGCCTTCCATCCTTCCTTACAACGTTTACTAAACCAGCCATGCTGATCTTCGTTATAATAAACAGTCTTGCATACCCCAGATTCGTTGGCGGCAGCCTGCCCTTCTTGATCAAGGATCTTCGCAGCTTCGTAGTTGGCTATTTCGGTACTGAACTTAGACCATACACGCCCGGCCTCTACCACGTGATGTGTGGGTTGTTCTTGTTTTTGACCATCAGGACAATCATTTTTAAAGAAATCCCCTTCCTGTCTTGTGTTATAATATACCTCGCAACAGCCACCTACTTTATTAGCATACAACGGACCTTCTTTCTCCGCAAACTCTTCCGCTTTCCTATCTGCATCATCTTGGCTTATATCCGAACAAAATTCAGCCTCATGAACGATAAACGTTTCTTCAGAACCAAGATCTTCCGGACAGTCCGATTTCTTGAAAGCTTTTCTGTATTCTTTGTTGTAATACATCTTTTTCATGACAAGATCTTATTAAGTTCTTCTTTAAATTTCTGAATCTCGTCCGGGCACAACCCGCATTCCCCCTCACATACGATTCTTCTCATACGATCTATTTTAAGAACCATATCCATATCAGGCTTAATACCTACCTTATACTTATGATATTGTAGATACTGATCAGCCTTACATGCTATAAAACGATCAGCACACTCACATAAGTAAGATGAAGGGAAAAGAATTTGCTGTGTACTTCCGGTAGCTGCCATGTCACTTCACGGTAAAATACCTGGCGTATTCTTTATTTATATATTCAGAATAAGTAGCAAGATCATCAGGATCCGGGCACCCGTTCTTCAAATTAACAATCCAGCCTCTTACCAACTTTTGAATATCAGCATATCTTTTACTTACACCCCCTACAAACCTAAATTTTCGATGAAGGTCTATGATTTTCTTGTCCAAGACAGCAAGTTCATCATATTTCTGAATACAAGCCGCATTAGAATCAGCTTTAGGTGTCGTATTCGACTGAGGCTTTATAGCCCGACTTTTATTAACAGAAGCGATGTTGCTTCTTCCGCATCCACATCCCATAATTTATTGATATTTAATTAATTATATTTTACAACCACAATTTTCACAATTATTGAGAACATAAATCAATTTAGATGCTTTTTCATATAATTGTTTTACGTTTTCAAAATTCCCTAATCTCATATTAGCTTCAGCCGCAGCCAGAAGAAACTCTATTTCTTTTATTTTGTCAATAACGTCATCATCCTCATGATCACATAACACAGTTGACCTGGCCCATATCTTATCTATGTTAAGACGGATCAGGTCTGTTTTTAAATACTTTCTGTTAAATGAATAAGATGAAGGACTACCTTTTATGGTAATATCGTATATACCATCTTTTAGGTTTTCAAAATCATTTCCACGACCGGGATTTATGCCAAGGGTTTTACTGTTGAATACATTCAGCTGATTCTTACCAAGATAATAAACATACTTATTCTCATCTTCAGGTGGTACAATCTCTATAATAGCCGGTCTGTCTGCCAATATCCCCCATTCCGACTGATCGGCTATGCGAAGCGTTTTAGGGTTGTTTGTACTTACAACCTCAAAATCAAGATGGATGTTGTTCATGCTCTCTTCCCACCCCATTCTGGTAAGGGAATCATCGTATCTGGCTGTTATATCGGCTCCCTCTACCTCAGTGCTATTAACACGTACCTCAGTACCATTTATCTTGACTCCTACTATTTGGGCTACCAACGACTTAGCCATACCAAACATAGGAACAATGATTTCCCCGTTGTAATCAGTTCCTTCATTTGGATACTGTACTACTTCCGTCTTGTACAGACCGTCATTTCTTCTGGCTACTATTCTAATAACCATCTGATTTTCTACATCATAATCGGTCATTACTATCCTGACATAGAAAATGTTATTTCTTATCTGTGGTAAAATATCGATATAGTTCATACCTTATCTTTTTCTACAAAGATAAGTAAATGAGGTGATAAAAGTTTAAACTATTGGACATTAAATAAAAGGTGAGGTGATTATCACCATATCCGATAATAGACCACAGCGCCTAAGTAGGGGGAGAAGCCCTCGCGCCCAACCCCATACCCCGCCGCCAGTCCTATGCCCCAGCGCCGGCTCTTTTCGTATATTATTTCTTTTTTGTGGTAGATGATCATCGTATCCAAATTGGGTCTGTATCCGCTTATAACAGCCCGATAATCATCTGTGCTGTATGTTTTTCTTTGTATTGGAATATTAATGTAAACAGTGTCTTTTATCGTATCTTTTTTAACTATAGCATCCATAGGGAAAGGTATCTCTACCTCCCCTACGTCAACTATATACTGAGGCACAGGAATAGGATGGATAACGGTGTCTATTACCGTATCTATTTCTATATCATGTATTATCTCCTGATTCTTGCATGTTTTACCAAACAAGAAAGACATAAAACACAATAGGAGAACTCCTAATACATGCCCTACCCTCATTTTTTGCAAACACATTTATTACCCTCCTTTTTATTATCTAAAAGATCTTGTATTTCACCATTTTTTATACCTTCTTTTAACTCTTCTCCAAATGGAACTTTTTGCCACCAACTCACTTTGCTAAAGAAATATTTAACGCCTTTTACTATCATCAAATCAGGTGCAAGATCACCAAAACGCTTAAATGCCATTCCACCATATAATATTAAGGCGAATATCGTAATCCACTGGAGAAGCATATCTATAAATTCTGGAGATTTATGACCTCCCATAGACATAATAAGATCCATTCCGGATATGGTAAACAACCCGAAAGAGCAGGCCGCGAACTCAAGAAGGATTTTCAAAACTCCCATTTCGCTTATGCATGTCAATATCTTAAAAGGCCTCTTTCTCTTTCTTCGGATATAGCAGTGTTTGATACTTTTTATAGTAGCTAACAAAAGATTTATAGCTAATATAAACAATATAGAATATATAAGGTGGTGAATCTCCTGGAAATTCATCCACAATGCTGATAATCCGGAAATGAGAAAAGCCCAGAAACTTTCTAAATTCATCCTTCCTACAAATCTGTAAGCCATATTAGAACATAGTTACTTTCTTGCTACTTCCAAGAGAGTCATATACGTCAATATGGACCCAATTGGTACCTGATTCTAATCTAATAGGACAAGGAAGTAAATCCTGCGACTGAATTATTTTATTCCTTGCCTCCTCTGCCGTCATACCTTTAGCATCGAAATCGATGGCTGCCCCAAGCATATGAGGACTGATATACAACGACCCTGATACGGTCTTTGATTTTACTATATCCGAGATATTGTTCCTAAACCCACGCTCATCAAACCTTCCGCCCGACTTCCAGGTATTAACCGTCATCGGAGTTTTCAAGATGTCTTTCCTTAAAACCAGTATCGTGTGAAGCAATTCAGTTCTTAAATACCTCCAGCAAAGATCTTTGTCTCTACCGTACTCTTTAGGACCAACTAATTCAACAATACTAAAATACTGACTCAATTCTTTTATAATATCTTTTCTTTCCATAACTTAACCTTTTTCACAAAGATAATCATAACCTTACCAAATATTAAAATAAGCAGAGTTTGGATTAAAGAAAAACCCCTGCATAAATAAATATACAGGGGCCATCCATAACATTAACAACAAATTACGACCTAAACAACCCTTACATATCCGGCTGATACAAGATCAGCAAGATTTTCATAAGCTAAAGGAATGCCTGAATCTCTTATGCAAAGATACTTTATTTCTTTATCAATATAATACTTTCCGTTCTCTAAAATAGAATTATATACCCAAGGAATAGGATCGTCTATCGTACCTGAATGCTTTTCCTGAACAACCATATACAGGCTTTCAGCTCCACCTCCCTGACCAGGAACCCAATCGGCTTGGAGATTGTGATCTTGCCTTACTTCAAACAAAGTCCAATCCAAATCAGAAGGTTTGTTTTTGCTACGGAGACGCTGCCCTTTTACAACAGCCGTTCCCATAGGAAGACCTTTGTCGCCGTAAACTCCATCCTTATCCCAAATAGGGTACAATCCCTTTATCTTAAGAGCAAGATTCTGATCAGTATTTTCCAGCATAGCCGGCGTATTGATCATCGCCCTCATATACATAGCTGTAGCCTTCTCAGGATCATTGGCTTCAAGGATCTTATTTTTTTCTATTATCTGATCCTTTGTCCTTACTAACTTTTCAGGATAGCCTTCATCCACTTTCATAGACTCAACTTCACTCCTGTCGGTTTTAGAAGCTATTTCCTTTTCTATGGCAGCAGTACGATCATTGCACTCAGATTCATATACATGCATTTCATTCATTGCCGTATTAGCAATATCAAGCTCGTATTCTGAATCTGCTACAGATACGGTATATATTCCGCTTCCTTTTGCTACATCAATATCATTCTTTACCCTAGAACGCATATTCTCATTATACCATACAGACTTACCGTCTAAGTTGTATGTTCGAACAGAATCAGAATAAGCATATTCACGAGCTTCCTTAACTTTCTTTTCTTTGGCTATAGCAAGCAACTCTTCTTCTGTTGGTCCTGGTGGCTCAGGATCAAGCTGCATAGCAATAACTTCTTTTACACTCGCTTTAGGATTGTCTTGGTGAAACTGTTTCTGTTCTTCATCAAGTTGAACCCATTTCCCATCCAAGAAATCTTGATAAAAATATCCTACTTCATAAGAAGATGGATCCAAATCATATCCTTCCCAATAAAAACCTTTTATACTCTTATTTACATACAACATAATTCATCCTTTCTATTAAGCATTTTCACCTACTCTTATAACCAACTTATCATTGATATACCAGATACTTAATTCAATAAAGCTATTGGCCGGTATCGTAACACTGTCACCTGACATGCTCTGGAACTGGCCAGTAGTAGGAAGCGGCTGCGTAATGTCAGAACTGGTAGTGTTGTTGACACGAACCTGCCACTCTCGTCCTACATCTGATGATGATACGGACATAGATAAAGAAGTGGCAGCAGATACATTTGCTATAATATTATGACGACCTTTAGGAAGATTTTCCAATGTTGTAACAACAGAAGGATCCATTGTCATAAATTTTAAAAAATCAATGTAATAACCATAAATATCATAATTAAAATCATCAACTGTAAAACTTTTATCCTCATTTAATATGATAAACCTATTGGCTAATTCCAACACATCCCTACTATAAGAATTTGAAATAGAATTTAATGAAATATTGTAAACAACAGAGGATTCAATTGTTGTTTTATATATCGTTATAGGAGTAATTGAGCCGTCAATTACTCCTAAAATAATCTTATTCTCATAAGCCGAAACAACGCTATTATAGACATCATCACTTACGGTTCCTGAACTTCCAGAAAACTGATCAAGATCTAAAAACGTCATTTCTACACCAGTACTTACCATACCAATAGATTCCAAACTCTTAACTCCTTCTGGATCTGTAACCAAAATATATTCATTATATACATTGCCAGTTTTAGTAGAAGCTAAATCATCTTTTACAAGATACATGACGTTATCAGCAGCCTCATCTACATTCGGCAAAACAGTAACAATTTGCTTTTTCCATCCAGCAGCAGAAACAGCATTATCTACGTACTGCTTTGTTATATGATCTCCCCATGTCATGTCACTAAGAAGAGTCTTGCTACCGTCTTGACTTCCGGCAGGGGGAGCCGGGATAAGGCCTCCCTTGCCCGACTCCGAACTTGTTCCAGGAGCGGCCTGCACCACATTCTCAAGTCTGGAATCAACCTCCTGGCCTTCGAATTTACTGTTATAACCTATTTCTGCCATATTTATTTTTTGTTAATTTTATCCAACAACTTCTTGACCTGGTCTACGATGTCCATCACCGCACCAACCTTGTTTTTTACGTCCTCAACCTTCTGATCGATCTTAGAATCCAAAGCCTTTAAACGATCTTCGTTTTTACGATACACTAAATACAGGGCTAAACCGATGATTGCTATCGTAAGGATATTAGCCAAAACGCATCCGATTATTATCTGAAACATGATGATTATATGGTAGATAACGCTACCACACGCTTTAATTATTCAACTTTTTACAAATATAGCAATTGTCTCAACCATAACAAGATCAAAGACGCTCGTTATTAACATCGGACACCCATTCTTTAGATGAAAGAACAGATTCAAACTCAGAAGAAGGACTGTCATATACCGGATACGGATATTGAGGATCATCATCAGCCTGCGCGTCTAAAGACTTAAATAGATGGTCATAATGCTCTACGTGTAAAATAACCTTAGAGCCGTCTACGCTCGCTCTTAGGCTACCTATTCCTAATTCACGTCTCTTTTCTTCAGATACGGAATCATATACTTCTTTTGGTATGATAATGAATTTCATATTATTTTGCTTTTAAAGTTTGTAAATAGTTGTAGGCTTTGATACAGTCGTCTTTGGAGAGGATATGATTATCATAGATACCTAAATTCTTAAAAGCTATTTGTGCATAATTGGTTCCATTGCTCGCCACGAATAAAGTACCTTTATTATCAGTAAATTCCCCCACATTTATTTTTAATTCACTCCAGTTTTCATCATAACATCGTCCATCAGAACATATAGCCTTTAGAGATTTAACTGGCAAAGTTTTACCTGCTGTTCTAAACACGATCTTAATGGCTTCGGGTTGATTAAAAATGTGAATCTGAGGATGGATTGATAAACCAGCATTAACTGAAGTTTTAGAGAATAATATCCATTCTCCTACTAATGTAAAATCTTTTGATATAGTTAATCCTACTGCTCTACCAGTATCATCCACCCCATCAGTAACCAGGTAGCCTTCGTATTCGGGTATTTGCTCGATGGTGACATTGCAGGATTCAAAAGCTTCTTCAAATCCAAAACCATACCAACCATATTGAGCAAAAATGATTTTGTTGATATTGTTAATACCATTTGTTAGTTGCAATTTATCACCTGTATCAAACTTACCAAAATATAATTTAGGCATTTCATCAGTTAAACCTGTTACTTTCACTTTAGATACAATATGAAGTTCTTCGCCAACCGTTTTTACAATCTGACTCCCCCAAAAATTAGATGCAGACCCCTTTAATACAATTTTAGAGTTAGTTACTTCTGTAACTGTATTCCAATCCTGAAAGTTTTTAAAATTCCAGAAGTAACTTCCATACCCGCTCCCTTCTGCAAACCCAAAATTCGACAGTACAAGATCATTATCATTGCCTGTAATGTTGGCAATAGTAGCACGATCTTCGTCCTCGTTGGTTTTGCCTGTTACCGTCCAAGCCTGATCGAAGAATAACCAAGGATAGGTTTTGACGAAGTAGTCTTTGATCTTGGTCAGTTCTTCTTCGGTGGCATCGTGGTCGAGAATGACTATTTCCCAAATGGCAGCATTGGCATAATTACTTAATTGGCCAAAATAAGTTTTACAAATACACAGCTTATTAGAAGATTTAGATGTTCCTTTTTTTATTATTTGACCATTGTAACTACTTGATGTTTGCCATGTAATAGGGTTATTACCATCAATATATACATCTGTAAAACTATTATAAGATCCCGTAACGTCATTTACATTTTCATCCTTCCTATATTCAATTAAAAAAGCGCCTTCATCATTTGTGTCAAGATTTGATATTAAAGGTCTTTTATATTGAGTTGCATCATATCGTGTTATCCAATTCCTCAATGCAATAATACTATATCCTTTTTCTTTAGGCAATAATGGCAAGTTGTCACATCCCGCCCAATCGTCTACTCCGTCAAAGACAAGTGCACCGGGATAAATATCACTAATACCCGATCCTTCCTTCCAAGCGAAATTCTTCATTTGCAAATCATGCCCATTACCTGTCTTATCTACCCATACAGGATTGGCAGCCATCTGCTCATTAGTAAGACCTAATGCTGAATAACGAGCTACAATTCCTTCTATATCAGGAAAAGAATCCACTCTACATGGTAAGTCTGATATCATTTTAGCATACTCTTTAAAAGGTATGGAAGTAGGTACATCATACCCTTTGGATATAAGGGCTTGCCTTATATCCTCTTTGGTATTTATAATCCTCATTAACTTGTCCGATATAGTCCCCATCACACTTCCTCCCCGTTTATGTAATCCAATACCGAACCTATATCTCCGATGTCCGATTTTATTGACTCACCTTGAGAATATATTTCAATAAGTTTCTGATATAAGGTATTATCCCCTATACGATTATTATCTGTAGCCTGCTGCTCGATCTTAGTTATCGTATCAGGATCTTCGTACTTAGTACCATCAGGACCATACCATTCATCCGTTAAATTAGTGTATTTATGACGGACTGGAGTCGGTATAGACTCCAATGTTATTAAATAACATTCGTTACAACTCATGACAATAAGATTTAATGGTTACAACAATTGCATCTACAAACCGTCTTTACATAGCCAGCAGGAATAGCAGCCAGCGTCGTCCCTACGGCTATCGCCGGGTCAGTGCTTTCCATAACCGTCAGTGCCATCTTGTCTATGTCAAGATCGTTGTTGTAAACTATTTCTCCCTCTACGTAAATGCTGCCTGCATCAGAACCATAGCAGTCTTTTACCTGTCTTATATGACGTTGGGTAGCAGACGCAAAATCGCACTCGATACTCAACCATCCTACCGGTATCTGATCAATATTGGATCCAATATTGTAATCAGGATCGGTTGTTTTAAGGACCATATGTCTCAATTCCCTTGTATTTCCGTATCCGTCCATTGTTATATACGTCCGGATCTGAACCTTTCCCTTTTCCGTCTTATAACAGTTTTCTACTATTTCTGTATCGGATGTAGTAGCATCAGGGAAATCACAAACAATACGCTGCCATCCTTCTTGTATTTTATTGAATGTGGCACCTCTTTGTATATCAGGATCGGTTGTTTCCATAACAATAAGATACTCGTCCCGGACTCCTATTATGCTATCTACCGACCTATATCCTCCAAGATGTATTTTACCACCAGGAGTTGTATAGCATTCATCTACGGACATGATATGCCTTTCCGTAAGATCAGGAAAGTCACATTCGGTTTTCGTCCATTCATTAGGTATCTTATCTATTCTCGTCCACTGAGGATAAGCGACGTCCGTTGTCTTAACGATATAATAATACTGTTCCCTTACACCAAGAATAGCATCAATAGCTTGATAACCTTTTATATTGACCTTACCACCATCTGTCTTATAACATTCGTCCACTTCAACGATTTCCCGGTCTGTCATATCTGGAAAATCACATACCATCCTCACCCAATCTTCGGGTATGGAATCCAATACGGTCCCTACCTTAATATCAGGATCAGTTGACTGAAGGACAGTATAAACCTCTTCCCTGGATCCAAGAATATTATCTATGGCTATCAAGCCTTCTACCTGCACTTTCCCTTTTTTAGTAGTGTAACATTCAAGAACATAAGTTACATCTCGTTCTGTCATGTCAGGAAAGTCACAAACCATTCGAACCCAATTTTCTGGAATTAGCTTAAAAACATGCCCGGCAGGGAAATTATCGTCAGTTGACTGAATAACAGTATAGATAGATTCTCTAATGCTTATCTTATCATCTATGGCTTCCAATCCTTCTATTTCAACCTTACCATCCGGAGTCTTATAACATCTACTTACAAACGTAATATCACGTTCCGTCATATCAGGAAGATCACAGTCGATCATAACCCATTCATCTGGTATCTTAGTAAGAACCTTACCTACCGGATTATCCATGTCGGTACTGTCGGTAATTCTATGGGTTTCTTTAAGAACATCCATCTGATCGTTAAGAAGATACCAACTCCATACTTCAACCTTTCCACCAGGTGTACGGTAACATGTTTTGAAATCTTTGATAACTTTCTCAGCTATGTTAATCCACTCCCATTCGGTTGTGGCCGGAATACCAGAAACAGGATGCTTCTTGCCTTCTTCGTCAAGATACCAATAACAGCCATTTAAGGACACAACCACTTGGTAGATTTTGTCCCCTATTTTTATACCGGATTTGCTGTCATCTACCGGTTGGGAGGAACCCCATTTTCCAACTATGTTGGTTATTTTGTCAATGCCCCTACCAAAGGCACCGGCTAAAAAATCCACGCCATTCATATGAAACTAACTTATTTCAAATTGTTTTATTACAAAAAGGGGGTGGAGGACCAGCCTCCTCCCCCTTGGGATATATAGAAAAAAGGAAAATCAAATCTTGCATGGCTTGATATTTGCCGAAGCAGCTAACAAGTCCATAAGGTCTTGAATACCTTCGTGAGCGCCATACGGTACATGGAAGTGTACTGTAATATGATCATCAATTACCCTACCGAAGCCGTTAGAGTAACGTGCCGGCTTCAATGTTACTGAATAATCAGCATACGGAGCCAACAGGTCTAAGCGGGTTTCTTCGTTGGTAAACATACGTTCCATAAGTTCTTGATGAGTCTTACGGAAGTCGAAGAACATACGTTGTTCGCGTTCCTTATCAAGCAATTCAGCTCCAAGGTGAGTGCGCGGAGCCCAGTGCTGTTTGTATTCTGTGTGGATCGGGTTGAAGTACGTGCTGATAGCCTCACGTTGTTCATCCGGATAACCACCATTTACAGCAATACGAACAGATCCTTCCTGGAATGTCAGACGGTCAATCAAACAGTCAGACGGAGAAATCATATAATCTATACCACGGAACAAAATACCGCATTTGCAATTCTTAGGTAACGGATCGGCAATAATTGTACTATCACCAGCTACAGCACCCAAACGTTTCCAATTGCGTCCACGATAAGATTCTGGGGCTTTCGATACAAAGAAATCTTTGAAAATGTCATCACATTCGTCACAAACCATATTAGTTACGACCGTTGTTTTAAACTTGTGTTGACATCCACCAGGTGTACCATAATCTTCGATTGTCAGATACGGGAATGCCGCCTGTAATTCTGCTTTTGCACTACCACCACATTCATCATCCGGCAACGTGATTTCATAAGCTTCTTTCGAAATCTTACAAGAACCACATGCTTCCCAGCTAACAGTAGTAACAGTAGGATTACTACACATATCTGCTGTTTTAGCAACGAACGTTACTGTGGCTGTCGGATTAGTTTCTACAAATGCATCGATATCAGCCTTCGTCAGTTTCTTGCTTACGGCCACAGTGTACATACCTACTCCGCCATCTTGGGCTGCTGTTTTCTCGGCAGTGCTACTAACGGCATTCTTAATGCTTTCTACTACAGTAGACTGATCAACACCATCATCCTCTAACGTTACGGCATAGATCAAACCGCCATCTACCTTAGTATATCCTTCAGGACACTCTTCGCAGCCTTTCATAATAGAAGACAGCTTTTGAGTATAATCAGCAGGCTTACCGCCTTCTTTCATCACCTGATATTTAGATGTAGAAAGATGACGTCCAACTCTCTTAATGTCCAAACCAGGATAAGCGGCCTTAAGTTGAGCCAAAGCATAAGCATCGCCAGTATCACACATCTCCATACAATAGAAATTCATGTCTGTTTCTACCGGAGCTTTTTCCAATTCATCACAAGAATGTATAGGATGGATTTCAACAAAGTCACCTACCTTACCACCACCTGCAATAGGCTGATTCTTAATACGTTCTATTGTTTTCAAGATAGCGGCCAAAATATCAACATCTTCGCAAGGATCACATTCTGAGCACATATCCTCACGACCTGGACAGTTTTCGAAAATAATGTAATCATCGATATTCACCTCACCCATCGGATAACCACGAAGCTCGAACAAACGTCCTGTCAGCTTAATATGGATAGGAATACGATCGCCTTTTCTTGCTGTAATAGCGGTATTGTCGTCAATTCCGTTATAACCGAAAATAACTTCATCTACTTTAATTTCTTTGCTCTTCGGAGCAGAAGCATACACTTCTATAATTTCATCAATAGCAAACGTAGGTGTAGAGAATGATTTATCATCAGATACACGGTCGTTCACCATCTCATTACGTCCGATTCTGATCTGGAAACGTTGTTCGTCCTTACGATAACCCTTCAAATCAGTCAACGCTTTCAAACCATCTTTAGTCTGCTCACCATCCAAATCATAGATAGCGATCTGACCTTCTTGAAGCAACAAAGAATCTACGTCCGCCAACTTAGCGTGCGGAGGACAGATAATATGTCTGTCATACGGTTTATGGATAGCCATAGCCTTATAATGTTTTAAAATTAATATTCTGTTATCTGCATCAAAAATAATGATAGTCATATAAGCAACAAAAACGATTAGAGATTAATTAATTTCTAATCGTTTTTGATAATATTTAATTCAGAGTATGCCTTCCTTCTGCTACAAAGGAGATTGGACGTTGTTTGAATCTATTTGATAACGTCCGTATTCGCTTTCATTCAAAGCAAATTGCTTTTCAATCATGTTAAGGATAATACCAATTAATTTGTCATCTAATTCAGGATCTATATCGGTTGAATTAGAACCATCAGATTTGATATATCCTTCGATGTCAACTTCCTTCGGATATCGGTAATACGTAAGATAAACGGTGTCTACATCAAAACCAGACTTGTACACCCTTACCGAATCTTCGCCTATAGTGTAGAACGTTTCCCTAAAATCAAAATCAGGTTTGTTAAAAAAGTCGGCAAGAAGCTCATGCGGGTTTTCGTTCTTAGCCTCCCACATGGTAAAATCAGTGACCGTGCATTCACCTTTGGTAAATACGCCTGATATGTTTGAAAAAGAAAAGAAATCAGAAGGCAATGAAAACAAAGTGCTTTCAGGATTATCTTTATCTTCTTTCTCATCAAGTTCTTTTGAGTACACAACCAACTTTTGGATATAACGTATATCCTCTTCGTTTTTCTTATCAAGGATATAACGAACAAGGCGGTTTTGTTCGTCATTAAAAAGCTGAACAAAACGTGCCTTGTCAAGTTTTATACCACCGTTGGTCATGTTTTCTTCAGCCTTCTGTAAGGCCCGAAGATAACAATCAACAATTTTCATAAATTACTCTTTTTTATCAGAATATTGGTCAACATCAAAACCTTTTTCGTCTTCCTTTTTCTTCTTGTCAGACTTAGCGCCTTCTATTTTTTTATGCTTGTTCTTTAAATCATTATATGCTTCCAGAACACGTGACTTGGTTTCTAACATCGACTTATTGGAAGCAAGAGCCATAGATGCAGAGATGGCGTCGGCGCCCAGGAGCTCGCCATTCAGATACAGTCCGTCGGTGTTGACGGCGACAGCCAGTCCCTCAACCATTTCCCTAATCATACGATGGAGTTTGATCACCTGCATTCCCTCAGAAGATTCATCATCAGACAAGAACCTTGAGCTTGCTTCTTTATACATGTCAACGTTCGTATTCTTAGCATCAATCCAATTAGTGAATATGTATTGAACCATACTAGGATCAAGCTCTACGCTATATATAATGTCAAGATACAAAAGCAGATCGTAGATACTTTTCCTTTCAGCCTCGGATCCTTTCAGTTTGTTCATGAACTCGTATAAAATATCAGCCTTATCAATCTGACGTTGTTTCCTAATATCTACGGCTGTAGTTTTGTCTTCTACACAATAATAAGATTCTACATACATCGGATTACCATCTTCCTCTTTAGGAGTAAGAGACTTGGATAAAATGGCTATATATAGCTCAAATAAATCACGGATATCATTAGTGTAAAACAAACGACCATCATACAAGTCAATTCTGTAAGAATCCCAGAAATCGAAGTTCTTTTGATCAAGATCCTCATTGACAGTCTCTTCAAACGGATACCGAATATTCTTAATACGCATATCCATTTCATCTTTCCTATCTTCAAGTGAGTAACCTTTATAACATGCTGAATTGATAAAGAAACCAGTATCATACACCCTAAGATCCTTATCCCATCCACAACAAGATACTGTCTTGTTTCCAGGGAAAGGAGTTTTGGAAATACCTCTTTCCTGATATCCGGAAGGAGCTTCTTCATCCATCTTACCTGTTATAACATAAATAGAGTCGGAATATATTCTCATTCCTCCTACGGTAGCCAGCAGTTTCTTGGACTCATGGCTTTCTTCAAAAATCTTTTTTCCCATTTTTATATATCCTTAAAAAACAAAATTTGCGGCCGGTTTTAAATCCGACCGCAAGTTAATACTAAAAGTTATGATCACAAAGAACTCGGTAACAATTCAATTGTTACGAACCGGCTGGTATCTTTTACCCAACAAGCCGATACAGAGTGGCACCAGAATTGTTCTGACATACGAGGATGGCTGGATACAATTTCTTGAGCCGATACTCTGGACGACCATCTACCTTGTTCGTAACCCCACCACATAGAACCGATATCAGGCTTAACGTAGAATACGTTGCTGTTGATATTGCCAATACGAGCTTCGGATGAAGCAGGGATGCCAGCGAATGCGTTAGAGTATTCAGGAGCGGTCAAGTCTTCCATAATACATGAATATGATGTGATAGGAGTCATACCGTCTACCAACTGGCTTCTATCTACCATATCAACGTAATCCAAAGAAGGTTCGTGTTCTACAATGACCTTACCAATACCCGGAATAGTAACACCCTTGATCTTTACAGTTCCTAATTCAAGAGCATCGTTTGATCCTGTTACCGGATTATTGATAATACGTTCTGTACCCATAAGCGGAGCCAAGGCGCCCAATTGAGAGAAGAACTCATCACGGAAGATTTCAACGATGTTCTTGTAGGCCATAGCACCTACCTTGAATTTCATTACACGATTTTCAATCGGCATATCGCTACGACCACGGAAAATATAGTCAGCAGCAGCCAGGAAGTGTTCGCGCTTGATACCGCCCGGACGTGCATATGAGATAACAAAACCACGGCGAAGTTGATGGTACAAACCTTCGTTTTTCATCAAAACACCATTATGACCCTTGACTCTACCTCCACGCATGAACATAAGTTCGTATGCTTCCATCTTAGCCAACTCAGCCAAACAAAACAAAGATACTGTATTGGCTACACGAGCTGTACGCATATCAATGCTTCCATCACCAAGACGAGAACCGATAATGGCATAACTTGCATCACCTCCTCTGATTTCAGAAAGCTGACGAACTTTTTGATAAGCCTTATCGATGAAATTCTGTGTACGTTCATCCGCATAAGCCAAAGACTTAATACCAGCGTACATAGTTGTTTCACCTTCAACACCACGGTGTCCACCAAGCGTAAATTCACAAGTCATAGAACCAGCCTTAGAAGCACCTCCTACACCAGAGAACTGAGTAGAGAACTCGCCAAGAACGTTTGTTACCTTCCAATATTTAATACCTGCACGAAGCATGTCTTTCGGGAAGTATTTAGCACGGGAACGGCCCCACAGCTTACACCAATATCTCCAGTTTTCACCTTCTTGTTTCGGAGGGCGCTCTGTGGAGATAAGAGCCTGACAACCGTTAATCACATCATAAGTAATAACATCTCCTTGTTTAAATTGTGCATTCAACACAATTTCGAAGAAGCTTTCATCAATACCAGGTTTTGCATATTTCAAAGACGTGTCTTCTACTGTAACCACCTCATACGTTTCTGATACCGGAAGATCATAACGGAATGAACCATTGATACCATTTACGGTAATAGTAGCATCCTGTTTAATCATACCCATATACATAGGCAGAGGATAGTTTGTAATGTTAGAAAACAACTCAAGCATACCCAGATGGTTCTTATCCGGATCTTCGTAGTACCAATCTTCTAAAGAGCTAAGATCGTGCTCTACGATACTTTGCTTAACGACTTTAGCGTCGGTATATCCAATCACCGTGTCACCATTCATGGTGGCCGGGAAATTTTTTGTTAAAAGTACATTAGCCATGAACGAAAAAACTTTTTAATCTTTTTTAATCTATACTAATTTCATCGAACTTCACACCTTGAACTTGATCACCTTTATCATCTACCGGAGCTACCCTCTTGTCTTTATTTGTGTGGCTGATGAGCTTATAAATCTTCTTTTTCTCATCAACTACAGCTTGATTTGACTTCTGTTTTACGAACTCACCTGGATTCATAAGAAACATAATCAAATCTGGCGCTTCTTCCGGATTCATCATCATCTCCCTTACCCTATTAAATGCTTTGGTAATTCCGGGATTCGATTCAGAAGGTTTTAGGGCAAAATCAAGAGCTTTAGATACCATAGTGTCATTTAGCTGATACTTTGCCTGGATAGAAGACTTAAGGTCTTTCTTATACCTTCTAAAATCTTCTGCATCCTTCGCCTTCTTTTCGGCAGCCTCTTTAGTACGTTGCTGGATAATATCATCCATTCTCTTATCAAGCTCAGCCTTATACTTTATAGCCTTTGCTTCAACATACTCTTCACCTTTATTGATAATGCCTTTGAAAAACTCATCAGCTTCATCTTTAGGCAACCCAAGAAGATCAACATAATGGCGAACGATCTTTATCTGATCTGCTTTGTTTTCAATGTCAAGCTTTTCTATCGGAGCGACATTCGTATCATATTGCTTAAGAATATCAACGATATTAGCGCCAGCCTTATCAGCCTGAATAAGCTTCTTGGTAATATCAGAAACAGAAGTAACATCTATCTTATCCTTAACAATATCCTCTTTCTGGCTTTCAAGGACTGTAGATAATATGTCACACAACGAATCTTCTTTACTAAAATCAAGATCATTGATAGTAATCTCTTCGCCGTTTTCACCGCTAAATACCACATCTTTCAAATCGGGAATGATCCCTCTTGAAGAAAGGGCATCCAATACTTTTCTGTAATTGACAACCGGGGTCTCTACCGGATCCTGTTTAACGTCAACCACATTCTCTTCTCCTTTTTTATCCTCTTTAGGATCAGGAGTAGGATCAACAACCGGCTCTTCTTTAATTTGAGAACCTTCTTCTACAGGCTTCTCATCTTTTTTAGTCGGTTCATTACCATTAATAGGCAGAATATCTTCTTCCCTATTATAAACATCATCAACCGGACCGATACTAAAAATATCGTCCAATTCTACTATTCCATTTTTTTCTAATTTTCCCATACTGCAAAAATATTTAAATACCTATATTTCAGATAAAAAACTTATAAGTGTTTAATCTTCACTAAAAATTAAATATCCCCAAATTTTATTAGAGATTTTCTAATGAAATTTGGGGATATTTAATTTTTAATTCTTATTGATTCCGGCTACATACCTTTTGGTGGCATCTTCCCTCGCTCGTTGAGCAAGCTCTTTGGATTTTAATTTTAACTCTTCCATTTTAATTCTCATTTCATCATCATGAAGTTTGGAATCATTTTCAATTTTCTTATCCTCTATCCTTTCCTTGCTTTCTATATCAGCTTGCCTTACGGTCTGATCTGAAACAGAAGCCAAGAAGTTGAGGGAGGTGGCGTCGCTCTTGGCGTCTGCTGCCCTGCCTGCCGCCTGAATCTTCTCTTGAAGTATCCTGTATTGACCCCTCTTGTCCTCCAAAGCAAGTTCATGCTGACGTTGCTTATCCTTCTCAGCAGCTTCAGCTTGTATCTGTTGTTGATTAAGCTGCATCTGATTCTGTTGCTGCTGTTGTATCTGCCGCTCGTTATACGCACGAGTATTTCTTGCATTCTGAATCAGCTCTACCATAGAATCTGATGTAAATATAGAAGCAAGATCATAAATATCTCCACCAGCAGTATTCAATTGCAACATAAAAGTTTTAAATTTCTCAAGCTCATCCCTTTTCTTGGAATTAGACAATGCCTGTACCCCAAGATGCCTTAAACTAAGACCGTCTGTACCTATGGATAAAAATGCTCTGGTTAAATCACTTTTTGTGTACATTACAGAAATATCCTTTCCTTCTTGCTGGCATTGTTGAGCAACAGCCAGATGAAGATCCAAAGCGCGTTTCTTGAAGTAACCAAAGTTATCAAAGTATATCTGTGTTTGTAACATAGATGCTGTAACGCCCTGCTGGACCCCGGTGGCAGTCTCATACCTGTTGGGGCCGTTAATTACTTGAGGCGTGATACCAACCATTTCAAAACACTTCATCCTCGACCATTCAGCAAGCTCCATTCTTGTTTTAAGCTGCTCTGTCTGCGACAAATCATAGACAGCAAACTGGTTGAAAGGGACACCGCCTTTCGTGTTTTGAGATGAGGTATCTAATGTCAGAGCACCTACAGACTTAGCTACATCAAGAAGATTAGCCCATATATCAGCCACATCTTCACCCAAATCCTTGTATTCACTTGGAACCAGATTTATATCCCCTAAGAAGAATTTACCTATCTCCTTTTCAAGAATATTGTTTATCTGATTTATGGAGAAATTATAAAATATTTGATACGGCTGAATCCTGTTCGCCATAGAAGTACCAATATATCCGGCAACGGGTAGAACAAAGTCATAGATATTGCTATCCCCTTTTATCTGATGATCGATAGGTTCTCCATCCAGATACAGGTTGTCCTGAGCGAGAGCACCTCCACTGATTTTAACTCCGTACCTTACCTGTGGAACGTAATCTACGAAATAGGTATTAATCTCCGGGTTCTCCATTTCCTTACTCATGGTCCTGGTAATTTTCTTAATACCATTTTCCTGTAAAAAGTCTTGAAGAAGCTCGTCGGTTACCATTTCAGTAGTTACTAATCCGGTCTCAGTTTGGTAGGTAATTACATACACCTGAGCCGGAGATACCCAGTATGATTCAGTTACCTGATACAAATCACTACGAACATGTTCGTCACTTAAACTCTGGGCACGGTTATAATAATTACCATGCTCTAAATTTGGCATAAATCTGGTTCTGTGATATTCGTTGCCATTACTATCGTATCCGGTATATGTGCCGGCTGGAATACCGTAATAATCCTCATAAGCTTTTATAGAAGCATAATCATTATACCCTTTCCAAGGTATTACCTTATTCTGATATAACATCCCTACACTCGCCGATTTGGATAAACTTACATAGCTCCCATTATCACCATTGTTATAAGTACCATTGAAATTATCAGCACCTCCTATAAGCTTTTGCTTGTCTTTTGCCGTAAGAAGATGCCCCCACCTTACTATAATATCATTGGCAGTATAATAATGAACACGACCAATATAATCCCCATATTGAGGATACTTGCTATCTAATGTCTTAGAATAAAACGTATTCAACGGAGACCACCTCTCCGGCTTATAATAGTCGTATCCTACATGATAATTTCTAAAGCAACGACCGGTAAGAAGATAGTCAATGAAATTCTCGGTATCTATCTCATCCATGTAAAAACGCCCCCTGTCTGCTTCAAGCGTATGAGAACCCCATATAACCTCGGCAGTCTTCCATTTTGTATTCATGAAGTTCTCTATCTCAGGAGGGGTCATAGATGCTTTCACCTCTTGTATCTGTTGAGCATAAGCCTGCTTTTCTTCTTCGCTGGAAAAATTATTATAATCCGGATCCAATCCTCTATTTAATAACTCTTGCCTAACCCTTCTGTCCAATTCCTCTCTAATGTAATTATAAAGAAGATTTTCCTTCGTGGCAGAATACTGATTCACTTCAGATTCGTCCAATCCCACTACATTATACTTGTCAGAAAGGTTGCCCAACCATCCTACAAAAGCGTTTACGATCGTACCTATTATATCATAATGACGTAAGAATGATGGAATATTTACGTTGTCCCTTATAGACTGAACATCCTTAAGATAAGGAATTACGTCTTTCAGTTCCATAAATGACAGTTTCCCTTCCATCATCCTGTAAAAATCTTTGAACTTTTGGTTCTCATCAAGCTGCTTCAAACCAATCAATTCAAGAGAATCCATAGTGGCTTTAAACCACTCCTTGGTTTTTCTCTTAGTAGGTATAGCCTGCACCGGCAACCCTGAAAATACTCCTCTGGCCGGAAAAGCCTGATCTCTGTTAAAATACTCCATGAGCTATATGTTTTTTCACAAAGATAGGTAAATTGTTCTACCTATCTCATTTTGTAAGGGTTATGTCTTCTTACCGTAAATCCTTTGACCTGTTCTATCTTCTTGCGCTCTCTCTTCTTTTGATTCTCCTTCTGAGTCGTACTTTCAGGCATATAACCCATATCATCGTAATACTTAGCCAGAAGAAGAGCGTGGCCGAAGGATATGATACGGTCGGTGTTGGTCCCAGGACCGAAGGCTATGATCTCATCAAGAAGTTCTATATCAGGGATACGGTAAATACCTTTCTGTGTTATTTCATTGCCATCATCATCATACCCAACAACAACATCCTCCCAGCAATATTGAATAACGGTATTGAAAAGCATACGCTGATTGGGAACCGTAGGAGCCAAACCGAGCTTATTGTTCTGACGGGCTCCGGCACGAATAATCTTACCGGCAAGACGTTCGCCATCTTCCAGCAACATAAGCTGCTTATTTCGTCTCGTAAGATAAAATTCATACATTCGGTCGGCATTCTCCATAAGACACTTGGCCCCATACGCTTCTTGAAGTATTTCACAATTCCTACAAAAATCATCGGAAGATGGAGGACGTGATGCGTATGATGCTACTATGCAATAAGCAAATGGATCGTTGATTTTTACATATCTTTTAAGTACATAAAACGAACCAACAGAATCAGTATCAGCCTTGTCTGATTTATAGGGGTCAAGCGATGAGACATAAGTGTAATCAAAAACACCTCCTTCTTCTGGTGGATCCTCATATATAACAACAGGAGAATCTATGTTACCACCTTGGAACGGATAATCAGCAAGCTGCTTATCACTAAAATTATACCCCATTTTCATGCCGTCTATCTGATAAATATCCACTGTTTTACCAGGCCTACCTTCTTCAAGAAGACGGCTTTTGTGCTTCAACGCATCTTCTACAGGGAACCTATTTACGTTCGTATTAAGGAAACAATCATCTATAGACAAAGGGAATGCCATTCGTTCCTGGACGTATAAAGCCCTATCCTTTTTGACAAGTTCGTCAAGACGTGATTTTATTATTCCAGTATTTTTATCAAAGTCTGAAACTTTTATTTTTATCTTCTTAAGACCGGGAGCATTCTCTACTCCAAGATACTTATCAAGAGTCGTTTCTTTCTTTTCATACGCATGAGACATCTGGGCAGGAACAAAGCATCCGGATTTACATATACGCCATGTAGGTTTAATAACTCTCTTATTTAGAATATCATAATTCATTATAATGAATCCATATTCGTCCGGAGAGTTCATGATTTTCTGGGCATCTTGAGACTTTTCTATATTACCTCCAGTTCCCGCCATCAAACAAACGCCCCTCATTCTACCATGCATCATATGAGCCGGCCTACCGGCAAGCCATGCTCCAAGCACCGGAAATTTACCTACCTCATCATATATAGACGTATATGGAGTTCCACCTGCGGTCTTCAATGAGCCTCGCGTCTTTCCATCATCAACGTTGGTGATTCTTATTCTGGCATGAACATCACGTTGGTTATTGATGTTTCTTGTACCTAAAACAACTTCTTTAGTCCAGTCGTTACCGGTCCTGTTTATAGTAAGATAAGGAGGAAGATTATCAAGTCCAAACTCAAGATACTCTCCCATATTGGCAAGGTCTTCTTTACTTGCTCCAATAACATTATGCGTCAAATTGTACGTCATTGTAGCATTACGAGCAAGAAGAGAGCTCATTATGGCCGTATTATGAGTAACGATATAATTGGTGGTCAAAAATAAATGAGAGTCATTATCAACGGTTATACAAGTGGCATGCTCCTTTCCGTATATCGATATGGATCTTATTTTTAATTCCTTACGATTCCTTGATAGTATAAGTTTGTTCCCCTCCAATTTAGCATACCAACCTGAAGCCCAAAACATACGTTGTACAAAATTTATGACATCCATGTCGATATGAGACAACATAAGTTCTTCTTCTCCGGTCACTACGTTTCTGAAAGAACGAATGAAGTTTTCTATAAAATCTTTCTTTTGATCTATGGACGATCTTAGAAATTTCTTACAAACGTATTTATCAAAAAACATATCCCCTCCATAGCCACCTAGATAAGCCGCCAGCATCGAGGCGTAGGCCGACGGCGGAACCGGCAGCTTTGCCGTAGGGTAGTTCAGGGCCTCACCTACTGGAATAGACATACTCTTATAATCTAATCCGGCTATGGCTCTAAGACTCCTAACATGCCATTTTCCGCCATGATTGACACGCCATTGGTGATTTCCGCAACAAATAACGTTACGACCGTCTTCGAACACGACTCTGTAGGTGGTTACTTTCCCTTGAGGGTAGACACCTACGACCTCTACCAAATTCCCTTTATCGTCATATATCTTATCCCCTACAACAATATTTCCTATCATCTTTTCCCGGTCCTCAAGATAAAGTATCTCAGAATCAAGAAGGGCTTTCCCAAAACGACGGCACCCGAACATGAATATTCCTTTATTCTCTTCTTCAGCCTGCTTTAGAAATTCGGCAAACATCCATTCATTATCACGAAGCTGTGAATTTCCTGGAATACGATCTTCTCCTACGTCAATCATCATCTTCCAGAAATTGATATGCCAGTATAGCCAAGGATGGATAAACACCCCATTTATGGTAACACCGTTAAGTAGTTTCATAGCCTCATTCTCCCAGAATTGCTTGACATCATCATCTTGCTCTTCATAAGAATAAAGGTCATTCCATAACGGAATATCGTTACCCATATTTATATAAAGTTCTTTACTGTTAATATTCATGACAAAACTATTTATCGAGCTTGTTCTTAGCTTCATTCTTAACAAAAGACTGAATACCTGATACTGTTTGTCCTCCTTTTAGGCTTTTCTTGTTTTTGGCAGCCTCAAGCTGATTATAGACATCCATTATCCCACACATCTTAATATAAGATTCAGTCCATTGCATTAAGCTATCAGACAAGCTTTTTTGAAACCTAAATTCTTTCTCCCTCTTATCGGAATCTTCTATTTTATCCCAAGGATTTTCAGATAGATAACGTTCAGCCTTATCTATCTGATCCCTTAACACAATAAGTTTCCGATCTACGTAAGAGACATCATCATTAGTCGGCTTTCTTGCTTTCATTGTTGATAATTTTTAAAAAAGCCTCATACTGAGACTTAAGCATATTAAACCTGTCTTCAAGAGAAGATGGATCAACACGATACTTGCACATGTTTTTTATTCCTTCCTCAACAGATTCTTCCTTGAACATAACAGAATCAGTATTATTGTCAACGTACATAATAAAATCTGATTCTCCGTCGTTTACTATCCTATCAAGAACCTTCTTACTGTCATCATCTACATTGAGATCATGACCGGCGTTAATAGATAACCTGTAAACTGCCTTTATAGAAGAAGATACTTTCAGCATCTCTTGTTGATACAAGTTGGTCATAAACGACTTTTCCTCCAAATCAATAAAGTCTTCTAACTCTATGTCGTTTTCCTCATCCTTCTTCCTAATGATATCCTTAGTTAGCTCTTCCATCTCCTCTCCCACCTTGTCTTGCGCAAACAGTAAATGGTTGTAATAAGAAATAAGATGCTTTATATCTGAATCAAAATCAATCTTCTTCATTGTCAATAACCTTTCTACCATGAATAATAACGTCCATCAACTCCATTGATAAATTATAATCAGCCACTTCAAAAAGCTCGCCGTCTGTCAACGTCCTTAAAAAAGAAACGGACAATCCTCTTTTCTTTGCAAAAGATCTAAGTACAGCATAGAGAATGTCTCCGGCAGAATAATCAGGTAGATCGTCACAAGATGCCTGCAACATAGAAAATAAGGACTTCCTTTTATCCTCGCATTGTAAATGCCTTGCTTTACCACAGCCGCCCATAACTTAACTTTTTTGAATTATAATGCCTTCAAAATTAAACGGAATCGATTCCTCTTTTTGAGACCCATCTTTTTGATAGTGAACGGTCATATGTTTTACGAATCTTCCTATTCCAAATCCTGCTGTATGTATCTCTATATTGAACTTAAAGTGACGGGAGTCTATGATATTCAAATTAGATGACGTACAACCACAAGATGTCTCTGATGCTGTTATCTTCATATCATGCTTCGACTCAAGAACGAATGAAAACTTTATACTGTTTCCTTTCTCTACCGGTTCGAAAATGATTTCAAATGATTTACCGTCTTTAGATAGGTCAATGTTATATTGCTTGTCATCTGTAGAAATAACATTAAACTCATCAGAATCCATTGTAATAAGCTCTAATCTGTTCCATCTTGACTTCTCATCATAAAAATCAATAGAATACTGACGGTCCATCCACGAAGGACGGGGAAGCCCCTCCCCAAGCGCACACTCCTCTGTCTTGCTCCAGGCCTTTTGCTTGATGAAGCACGTACATACCGAACAACGATTTTTACCTATTTTCTTGCTTACATACAAAGAAAGAGGCAACATAGAGTTAGGAACGTTCTTGGTGTTGAATTTACATCCTTCACACTTTTCAAGACGTTCTTTGTACCAATCAGGATAATCCTCTTTTCTTCTTGGAAGTTTTTTTAATATCGTATCCATAAAAGCATCGTATATAACTTCCGCTTGCAAAATCTTTTTCATTTCATTATCTATTAAATTCCTGTTCTTGAATATTTTGTATTTCACTAAAACTATGACCCTTACGAGATTTAAAGATAGATAATTTGTTGTGTTTTATCAACATATCCCCACCTTTTATCTCACCTGAGTCATAAGCATCCTTTATCATCCTTATCTTAATATCAAGGCACTGAAGCTCCTTTTCCTGATACTTGGATAATTTTTCTACCTTGGATTTAAGACGCTCAAGATTATGTTTGCGCCTCTCCATCTCATGAAGATTACAAACCATATCACCTACATACGGGACAGACACAGACACGTTATCAGTGTACGTACATAAGTTATTGGCATAAGAGATACTGGCCCTGAAAACGTCCCGTATTTGATTTCGATCGTAAACGCCTCCAGTTTTCTTCATCACATCATCTATAATATGTGACTCAAATGATATAGGGAAATTATTCTTCGGCATCAGCATCAAAAGTTTTCTTTCTGTAAAATAAAGAAACCAATGCACATTGATCCCTGGAACCTTCCAATACAAAAAGACGGCGCATGTTCTCTATATCCGGACACAAACACCTGGTCCTGTAATTCCCCTCCCTGTCAATCAATATACCTCTTTTCTTCATCTCCGTATCCAAAACCGATACATATTGAAGATCGGTACTGAAACAATGAGAAAACTTCTTCTTGGTATCATAAGAATACCCAAACACAAAATAATAAGCAAGAAGATTTAAATGTCTTGCGTCTATAACATTCTTCTCATTGCCTGAAGCCATAAGATACCCGTTATAAAACAGAAGTATCTTCTTAGCCATATCCACTGTGTCGGAATAAGGCACTAAAAGCCTATAGGCTCTATTACTAACATCTTTATTATCACACTCTTTCATCCGATTATAGTTTTGATACAAAGATAAGGATTAAGAATTTATAAATATAAAATTAACGTATTTTATGGCAACAGATTCAGGATTTATCCCGATATTTGCACTGTAGCATTAAAAAAATAAGTTTTTGTTGTTTGATTCTTGAATTTTATTTCTACATTTGTAGCACGTCACAGATGTAGAAACAAAATAAAACAAAAATATAAGATATTAAGTGTTATGTTTTTGTTGATTTTTGTTCTTCATCATCTGTGACGGGATTTTGGGGATTATCTGCAAAAAGACACAAATCGGATGGATATCCCCAAAAATCCATCCGATTTTTTTTTGTTACAGATTATGAAGTTACAGTTAAATAGAAATATAAACATAAGTCTTAGACTTTTGGAGCAGTGGTCAGATGATCCGCTATTCATGGAACTGTATGCTTTATACTGTATGATAAAAATCTCCCGCCGGGATTCGAGAATAAGATTCAAAAACCAGAAAGATCTTCTTCACAAACTTGGAATCGGGTATTCGAAGTTCAAGAACATGACAGGACATCCGATGTTCGATGAGCTGTTCCGTATGACGGATAGTACGTTCGTTGCAAGAAGATATAGGGTTAATGGTGTACAACTTACTCTCGGATGTGGGAAAGTGAATATTCCAAAGAATAGGATTTTAATTAAGATAAAGAAAAATGAAATAACAAACCATGAAAAAGTCCTTGACAGGATAAGAGAAGCGATGTTTGTTAATTTAGTCAGAAACAACGAATCTGTACTGAATAGTGGAGAGCCAAACTCTCAGGCTGAGGTCGTAGACGGAAGCCACTCGTATTATGGATTAATTGATTCGACGATAAGTAACAAAACAATTGCATTGTATTTGAATGTAGGACTAACAAAAGAGAAAGAGATTGTCAGTATGGCGATACAAGACAAGCTTGTAAAAAGGTTCGAAAACATACAATTTATAACATACGTAGATAATCCTCGTGCTTATATTGAAGCGAATGAACATAACTACCCAATAGGTAAGCTGATTCCGGTATATAGACACGGAGCCGTTTTCTGGCAAATAGCAAATACCTGGACCTTATATAAGAAAGGAGCAACAAACAGATGGTATTTTGGAGAAAAGGATATAGAGAAAGAGGAAAAAGAAAAAGTGAGTAAGAAAAACGATTTCAATTTCTTCTTAAAAGACAACACTCATATCCTTAATTTCTTGAACGCCGAAGAAGTTGTTTCCGAAGATGGCGAAATCCTTGGCATAGATCGTAAAAAGACAAAAGAAGAAGAAGCAAGGTCATTAGCTTCTATTATGGCTAAAGAAGCGCACAAAGACTTCTGGGACGGATACGAGCAAAGTACACAAAACCAGATTGTAAGAAAATACTATCGCGCTATCATAGCAGAAGATAAGAAGCGTAGAATGGACATGTTCTTAAACTGTCTTAAACAATCATACGACAAGGTTAGTGGATGGAGCCAGGAGAAGATAGCCACCGTAAAATCCGGCATGGCTGAGGCTGAAGCCTGCTGTGCTGAGGTGGGGACGTCCGTCGCTGGGGTCTGCGGTAGGATAAGTAGGAGAATGAAATCATATAATAATGCCGTAGCTGACAAAAAGGCAGATTTTAATGAGGTACGGGATATGTATGCTGAGTTCGCCGGCGAGATGGCTAAAGCGGTTGGTTCGGTAAACGAAGACATTTATACGTATGTTAAGGCAGAACAGTTTAAGGAGAAGATAGAAAACATGGATATAACGATCCGATCATTATCGAACAATAGCACAACAGATAATGATACAGAATTAGATGGAGAATCTATATTCAAGGATATACCATTTGAAGAATTATCATTCTGTAATGATACCTATCTTTATCCTATATCTCATTATTCATCATTTCAATGATTGATGCTTGAGAGAGGGGCTGTTATTAGTGGTCGCAGACAGAGCCGAAAAACGATAATCTCGTAGAGTATTGACGGAAATGACCGTTAGCCACTATTATGCCCTAATTGTATTCGCGTGAAACACTATTACGATCTGCTATAAAGCCACTTATTTGGCTTATTATTTCTTTTTAATTATGATTAATGTATTTTATGTTTTTGATTTTATTTTATTTTAATACTTTTGTTTTGTAAAACAAAAGTAGAAAAAAAATATGGCGATTAGTTACGACAAAAAAATCATGGAGTGTGTTCTTCGTTCAGTTATGTCCGAAGGTAATGTCGCACAAGGAAAGGCTATTAAGTCTATTTGTAAGTCACCTAAACCGTTGTTTATTACCGGGAAAGGAGGTAGTGGGAAAACAACGTTCCTTAAACGTATCATACCGGCATTAAAAAATGCGGTTGTTGTAGCCCCTACGGGCATTGCTGCTGTTAATGCAGGAGGTCAAACCATTCATTCATTTTTCAGAATCGGAATGCAGCCATATATACCTGAAATACGGAAAGGTGCGTTTATGGATAACTGCGAATATAAATTCAACAGAGGCTCGGAAAAGATTTTACAGAATATAAAGTATCTTATCATAGACGAGATTTCTATGGTTCGCCCTGATCTACTTGATAATGTAGCCGACATCCTTCGTCATGCAAAAGGAGACAAGGATCCGTTTGGCGGAGTGAAGCTTATTATGGTAGGTGATTTATTTCAACTTCCGCCAGTAATTAAGGAGGATTTTTTTAGAGAAATATACGATACATCTTACTTCTTCAGCTCTAAGTCTCTTATGGCTTCAGGAATGGAAATGGTTTCTTTTGAAAAAATATATCGTCAGAAAGATGAGAAGTTTATCAGTATTCTTAATAAGGTGCGTGAAGGGCAGATGGACGATGATGTATTTGATACAATAAACAGCAGATGTATTCAGTCTGATAATAATCAAGGATATGTTGAGATTGTAACTACCAACTCAAAAGCTACGGCTATTAACGAAATGAGAATATCATCGTTACCAGGCTCTTTAAGAAAATTAGAAGCTGTTATAAACGGTGATTATCCTAAAGATGCTCCGGTTGAAAAAACTCTTTTCTTGAAAGAAGGATCAAGAGTTATGATAACAAGAAACGGAGGAGAGTACTTCAATGGCTCTCTTGGTACTGTATTATCTATAAAAAAGGGGGAGATTGAAGTAGTCCTTGATAAACCGAAAGATGATGAGCATACTAAGGTTGTTATAACACCATGTTCGTTTGAGAAAGTAAAATACGTAAGAAACGGATATAAGATAGAATCTGAAGTAGTAGGAGCTATTATTCAGTATCCTATAAAAATAGGTTATTCTATCACAATCCATAAATGCCAGGGCCTTACCTTAGATGCAGCAATGATGGATGTATCAAATTCTTTTGAAACAGGACAGCTATATACGGCTCTTTCAAGAGTAAAGTCTCTTGATGGAGTGTATCTTCGTCAACCTATCCCTAAAACGATAAAAACCAGTGATCAGGTGGTGATAGACTTCTATAAAAGAACTCTTGGTAGCGGAGGTATTGTGAAACCGGTTCCAATGGAAGAGCTTGAGAAGTCTATCATGAAATTGTCAACCGGATCTGAAATAGATTTTGCAGAATTTAATATATAAATATATATAACATGTCGAGAGTTGATAAAATATTTCAAGACAATTTGGCTCTTATAATGAGCCAGCCGTGGGAAGAGGTAAAGCGTCCGGTCTACGGTGACGGGACAGGCGTCAAGGTGAAGCGTATCCTACAAGTATGTAACCAGTACGATCTTCGTCGGGAATTTCCTCTTGGTTCTCTTCGCCCTACTAATCTTAAGAACTCTATAAAAGAAATTTTGTGGATTTGGCAAAAAAGATCGGTAGACATCAAAGAACTTGGTCTTCATATCTGGGATCAGTGGGCTGATAAAAATGGAAAGATTGAAGGATGTTACGGCGATATGATCAACACTCCCGTTATATTGAATGATGCTAAAAACGATACTTATATAATTCATTCAAGCAATTATTTTATCAACAGGAATGAAATAGTAGGTCGTGCTTATGAAGGGTATGGATTTGAAAATCAAACAGATTTTATTTTATGGTCGTTGAAAAATGATAAGTCATCAAGACGTATCATAGCATCTATGTTCAATCCTGTTACTAATTCTGTTAAACCTCTTCAAGAATGCGCGTTCCAGATCAATTTATCTGTTAAAGAAGATGAGTTATATATGACTCTTTATCAGCGTAGCCAGGATGCTGTTGTTGCTGGTCTATGGAATGTAGCCCAGTACGCGGCGTTGATGATGATGTTTGCTCATGACGCCGGGTTAAAACCTGCTGTTTTCACTCATTTCATCCAAGATATGCATGTGTATGACCGGCACGAAGAACAGGCTAACGAACTTCTTCGTCGTTCTCTTTTCGGTCCAGTACCGCAAGTAACTATATCATCCCGTATGGACGGGAAAGGGTTCTATGATTTTACTCCGAATGATTTCGAAGTTTGGAATTATGAACCTAAAGAACAGATAAAATTCGAGGTAGCAAAATAATGAACGTAAGCATAGACAGGAGAGTTAAGATGATTCCCCTTGCTAAAATAAAGCCAGGGGATGAATTTAAAATTGGTGGTTATAGATATGTTGTTGCATGCGCTTCTCCGTTTAGGTTTGATGAAAGTAGTAGAGTAAGTGGAATCGTGTTTACTATCTTTTCGTATAAGGGTAATAAACTTACCAGAATGATTGACGGTATATTCAAACGAAACTCTATTCTCATGTTTATGCCTGGGGGAGATGCTTTAATATTAGAGTGTTCTAAAAGAGAGTTAAATAGTTATTTTGTTAAAATATAAAGACAATGACAGGAGCAGAAAAATGCAATAGATGTGAGCAGTTTGGTCCCAACGGTCTTACTGATTATCCATGTAAAAGGATTCCCTCAAGAAACTGTCCTTGGTTTATTAAAATATCGGATAAGAAATATAAGAAGATTCTTGCCGATAGGGTGAAAAGAATTAAGGAGAATGAGAAACTTAAGCAGGAAATGATGAAAGATCAGGATCTTGTTGAAGAAGTAAAACAAAATACAAAAAGGTTAATGCAATGAAAAAGAAAAATATAAAACCAGAAGAAGTGGAAGTAGTTATTCCTAAAGAAGTAGAAGCTATTAACATATGTGGAGATATCAATAGTTTTATAAAACATATTATATATGTTAGCTTGGATAAGGTAAGCAGTGATAGGGCGTTTGTCAATAATGATGTTCTGTATATGGTTACATACGCATCCATAAAAGGCGAAAATATACCCGTTGGAGTATTAGCAAAACAAAAAGAAGCTGAAACAGAAGATATTGCTATGCCGTTTGAGGATATTGGAAGGGACGTAAATGTCGTGTATCCTATTGATATAGGAAAGATGTTTAAAGGATTTTACATTCTTGGTAACGGCGCTGTAGCTATTGATTACGAACTTACAGACAATGGAGGTTTTGACAATGATGACAGCATTGGTAAAATCGATATGAATCTAAATTAGTGTATTATAACCCCAAATAGTATTAAACCAATATAATTCTATTATAAAAGTTTAATACATCTCTTTCAGAGATCGGGTTATTAGCCTAAGCCTTGAAACAAAGGCTACGTTATTTGAGAATAGATAGTTACCAAGGAATGTTTATCCAAGTTTCTTGCTCTAAGGATGGTGATTAAACAGGAGTAGTGTATTTGACGAAACAGTGTTGCCATTATATAAAACCTCTTATAACATTGGCGATGGGTACTTACAGGAGAAATCCTGACTTATCCCTAACGGGATTTACATCTACCAGGGAGGCCGAAGGGTCTCCGAGGGGATGTATTAAAACAGACGAATAGCTTTAAATATATTTAATAGAATATGGGATATGATACTATATATAGCAGCAGATCCAGGAAAAGACGGAGCCATAGCTTGCATAGATCAAGATAGCAAACTAATATCGAGAATAGCTACTCCAAGAATAGCAATTTCAGGACCGGTAGACTTGACTAAAGAATATGTTTTTTGCCGAGATACGATCGTAGAAAACAATCCTGATAGGGTAGTGTTCGTCATAGAGGACGTCCACGCCCTATACGGGGTCAGCACGTCCTCAACAGCCTCCCTCATGGAGAACAAAGGCCAACTGCATGGGCTGTTCCTGTCCCTCTGCATGGCATTACCAGACATAAATTGCTCCGTTCATTTCATAGCTCCTAAAACATGGCAGAAATTAGTTTGGACACATTCTGATAAGGTTATGGAAGCCAGTAAGGTAAATACTAAGAGAACATCATTAACTTGCGCTAAAAGACTATGGCCAAATGATACGTTCGTTAAAAACGAAAGATGTAAGACAGCTCATGATGGAATAGTAGACGCTATGCTGATAGCAGAGGCAGCAAGGAGAGTTGTTTAATATTATTTATATTATTTTAAAACAGATTAAATCAAAATTAGACTTTTAAATTGTATATTTGCAGTGTTAGATAAATCATAATCGTAATTTTGAAATGAAGGTAAGGGTTTCCGGCATATTAATGAATGATAGACTTTCAAATATCTCTAAGATGTTTGAAAGGACGGTAAAGGATTCAGTTACGTCGAATATAAAATTAACTTTATATTTTGATCACATCCGGATACAAGCCATGAACGAACGTATAACATATACGGAGGATATCTTTGACATAAATACTGATATTTCTTGTGACCAGATATTTTCATTTTTAGTAGATGCTGGAACCCTTATTTCATTTTTCAAAAATCATAATCAGGATGTAGAAATAGAAATTAAAAATGATTACAGTATCGTTTTTAGGTACAAAAATGGATCGTTTTCTTCAACATGGATTGAAGATAAATCATTCCCTGATTTCTTTTATCCTGTTGGTGATTCGATTCGTGTTTTGAGTTCGTCTTTTATACAGTCGATGAAGAGATCTTTCACTTTTGTTGGGACAGATGAGTTTAGACCTGCTATCTGTACGGTTCTTATTAATGTCAAGAAGAATTATATTGATATTGTTTCTACTGACATGTTTCGTCTTTTTATAAATAGAAAAGAAGTAGAATCAATTAATTCGGTTTTGAAAGATAAGGCTATTATGCTTAGCGAGGTTGCTGCTTCTATTTTATATCAATTTCTTTCTGATAGGGAAGTTGAGATAGTAATCTCTACAGATGGAGTGCGAACATTCTTATGCTTTGATAGCGTTATAATATCAGATATGAATGTTGAACAAAATTATCCAAATTATGAATACGTATGTAACAAATTTGAAAAATCGTCTCGTGTTAAGTTTGATAGAGATTCAATTATTTCTATTCTTAATTCTATGACGTTGATAAAAAATAGCGTTTGTGTAAGAGTAGATGAAAATGGTAGTATAACAGTAATGTCTGAAGATCTTGGAAACAGGAAGATGATTATGGAATCTACTTCATGTGAAATAATAGAAGGTCCTGGATTTAATTTTTCTATTAGCAAGGATAATATCTTATCTTCTGTTAAGGCCCTTATAAAAGGAGATGTTATCATGGATTGGTCTGATCAGTATAAGATGATAAAGATGTTCAATCCTAAATACGAATCAACATACGTCTTAAATCAAACATTGTATAATCTATAAACAATTAGTAATATGGCTTTTAGAGAAAATAGAAGTTTTGGTACAACTTATTATTTGTACATTAGTTCAGATGGTAACTTGTATGAAAAAAGTAGCGAACCTAAAGAAGGTTTCGTTCAACACATAAATCCTAATAACGGTCAGCCGGCAGGATACTGGAAAGAGTATTATAATGGAGTAGTTGGGTACATCAACTACATTGGGTTAAAAACAAGCACTCTACCTAATGGAAATACTGTTACTAATTTCCTTATCGTATTGAAAGATTACGAGCTTAATGAAAACTATTGTGTTTCCATACCTCTCGTAAATCAAAAAGGAAACATCAAGGGTTTTGTTAAGAGCTTCGTAAAATACTACGAAAATATCGATTTTAGTCGTGAGATTTATTTCAATATATTTAAGAAGAAGAAAGATGATGAATTTGGTTCTTCAGAACTTATTATTGCATATGCTGGAGTAAACGAAGAAAAAGATCAGCTTATTGAACGTTTTTACAAAAAAGGTGTAAATGGCTGGCCCGATCCTGTTGAAGTTATAGGATTTGATGGTAAGAAAAGCCTTGATTATTCAGCTCAAAACAACTTCACTTATCAGAAGATTAATGAATATTCAAATAGATTCAATGCTTCTATTAAAGATATCAGAGCTGGTATAATGGCTAAATTAGGGTTAGGAGGAAATGCTCAGCAGGAACCTACGACTCCTCAGACTTATACCCAGCAACCGGTAGCACCTCAGCATGTTCAGCAACCTCAGTCTGTTCCGAGTGCTATTCCGTATCAGAATTACCAACAACCTGTGCAGCAGCCGGCACAATATCAGGCACCAGCTTATACGCCACAGCCGACAGCTCAGCCTGCTGCTCCTGCGCCGGCACCTACTACAAGGAGCGCCAAGCCTCAGCACCAGCCTCAAGCCCAGGCGCCTAATTTCCCACCTATGGAAGAAGATGATCTTCCTTTTTAAAAATGTGAATAATCAGCCCATTAATAAGTTAATTACTCTTGGGCTTTTGAAGATAAATAATAAATAGTGTATAATATTACGAAACAACAATGGTAGAAATAGTTACAAAATTCCCCCTTGTAAAACTTCGTAAGAAGATTACTAAAGAAAGAATTATGGCTAAACATGGGGATAAATTATGTATGATCTACTCAGAAACCATAGGTAAATACAAACAAGGAGATGAGTGGATCGATGATCCTAATGCGGCAGACATAAATACATTATGTGAATGCTATGAGGCAACTAAGGATCTACAAAAATATGGTATTGTTTATTGTACGGTAAAAATTTAAACAAATGGAAGATTTAAAGAATATAGAAAAGCTTCTTTCTGATAACAGTGATAAAATAAATGGATCTGTTCCAGATAAGAATAAATTGAAATCAGAAAATAAGTCTGTAAAGAAGGGCGTTAATAATGATTGTATTTTAAACGGGTATCATAAGGAGTGTCAGGTAGGAATTAAGAAGTTATATCCTGATGTTGAGATACCAGAGTACAAACATGAAGGAGATGCCTGTTGCGATATTCGTGCATATAGGGTGGTGAAGATGATTAACGATATGGGGATTGAAATAGAAGTTCCTTCCGATTTTGAATCAATTACCTTATATCAAGGGTATTCTGTTAGAATCGGTACCGGATTTAAATTAAATATTCCAAGTGGATGGTGTGTGAATGTTGAAGGACGGTCCGGTTTTTCTTTTGATGAAGGTATTGTTGTTTCTAATGCACCTGGTAAGTGTGAATATACTTACAAAGGAGAGTATATGATTAATCTTATTAAGGTCAATAAAAAACCGACTGTAATTCATAAAAACGATCGTATTGCTCAAATGGAAATCGTTCCTCAGTATAAGATGTTATTAGAGGAAGTAGAAGACATAGAGATTGAAGATGACAATGATCGTGGAGAAAAAGGTCTTGGTAGTTCGGGAGTTAAATAATTTTTAAATATTTTTACAATGAGTATGTTAGGTTTTACATTCATTACCGATAGCAAACTATCGATGTATCGTGAAAAGGCTATAAAATCCGAAACGCTCGCAAAAGAGGTTGAGGAAATGCAAGATATGGCTTTTATTTACGAAAAAAGAATAGAAGAGAAGAATAAAGAAATTTCCAATCTTAAATCGGATATAGCTTCAAAAGACAAAGAGATTTTATCTGTTGGTAAAGATCTTTCCGTAGCTAAAGAGGAAATAGAAAGACTGAATAATAATCAGAAAAAACTAATAAAAAGTATCAAGGATAAAACAGAAAAGCTTGAAGAAGCTAATTCTAAACTTAGTAATGCTAATTATAGAATTAGCGACTTAGAAGAGAAGAGAAGTAAAATATCATCCGACTTAAAAAAGAAATCCAATGAGTTGGTTGAAGCTAAAATCAAAATAGGTAATTTAGAAAACGAGGTTTTGGTTGGATCCAAAACAATACAAGATTTAGAATCGAAGCTGAAATTGACGCAAGTAGAATTAAGAGGCTACCAAATAGGTATAATCGGGAAAGATAAAAACAATGTTGCTGAGCCTGAATTAGATAAAGATGAAGAATCAGATAAAGATGTAGCAGAACCGGAGAAATTTGATGAAAATAAGGAAGTGAAATACAATACGCTTCTTGATACAGATGTGATTCAGGAAGAAGTTGGTGATATTGTGGATCCAGAAAACGTAGCTGAACAAGTAAAAGACACTAAAAAGAAGAAGAAAAAAAAGAAATGAGTTATTTTAATGGTTTTATAATATTTTAACCAATAAATACACTATGCTTTAGCAAGTGGATGAATTGATTTGATTAACTTTGGGTCAAAGTTTCAAATAAAAAAAAACTTCGGAAGGGCATTTCCGAATTGGAGAGCAAGAGTGATTCCAATGATAGCAATATCAGGGTTTCTTGCGTTTGTATCCAAGAATCCCACGCGCTTTAGGCGTGGGAGTATGTCAAGTTTTAATGTTTGCCATATTGTTGGTTAGTGCTTAACTTTGCGTTGAGAGAGTTTTTAGGATAATTATTGGTTAAAAATTTAGCTGTTATATGCAGGCGTCTGTGAAGATTCCTGCATATCTTAAGGTCCTGTAGCTTAGTGGTGAAAGCAGGCGGCTCATAACCGCAAGATCGTGGGTTCAAATCCCTCCGGGACCACTGTCCAATGGTGTAATGGTAGCACAACAGATTTTGGTTCTGTTAGCGGAAGTTCGATCCTTCCTTGGATAACGGTACATATTTTGTGTAAAGTGTTAATTATATCGCTGTTTGTGGTGTGTGAACATAGCAGACAGAAATAGTCTGGTAGTTAAACGGATATAACAGAAGTTTCCTAAACTTTAGTTCCGGGTTCGATTCCCGGCTGGACTACAATATGGCCGATTGGGTGAATGGTTTAGCCGGAGGTCCGCAAAACCTTTTATGGCGGTTCGATCCCGCCATCGGCCTCTAAATTAATATAACATGAGAAGAATTTTATATACAAAAGAATTGCTTGAAGGTATAGTAAGGAATGTTCATACATATTCAGATGTATGTAGAGCTCTTGGATTGTATCCTAATTCTGGAAATATAAAAACGTTACATCATAAATTTATTATTTTTAAAATAGATACCTCTCATTTTTATAAATCTAAAGAATTGTCAATATTTAGGATAAATAGACCGCTTAATGAGATACTTGTTGAAAATTCAAATTATTTAAATACTGATTGTCTTAGAAGAAGATTAATAAAAGAGGGATTAAAGGAGCGAAAATGTGACATATGTGGTATTTCAAAATGGATGGAAAAGGATATATCATTACAGCTTCACCATATAAATGGTATAAAAAGTGACAACAGGATAGAAAATTTGCAAATATTATGCCCTAATTGTCATTCTCAAACATTAAATTATAAAAATAAAAAATGAACTACCCAGAGCAACAAATGCTTAAGATCCTTAATAGGGATCTGTTAAGTAATCCGATGTATGTTATTAACAATCTCCATATATATGATTGGGAATCTGACTTCCTGGCCATAACAAGATCATTGTACGCTTATGAAGTAGAGGTCAAGATGTCTAAACAAGATTTCTTTAACGACTTCAAAAAGGATAAAAAACATAAGGTTCTTAAAGACGGCATTATTAAGGTAGGTGGTGTCATAAGCTATCCTCCAAACTATTTCTACTACGCCTGTCCGCCTAATATGATTGACGTAAGTGAAGTTCCGTCTTATGCCGGGCTGATTTATGTCGATGTCAGTAAAAATAGGAAGAACGTCGTTAAGGTCGCACCTTTAATTCATAGACAGAAGTTTGATGTAGTGGGTAGGAAACTGGTGGATAAGTTTTACTACAATATGCTTACTTGGAAGAAAAGAGCTATTTCAAACGTGTATGCTGACCCAGCCAAGGAAAGAGAGAAAGGCGTGCGTGCCGGAGCTGAGGCTGTGAGGAAGTCGGCCTGGGATGCGTTCAGGGCGCAGTGCCCGCACATTGCTTTCCCCTATGGAAAAGAATTTCCGATGTGTGACGATCACGAACAAGATCATCCCATGAGAGACTGCATACTTCAGTGTGAAAAAGGTAGAATATTTAAAAACAAATTAAAATGAGCACCCCACGTGAATTAAGCAGGATAGCTAATAGGATAGCCGGTAAGATGACTGATGATGGATGGGTCAGCCCCGGTAGGAAGAATCTTGTCTCCGATAAGAAGGTTATGGAATTAATAGATTTGATCTTTAATGAAATATGGAGGGAATTAGATGACGGGAAAAGAGTCCATATCAGAAAACAGATGATTTTAAAAAAGATTTTTGTCAGTAGGCAAAAAGATAAATACTACATACAATGCATAGAAAAAAAGGACGCCAAATAGACGCCCCTTTTCTTTTTCTGTAAGTAATTGTTATTTCATTACTTTCCTTACCAACTTAGAAACAGCTTGCGTGATAGTCCACCTGATGTTTGCATTAACATTGATAGTCTGAGGAGTACCGTTTGCATCCAAGTTAATTACCTCCCTGTCTATCTCCAAGAACGGATCACCTGCTGTCTGGGTAATAACCGTATTAGCTGTCTGACCACCAGCGGCCGTCACCTTAAGAGTATTTACCAGATCGTTTATATTAGTGTTCGTTGCAATACCGGAGAATACGATACTGAAAGCAAAGCCCCCTGTTGCACCAGGGTCGTCGGCAATAACAGCGCCGTTGTTGGTAGCCTTGCCTGCTGCTTGATAGGAGGCTGGTATTTCCAGCGCCAGAGGATGAGACTCGTCTGGAGTTAAGGAGAACGTTAATTTAGTTGAGTTACTTGTACCGTTGATCGTTACAGTACCACCTCCTTTTCCTACTGATGCAGTAGGATCTATTTTTACAAACTCAGCTACCGCAGCTTGGTTTATGGTAGCACTTTTCTTAACACCACCGGATTCGGCACCAAATTCTACTTGTAACGTACGCTGTACACGACCTTCGTATTTTTCACCTGATACGGTAACCGCCTGATCACCATCACCTGATCCCGGATTGAAGGTTACAAAACCTATTTTTATTTCTGCCATGACATTTATTTTTAATTGATTAAGATACCGACAAATATATGATTATTTTTATTCTCTTACGTCATTGATTTATTTTTATTAAATACGTAGTGCTATGGTTTTTTTATCATATTTTAATCCTATTTATTTCTTCGCTGATTATTTATTATGTATGTTTGCAACATCAATATAAAATATTATAACCATGAAAGTAGATTTTTTTAACAGTAAGGATTTTTTAGGATCTAAAACTAAAGAAAGCAAGATCCGGAAGTTGTCAATCAGCAAAAGTAAGATAATGACTATCTCTGTCGATAATTTGAATTGGATGGGGGTAACGGATGCGGTTGTTATCGGCTTAGAAGAAGGGAAGATATTTGAAGGAGTTGAAAATACGGTCTTTTATCTGGCTGCTTCTGATGTTGAAGACGAGAGATCGTTTAAGGTAAATAACCTTGGTGTAAAATACAAGAGGATTTACTTAAAAGACCTGCTCGATTATCTTGGATGGGATATAGGAGAAAATTCTTATGCTGTGTATGATATTATAAAAGAAGACAGTAATCTATTCCGTCTTCAGCTTAGGGTGATAAAAAAGAGTAGGAGTGAAAAATTATGAACGATGTAGATATTAAAAACAAAAGAATACTGCTATTCGATTTTGACGGGACGCTTATAGAAACCGCTTCTGGGAATACGTTCGCTACAGACTTGACAGATATGAGGATTAAGATGGATGTGGTGAATAAGGCTCTTGACCTCATGCAGGAGAACGGTGTTAAGGTATTTGCTATCGTAAGCAATCAAGGAGGAGTAGAAGCTGGGTTTGTTTCTGGAGCTGATATTGAAGCTAAGATAGAATACGTACTGAGGTCCGTACATGATCTGGCGGTAAAGAGAGGCATAAGAGGCGTCCTATATGAAAAAAGGTTGTGTTATTCAAATGACGAACAAAATCCGATGAGGAAGCCTAACACTGGCATGATTGATGATATTCTTATGAAGTGTAAAGACACGGTAATGCGTGGTATGAACTTTAGTCAACTTAAGGGATGTTCGTTGATGGTCGGGGACGCCAGTGGCCTACCAGGGCAGTTCTCTGATTCGGATAAGGTATGTGCTGAGAAGGCCGGCGTTGAATATATGGATGTTATCACGTTTGTTGGTAAAGACCTTGATTTGAATTATGTGTTGTCCAAAGAACATACAAGTGAAGGAATAGTTATTCTAAACAACGATCATATATATATCCTTGAAAATCCATATGGGGTTGGTCTTAATATAAAAATCACTTTAAAAGATTTTTATAAGATTGAAACCGATGATGGAAAAACTGCAACCGTAGATGATGTGCTGAATATAAGGATTGATAAAGATCAGAATTTCAATTCATATAGTGATGTTATAAAAATAGAAACATTAAAAGACGGTAGTATCAAATATACAAGCTTATATCATGAAAGTAAAGAAAACAGCGATAGTTTATCATAAATCGGATTTAGATGGCGTTGTGTCGGCAGCCATCGCAACTATGTATGAACACAGTAAAAACAAGGATGTTGTTTATATCCCGTATTCGTATGAAGATGATGTTAAGAAAGTTACCAGCAAGGTGCGTGACTTAGATGCTGTTTATGTTCTTGACGTGTCTTTCGGAGCCGATTCTAAAACGGTTTTCAAAAAGTGGCTTGATGAAGGAAAGAGCCTGATGTGGATAGATCACCATAAGGGAATTATCGAAGATAGTAAAACATGGGGGTTCGTAGTTCCAGGGTTGAGGAGAGTCGGTGTCGGTGCGTGCGCTCTGGCCTCGGACCTGCTGATGGGGAAGGTGCCGGCGATCATCCGGTGCCTGTCAGACTACGATGTGTGGAATAAAGAATCTGAATTAGGCTGGGATACGGTAGTAGCTGTCCAGTATGCCTTGAGATCAAAAATAAGATTGAATGTGTTAATAGCATTGTCGTATTTGTATGATCACTTTAAAGAAGATATGAAGGATAATGAGGTTGATCTTATTTTTTATGATCTCGCTAAAGAAGGACGTGCTATAATTAGCTACATGGCTGGTAAAAACGAACAAGAGGTAAGTGCGTACTCGTTCGAAGCGTACGTTGATGAGGTGAAGGTCGTGGCGATGAATACCACCGAATTTAGTTCTAAAGTATTTGATTCTCTTACACGAGACTGGTTAGACGGTAGAAAAATTAAAGCCCTGATGCCATTTTGTATCATTCCAGGTGGTAAAGTCCGGTTCTCTCTTTATGAATGCGTAGAAGACAGCGTAGATTGCTGTGAGGTAAGTAAGAGATTCGGTGGTGGAGGACATGCTGGTGCTGCTGGATTCGTTATAGACGTATCAAGTGACCAGTTTAAGGACTTCCTTGAAAGTAAAAAACTTTTATCGAAATGAAGCGTGAATTATATCAGTTCTATCCGGAAGTCTATCCTTTTAATCTGTGGATATACGTAGGAAAAGACGTATCTGGCATGGTAGAATGTTTCAATAACGATTTTAGTTACGTAGATAATAGCAAGGCTGTAACTGTATCCGTTCCATACGGAGGGTGTAAATTAAATCCTAATACGGGATTTTTGATATGGTTTCTTAATAAGAAAATAATTGATTTTGAAACAGTTTGCCATGAGGCATCCCATGTTTCTACTAAAGCTTTTAATTTCTTAGGAGAAGAAGTAACAAACTCAGAACCATTCTCGTATCTCAATGGATGGATAGGAAGAAAGTGCGAGGAGGTAAAGATCGGAATAGCCGAAGATAAACTAATATGGGAAAGTAAATAATTACCGTCGTAAAATAAGTATGGGGAACTTTGGATAGGTTACCCATACTTTTATGTGATGAGGGAGAGGAAGGGTGAAATGTTTATGTGATGAGAGAGATATGAGAAAGAGGTTTATGTGATGAGAGAGATATGAGAAAGAGGTTTATGTGATGAGAGAGAGGGGGTACCTATCACGAACCTCCCGCCCCCGAAACGCGTTTTCTCCCCCACACCCCCTTCGCTGGAAAACCGGAAACGCGTTTTCACCTCAAACCTACAAACTGTCTGATTATCAATCACTTATTTAAATTATTGATAATCAATTTGTTATTATAACATATTGGTTATAAGCCACTTAAATAAACATATATCCTACATATTAATGTACGCGTATAGTACTGCTCTTGTGTGTTTTGCAACTTGCTGATAATCAGATAATAGAATTGAAATTAATACAAGTTAACAAAAAAAAGATAGTATATATATTTGTAATACCGAAAAAGGTTGTATATTTGCACCGTATTCAAGCGAGAATATTGGTGTTACATAATGAAGCTATATATATACTCCCGTTGGGTGTATTGTATGGCAATACCTTTTGCCTCTTTGCGTTGTAAAGAGGTGATATATTGAGGTGATATTGTTTAACAAATAAATACATAATGTTATGATTACAAAGAAAAATGTAAATAAGCTGCAAAATGCTGTTATTAAAGAGAATGCCTCTAATTTGGTGGGTGCTGTAAAGTTGTATAATACTTTATTTGCCAATGGTGCTGACCTGAAAGCAATTTGTAAGACGTTGGAAATACCAGCCGAATATGCTGTAAAGGTTGCAGCACTCGCAAAGGACAAAAAACGGCTGGTTGCCGTGTGTAGCCAAATGTTGCCTAAAGTGGGTGATACCTTTGTTAAATTTTCTCTATACTCTAAAGTATATAAGGATAACAAGGTGGACAAGGAAAAAGGAATTGAGGCAAAAACGGCTGACTGGTGCGCTGATAATGTGGTTTATGGCGGGGAATATAAATCTTTCGGTTTTTCAACCGCTGAGACATTGGAGACTAAAAAAAGCGCAAAGTGGCTTGTTAAAGAAACAGACGAGTATAAAGCTACTTATGTAGCTGTTAAGATCAAATCTTATTCAATCCGTACCGTTGCAAAGTGTGTGAGTGAGTATTTGTCGCATGAAAGCAACCAGCAGTAAAAAGGTTAGGCGCGTACCGTTAAACGCGTCTGTACGCCGTTGTCAGTGGGTGCACGTCCCGCGTATGCTTTAGACCGAAGCTGACAAAACAGAGAGTTATTTTACATATTGGGGATAAATATACCGGTGTCCTTGCCGTTGGCAATCAAAGGGCCGGTATTACTACATGTGTTACATTGGATAAATGTAGTTATGTTAGGTATGTTAGTACAGTTTGGAAAACATACCGTTGTACGCGGTTTATCTCCAGACCGAAACGTGTCTTACTTGCCTACACGTAAAATAGGACAAGGCTGTAGATTAAATTACAGGGTATAAACATGTAGCCTAACATGTAGGAACATGTTGTATCAAAACGCAAGGACACAATAGCCTTTATACGTGGCTAAATTGTGTAGCAGACGGAAAATATAATAACGGCATATCACGTGCCCGCACATAAGAACTACGTGGTAATTGCGGGCTGTTGGTTGTAGCATAAAGTTCATATAGGATAGGAATGCGCGTTCGGTTCGAGTCCGGAACAACCACTGAATCAAAAATAATATAATAACATGGAAAGGAAATTTAAATCTTACATGGTAGACGTTCGCGGTCTGTCCAGGAAAGAAGCCAAAGAAAAGCGGAAAAGAGCGTATCGTGAATTTATGTTGTATCGTGATCTTAAAGAAGCATATCATTCCGACACAGGAAAGGATAAATGCAAGCGTAAAGTTCATACATCACGAACATACGTCAAGGAAAACATAAACAGTATTTAAATAGGAATAGGGTTGTTCTGAATATCGGATCAGCCCTATTTTTGTATCCTACTCTTTCTATTTACGGGTATGATATTCCGAGAGTGAACGGCGGACGTGGACAAAATTGGTCTAAAACGAAACTAAAATAGGAGCGTTCGGATATAATACCGGTATTTTGTCTATATCATGTCGTAAGAATTTGTCTAAAACGAAACTAAAGGCGGTTTTCGGGTCCAAAATAGGGTGTCGGATGCCGCCTTTTTCGTCTCTATGGAATTGAAATTAGGCTTATTGTATTTTTCTTAAAAATTATGTATTCTTGATTATCAATTAGTTATGTTTTATAATACCCGTATTTTAGGACATACTTATTGTATAATTTTTGTTTTATGTGGTGGTTTTTATTAGTCGCTGATCTATATTTTCTATCGGTTGGTATCCGTTCTATGTTAGAGTACGGACCGGATCAGTATAATGTTGTAATGGTCTTTTGCTTTTTGTTATTGGCTATTGTTATAGGTTTGAATATCTATCTTGATAGGAGGAGCAGGCGGTAGGGCGTGGGCTGAAGGCTCTCTATTCTCTCTATGGAATGATATTATCTCCAAATCCCCCACACTTCATGCCAGAGTATAAGCTTGTAGCGCTCTCCGTATGCCTGTAGTGAGGCCGAGAGCGCAGGTTCTATGCGGAAAGTCGGAGGATTAGACGGGGTTGGAGAGGGAGAGAGGGAGGGCACTCTCTTCCAACAAAATTAAGACTTACAGCGTTTTAAAACTCTCTTCCAACAAAATTAAGACTTACAGCGTTTTAAAACTTTCTTCCAACAAAATTAAGACTTACAGCGTTTTAAAACAGTATTTTGTAGTTTCTTCCAACAAAATTCAACAGATCAGCGTTTTAAAACAGCATAATGTAAGTTTTCCCACAGATTAAGGGTTAAGGACTGTATTATGTGAGTATTTTTTTCAATCGGAATGTATAACAATTAAAACATAAACAACATGAACGTATATGACTTTGCGCCTGACTTAGATTTGAGTAAGGAGGGAGAAGGTTCTATTTTTGGGGTGAAAGGAATAGAAGGCAGTGATGGAATAGTATATGCTAAGGTAGTTAGCTGTGTAGAAGTTAAGGATTACAGTTGTGAGGGGTGTATTTTTAATGATTGTTATAAGAATAAATGTTTATTATCGCGTAGTGTTAGTTGTGTAGATGGAGACTGGCTTTGTAGGTACGAACAGGCTGCCATAGAGGGGGAGTAGGCGGCGCCTTGGGCTAAGGCCTGCGGTTGTAGGTGGAACGTAGGTCGGAGCAGAGCCAGGACAGTTTATTGTGGAACGTAAAAAGAAAAAAGATGGAAAGGACAATACATTATATTTGGATAAATTGGGTATCTTCTACAGGTTCGGAAAGTAGTAGGCTAATAAGCAACAGGTCTATGCCGGTATCAGATGCCAAAGAGATGATATTAAGAACGAGTGCTAAAGAATTGCTTAAATACAGACCGAGTTGGTTAAAGGACTGTGTTCGTATTAGTGTAAGTGCACAGGATATTACGACCGGAGAGATCCTGTATAGAAGAACTATAAACATAAAGAAGAAGGAGATAGCGATATGAAAAAGGCATTTAAGATATTTTCTATTATGTTTGTCATAGAGATAGTGCTGATAGCTATTTTAGATGCTATGGCGTAAGTGAGAAAAATTTCTTCATTAATTTTCTTATGCTTTAGACAAAGTGCTCCCATCTGCGAAGATCGGAGCACTTGCTTTATGGGATTCATGGTGCGGTAGGTTGGTTCGATTCCGGCGATCTCACACAACATTAAAATAGGGAAGAACATGTTAAAAGAAGAATTTGAAGAACTGATTAAAAGGGAGGTAAACGAAAATCAGTATAAAAACATAGAAACGGCATACGAGGCTTTGCCGGAGTATATGGATAAGATGTATTTAGCAAGTGCTATTTCAAATGATATTGGGAAAGCTATTAATGTCTTATCGTTTTTAGGATCGCATATAAGCGAGTTAATGGGTTCGATAATAATCGAAAGGCAAAAGGTGGAATCATGTGCCTATGATTTAATAAACAAATCGCATGAGGAGGATGACTTGAAAGCAAGAGAGATTGCCGTGCGATTAATAGGAGAGAGGGAAACAGTGGCATACACAGTAAAAGAAGGGCTGCCATTGTGGGAACAAGATAAAAAGTTTATAATAGAATTAATGAAGGAGGAAAGAAAATGAAAGATGGTATTACATTACATCCAGAACACGGATTGAATCCGTCTATAGAAGTTTGCATGATATGTGGCGAAGAGATGGGGATTGCTTTATTAGGGAATAACATCAAAGGGCAGGCGCCGCATCATATATGCACGGGAGAAATATGTGACAATTGCAAAAAGATAATAGATGACGGAGGTTGTTTTATTATCGAAGTCGAGGATGGATCAGATCAAAAGAATCCGTATCGTACAGGGAGATATTGCGCGATAAAGAAAGAAGCAGCAAAGAAAATACTTGGACAGGAACATAGTGTTGTGTACATGGAAAAGTCTGCATACAGTCAAATAATACCATAAAAATAAAGAAAGATATGTTTACAAAAGAAGAGCGATTATTCATTTGGAAAAAGGTATATGAGATGATTGATTGGCAAGAGGATGGGGAATACATATGTGTTGCGTTAAGAAATGTAGTGTTTATGTATTTCAAAAAACATAAAAATATTTATGAGTTTCGTTCAGACGAAATGGTGAGAATATATTTCCCGGAATTGGAGGAGAAGATAGGTATGGCTACAGAACCAGAGGAAACAAGAATGTTTTATGGATGGTTTGGCTGTATTAGTCCAGAAACGAAGGAGGTGAGGCTAAATATCGTAAAAGACATTATAAAAGAATTAGAATAGTATTTTTGTTAATCTATTTTATTCATCAAATTAAGTTTTGGGTTTTGGCATGTCGGTTCGTGAGAATAGGCATGTCTATTTCTGTATCATAGAGGGATGGCGCGGCGTGCCGGTATGTATGTGCCGGTCCTGGTTCGATTCTGGGCATCTCACAAACAATAAATCATAATCATATGGAAGTAATAACATTCAGTCCAGACATGGATTTATCTTCTAAAGAAGCAGGAGATGTATTTAGATTAAAATTGTATGGCATAGAGTATGATGTCAAAGTAGTTGGTGACGACGAAAAGCCTGTCATGTCATGTAAAGATTGTATATTTTATAACAACGACGGAAGGTGTTTACTCTCAGAATCGCAAGACTGGTGCATTGAAAAAGAAGTTGTTTACTGTAAAATAAGACATGATGGGGGAATTTAATGCGAAAGACGCCAATTTCTTATGGCGTCAAATTGGTAGGATTGATGGGGTGATAGAAACTCTGAACCGTACCGAAGGAGAGATGCCGGAAATTATAGCTGGAGTGCTAAAAAGAATAAGAGACGATATAGATAAGTTTGTAGATAATAAAACGAAAGATTATGAGAATATATAAAAATGATATTATAAAGGCGTCAGCGATAAGCACCAGAGACGACAGGGGATTATTACTGTGTTCAATAACAGATTCGGGATTCACGTCTATAGCGGGTGTAATATCGGCTCTTAAAGACAAGTTACCAAACAAAGATCATAAGAAGATAGTTTTTGAAATTTTGAATGATACGAAAAAAGAGTACGGAAGATATAATAATTGCGGAACAAAAGTATTGTAATAAAGAGTAGAAAACAATATGTTTATGTAATGTTAGTTTTTTCATTTTTATTGAAAGGAGCGCCGGCCTGTGAAGGTATGCGCTCTTTGTATTTATATAATGCATAAAACAATAATAAGATGACAGATAATAACATAGATGTGAATATCGTACCTGTAAAGAATGGTGCGAAACGTGTTGTGGTATCATATTACCATTATTCACGCAAGGACAAAAATCACATGAGTTCCCAAACGGATTACGTTTGGGAAACAAAGAATGAAGAAATGTTTAAATACTTTGAGGCCAGGAGGACAAAAGTATTTTATAGTCAGATTCGTGCCATGTGTAGATTCTATGGCAAGAAAAATGTACGTAAATACAAAAAGTTATGATATTAAAAACGACAACCAACGAGTTTTGTTTCATTAACGTAAGTTTCTATGAAACAATAGCAGATCCTCGCTATTTCTTTGAACAAGATTATGAAGAGATGCCGGAATATGAGGAAGAATTAGATTTTGATTTTGATTCTTATTGCAATAAGTTTATTCCTTTTGTACAGGAATGGGCGAATAAGGTGGGTGAACGCCTTTATGAATATGGTGTGAATAACATAAAGGTAATATCGGTAGGACATCCAAAAGAGTACAATTATGGTACTGATTGGATGGATGTAAGGATAGAGTTTTGTGATGAATGGAAGCAAAAGATGTTATCTAACATTGGTAAGATTGTTAATGATGATAAATGCAAGAAGTATGCGGAGGCTAATTATCGGTCGGTACCAGGATACATCTTTTTAGGACCTGAAGATTTAAAGGAATTTGAAAAGAAAATAATAGAAAGAAAGTCGGATTCTGGATATGATGTAACAATATTATTAAATATGTATCTAACTTTGGCTTTTGTAAAAGAATTTGGATTTAAAGCCAGAGAAGCGTGGAGTGAAATAACAGAATATGCTTACGGATGTTTGTCGTATTCTGATTTTGCAACAACAGAGATACTTATACCAGAAGGTTCGGAGCATTTGTTCAAAGACATTTACACGGCAAAGGCCGACGAATTATATCATCATGTCCTGGATAAATTCGGATGGGCGTGGCGTGATCCGAAATATAAGTCAGAAACAGAATTATGCGCGATGCTAAAGTGGGCAAAAGAAAAAGGCTTGACCATTGAAGAGTTAAGTATTTAATTGTTAAACATAAGGCAGTAGTGGTGCGTGAGTATAGGTACTGCCGTTAAAATATTTTATAAGATGAAAAAAGAAGAGATTCAAACTATTTTATACACAATCAAAGAAGGAGACAGTATTAAGATCAAAGTACAAGACAAAAGTGAAGAGATAAGACTGCGAGATCATGTAAGAAGAGTACAGAAATACGGATACAGGTTTTGTTTGTCTCATTTACATGATGGAATTTTCTACTTGGAGAAGTTGAAAGAAGGGGATAAGGATAAATACTATAGAGTAATAAACAGAGGAAATGGAAAGACCGGAGTATAATAAGCTACGCAAAATGGCTAAGACTACTCCAGGTCTAATAGTGGACGAGGTGCAAAACATGATGCGTGTATCGCTATACGATAATGGGGAACTTAAGAAGGTGGTAGTAGTAATGAAATGTGATTCTTTTTTACAGTCAAAAAGTAACATAGAAAAGATAATGTTATTATCATCTTCCATAGAAGATAGAAAAAACAAAGAAAAAAATAAAACAAAATCAGAAAATGAACAGAATAACAAAAATAAGAGAAGAAATAGGAGAAAAACAGGTTGATTTAACCTTTTACGGGCGCTTTTGCAGCCTTATCGAAGGTGATAGAAAGATAATACTAAGGGCGATAAAAAACGGTCGTAAAAAAGGCGTAATCGGAGCTATTCAGCCTGGGAGACATGATAGAATTTGGACCACATGGTCTATTGCTTTTGATGATCTGAAGGTAGGGGATACGGTAGAGTTCAGTACATCTGGAAAATACAATCCCGGATTTCATGCTACGGAAAAGTATGCAGGGTGTGTAGAATGGATAAAAGGATCGGAATGTGCGATAAAAACAGGTAAGGGGATGGCAGTAGTATTAATTAAACACATAGAAAGGGTAGTAAAATAATGGATTTAAGGATGTTTATAGACCTATTTCAGGAGATTGAGGTAGAAAACTTGTTTAAAGCGTTAGATTTATGTATGGAATATGTAAGATTAGATTTACATGTGTTTAATGTAGGAGCTCATGTAACGTGTTCATACAGCAATGATCTTGAATCTCTTTCACAGGCAGAAGGTTGTAATGTGAATATGATAATAGAGGTACCCTACTTATTCGAAGCATTCATGGAATATGCTTCACCGGAAATGAAGTTGTATTATGAAAAACTAACAGAGATAGTATAATATGAAAGAAGAAGTAGAACGGATAAAGAAGTTGGTAGGCATAGATCATAACAGATGGGAGCAACCTTGTACATGTGATAAATGTAAAAACATGTGTAAAGTTCCTTGTATTGGTACGCCAAAAGACATAGAGGCTATCATAGATGCCGGATACGCTGACAGGTTAAAAGAAACAATGTGGATGGTAGGGTATCTTGCAGTGAAAGAAAAACCAATAGCGATGATCCAGCCAACAGAGAAAGACGGGTGGTGCGCATTCCGCCGGCCGGACGGTCTCTGCGAGCTGCATGACTGTGGACTAAAGCCGACTGAAGGAGTTCTGGCTTCTTGTAAGGTGGTTGAAGAAGACAATGTCCCAACATATGAAACGTCTGTACTTAGAGCAGTAGCTCATGAGTGGGTTAAGGTGGAGAACTTCGCAACTATAATGAGGGTCGTTTTTAAATTTTTGCATGAAAATGAACGTGGAAAATAAATTAGACAAAGTGGTTAATATCCTAAAAGAAAAAGGATTTGTAGTATATAGAAAGGGCGGGAAGGAGCCAGGTGTGTTTTACGCTAAAGAAGGTGACAGCCGGATAGGATTCGTTTATCCCAACAACGGATATATATACGACAGGATAAAAATGTGGTCTTTTTCAAGGGTGTATAAACCGCATAAGAAAACAGGGTCTTCGTGCTTAATGTGTGTCAGCGACGAATTTACGATAGAAAATGCGATTAAGAACATAGAGGATAGACTGTGGGTAAATTATATAAAAGACGGTAACAGAAAACGACCAGAAGAATATAAAAATATAAGAGAATTTGTTGGTAGCTTCACTAAATTCTACAGCTCTGTAGAATTAGTTGAAGTAAAATAGTTTTCCATGTAAGTTAGTTACCGGCACTGGTCTGCGAAGATAGGTGCCGTTTTTTTTTATTCAAGAAAGGAGGACAAAGATGGAGAAAAGAGGCAAGAAGATGCCTTACGAGGTAGTCATACAGGAAAGAAAAAGAGTGGATTTGTACGGTAACGTAGTGTATTATATCCATTGGTTTGATAAATATGGGTACAATATCACAAACGAATGGAAATTCTGGAGCAAGGGTCCGAAAAAGAAATACGATAGAGTTAATCGTTATCTAACGGATAGTTGGTTGAAGGAATACTGTGGGAATAACGATTTAAAGATAAGGAGAATAAAGGAATGAAAAAGATAAAAGTAGACAAAGTGATATTATACTATATGGATCGGGTAGACCCTGACGGGAACCCATACCGGTTCTATGTGTATAAAGGAATGGCATCTGAAATAGAATACTTTTGCACGGAAGAGGCAGGTAATATGACTATACCAATCGGAGAAGGAAAGTATATTGAAATCATGCCAAAAGAAATAGAGAAAATACCAGTAAGGGGATACAGGAGGCTTGCTGGAATATGGAATTGTGAAACATGTAACGGGAAGGGATGGTATAGGCTTTTTAATTATTTCAAATACAAGCCAGACATATGTTATATTAAAAACATAGGGCGTGATAAAAATGGAAACACAAGATATGAAATATCATTATTTAATGCCACTATGAATGTGACAAGGTATTTTAATCTGTGGAGAATGAAGCCAGGGATGCATGCTATGATAACAAACGAGTACGGAGTCTTGGATATTATAAAAGAAAAATTCGATAACATAAATATAGTGGAATATAGTGGAATATGGATCTAAATAAAAAGAGTAGAAAAGATTATGAGAAGTATCTTAACTCCATATCTCCAGATAGAGACGATGAGGCATGGATCATTGGAGGAAAGAACAGGTATTGCGGTAGAGAGAATTATGGCACTATGATCAAAAGGTATGATCCTATTGGTTTTAATGTAGGATACAGGGAGTGGGTAGAACAGCCAGAGTAAGGCGGCGCCTGCCCTGCCATGAGGTCGGCCTGGCTGTCTGTGGCCAGGACCGTACATTAGTCAGATAGTGAACGACGAAAACAATACAAATGTTTGTTAATTATGAGAGTAGAAGATTTAACGAAGTTTGAAGGAGAATGTCCTAACATAGTCGTATTTGGTACATATATGGATATTAGGGTTCCATTAACGAAGAAATGGAAGAAAATTATTAACGAGAGAGGAGATAAGCCAAACACGTATCATAACTGTTTGATTAGTTATATCTCAGAGCAGATCGCGTATTTGTTCGTAGAAAAATACGGACGGGTAATGGGTGAACATTATTATAACAAGTTTGTCCATGAATTTGACGGAAATATTCTGAAGATGGTTGGTTACTTCAGAGGTTCCGAAAAAGAGGGGCAAGTCTTCTGCGATATGATAACCGAACGTATTGAAAAATACGAAAAGAGAATGTCATATGATAAAGGTAAGTTAAACAATTAAAAAGATATTTATATGAACAATTCAATGGTCGCTCACTTGTGGGCTCATGAACAAGAAGAATCAGCATCAGGGAGCAATTTCTTCTTTGAAGGTACAAGTATTTATTCTTATGGGCATCACTTTGAAGTCGGGAGAATAGTAAAAAACAAACAAGGGAAGAAAGCATACCTGATAAATGAAGATTATTATTCTGCTACCACGAGCAAACATCAATGCTATGTTCGTAATGCGATACCAACTTGGGCAATGGTTTTCAGTGTAGGGGATAATATATCGGATACTGGTAATATGAGGTTTGTTGCCAGCAAACTGGAATCAATTAAGAAGTCTATTGAAAAATACAAAAGAGCTAAAACAGAATTATCTTATACAGATATTTGGGGCGCTTTTGGGAATATGATGGATTACATTCAGTTCTTTAACATGGGGACTGCTAAGAGTATCCTTAAAAAGAGTGCTAATGATTGGCTTGGAACCAATCATGAATTATCCAAGAGCGGAGATAGTATCAAGCGTAAGCACGTACATGAATTAAAACGCATCTTTCAAATTTTATTAGATCATCAAGGATTAAAAGTGTTAGGGACCGTAAATGTGATTGTTGATGAAGTTTGCGGGGAAGGTACATGGATTAAGTATTCAGAAAGATCTGAAAGATGGAGAAAGGGTGAGGAAGAAAGAGAAAGAATAAAATTAGAGAGATTAAGAAAGGAAGAAGAAGCCCGTTACAAGGATTTTGATGAAAAACTGGAAGAGTGGAAGTCAGGAGAAATCAATTTCTTGAATACACCTTTCTATATTCCTGGTGAAAAACCTAACGCCTGGATTCGTATAAAAGGAAATATTATTGAGACAAGTAAACAGATAAAGATTGGAATAGCAGAAGCCAGAAAACTGTGGCGGGCTGTGTCGGCAATGCACCGGGGCGCCGAGTTTCGGCACGGTCTGGTGGAGGACATCACCGGTCACCAGTGGAGTCTAAATCGGTACGAAAACGATTTGCTAACCGCTGGATGTCATAGGATAGCATATAACGAAATGGAGAGAATAGCAAAACAACTGGGATGGGTTTAAGTAACCCATCTTATTTTATAACAACTAAAAACAAGAAAAATATGGAAAATGCAATTATTGTTCCGTTTGATTTAAATACGGCGAGAAAAATTAAAAGCGGAGAAATAGAAGGTTCGGTATTAATTGATAATATTGAAATAGAATTTGTATATGAGTCGAAAGACTGTGCAGGTCCTTATAATTTGCTTTTTGTAAAAAAAGATGGATATGGGATAAGTGCTATATATGCCAACACGGAAGGTTGTATTATTGGCGGCACCACTCTGGAATTGAGGGTAGAGGCTGGAGCGTATTTCAAGAAAGGAGATGTATTAACAAGCGCTAATGGATATCAATTCATATATGATGGACTTATTACCAAAGGGGTAATGGGAAGTATATGTGGAATGGTAACATCTGGAGATATTGTGTTTGATTATATCAAAACATGGACTAATGTGTATAACGGAGATAAAAATCGGTATGTAAGAAAGGCTATAGAAGAAGAGAAGAAATTTTTAGCAGAAAAGATTATAAAAGCCGAAGACAGTAGAAAAATAGATATAATAAAACGATATTTAAGTGAATATGAGTATCTATTAGATGAGATGCCGAAATATGACTTCAAACCATTTGAACGAGTGCTGGTGAGAAGAACTAACCAAGAGAGGTGGAAATTGCATCTATTTTCCAGAGAATCAGTAGGAGATAATAAATACGAATGCTTAGGAGGGATAGGATTTAGTCAGTGTATCCCATACGAAGGGAACGAATATCTTTTAGGAACTAATAAAAACAAATAAAATTATGGAACAGAAAATGGTAACAATCCCGTTTGATTTAGAAACGGCGAAAAAAATAAACATAGGGGAAATAGCAGGTCGTATTGTGACAGAGAAAGGACGAAATAGAGCAGAAATAGTATATGAAGACAATTCGTCAATTTGTCCGTTATTGGTTGTAATTCATTCTATTTCTGTATCGGCAGATTGGTTTTCTGCTACAGGAAAAGCATTTAGCAGCGAAAATCGCCTCCTTCTTGAAGTCCTGGAATATACTACATTTAAAGATGGAGATGTGTTAAGCAACAAAGATGGAAGTTATATTTTTATTTTAAATATGCATGGGAAATATTTAACATCTTTGTATGCGAGTCTTGCAGCGGGAACAAGTCTTAATATATTGGATGATTTGGCTGCACACGAAAACCACATAGAATGTTATAGACTTGCAACAGATTCGGAAAAACAGAAGATGATTAAAGCGTTAAAGAAAAGCGAAAATCCTAAAGCAAAAGAATATCTGAAACGCTTCTTCGGGATTAAAGAAGAGCCGAAATATGATTTTAAGCCGTTTGACAAAGTGCTGGTAAGAAAAGAAGGAAATAAAAAATGGAATATCAGTTTGTTTGCAAGGGAAATTGTGGACGATTATAATGGATTGCCTTATAAGTATGAATGTTCCAATGGAACATTATGGGATTATTGCATTCCTTTTGAGGGCAATGAGAAGTTAATAGAAGTGTTTAAGAAAGGAATAACAGTAAAACTCAAATACGTGGAAAAACGAGTCCTGGATACATTTACGGACAACGGAATCGACCTGAGCAATTACACTCACTGTATTATTGTGAAGCGGAATTTTTATCTCGCTTGGTAACAGTAAAATACAAACGATATGAACAATTTTGTAATAGATACTCCAGATAATTTCTGGCAAATAAGATGGCTTGACAAGTATATGGAAGGTCATAAAGGATTCATAGCTGGTGGATGTTTTAAGAATATCCTTTCCGGAGAAAGAGTAAAAGACATTGATATTTTCTTTGAAAGTGAAAGCGATTTTCAGGAAGCTGTTAATTTGTTCAATGATGAAAAACATCAGAAAGAAGGATGGAAATTTAAGTATAGGAATGAGAAGGTATGCGCATTCCAGAAAGAGGGAGAAAAGGTATGGGTAGAGTTCATAGAGTCAGAGTTCGGAAAGCCGAAAGAGATTCTCAGGAGCTTCGACTTTACTGTGGCAAAAATGGCCTACTATAAGGAGCCTAAATACGAAGAAAAGGAAGATGATTATTTTCCATTCTTATCTGCAAGTATAGTAGCATACGAGTACAAACTACTCTATCATGAGAAATTCTTCGAACATCTTCATATGAAGAGGCTGGTTATTGACGAAAATATCCCTTTTCCAGTAAGTACATGGGAAAGGTCATATAAGTATAAGGGGTATGGTTACAATATGTGTAGGGAGACAAAGAAAAAACTTATACAGGCTCTTAAAGGCGTAAATGTAGAAGATGAAGATGTTTCTTTGTATGCTGATGGAGGATGGGATTAATCAAAAAAAATAATAGAATATTATGAGCGCAAGTAAAGAATATAAGGCGGTAAGGAACTGTATATTAAATGAACTTCACCTTACCAAAGAAGATATAATAAAAAACATAGAGCCATTATTGGAAAAACTCGTAAAACAGTGTATGCTTAATACATACGGAGGAAACAATCAGATAGAGCATTGGATTAGATGTATGGTGAATGACGAGCTTAAACAAAGGGATTATGGTTTTGTAGAAAGAATAAGCAAGGAAGTCATAAAAAATCATGTGTTGAATGAGTTGAACATAATTGTAAGTCCCAAAAATGAAAGATGCGTATGTGAAAATAGAGTACCATCAAGAAAAGATGGTTTGTATCTAATCTACGGAAATGGACACGCTGAGCCGTTTACCGGCGATAACTCCAAAGATTGTGTACAATACATCGGGTTGAAGCACAGATACATGTCATTTGCAATCTCACTGACGGAGCATGATATCGTACAATTGCTTGACGATGATAGCCGTGAAGAATCCGGAAGTGGGACATATTACGAACGTGAATGTGATGCGCTGTTTGACATTGACGGACGCGGCAATACGGAACGCCTTGTAACCAGAAATCCAAAATTGAGAAATCTGCTGGAAGATGGCGAGTATATACCATCTCTTGGTCAATTAAATTTAATGGCCCATTATATGGACGAACTAAACAAAGCATTCGCTTATGTTTCGGCATCTCCCCTCTCCTCGACGTGGTATTGGTCCAGCACTGAGAGCAGCCAGGCCGTCGCGTGGTACGTGGTCTTCTCCAGTGGCCTCACGGGCACCGGCAACAAGCACATCGGAGACATGGTTCGGGCGGTAATTGATTTTTAAAAAGGATTACAATGATAACATCAGTAAAAATAAAAGACAATACAAAAACTCCATTTGAATATGTTTCGGATATAGAAGCATTTGAAAATGGCAGAGAATTTATTTTCAAGCCAGGAGTGAATGTGATTATAGGGAAAAACGGTAGTGGAAAATCAACCTTGCTTAACATCATATCAATGTATGCGTTATGCGAGAAGTCCATGTGCTCTGAAATACCGATCGAGGCACTGGATTTTCCACCTATATTTGATGACGATGATAAGGTTTTTGATGGGATTGATATATCATCCGATTATGCAGGGAAAGTATTCCGTTTATTGCCATCGGCGGAGATGAATCGAGATAGCGTATTGAAAAACATCAGCAATCTCGATTTGTATGTGAATAATATTCGAAGATCTTATGGAGAGAAAGTGGTGTTATCATTGGAATCGCTTTTCAATTTAATGTTCAGTCAAAAGGATTATACATTTCCAATACAAGATCTTGTAGAATACAAGAAAAAATCAAATGCGTTTTGGATTAAAAGAATTGATAACCTGTTGAAGTATTATGAAAGAAACCGCATAACATTAACAGAAAGCAGTTTTGAATACACGGTTCTCATGGATGAGCCAGACAGAAATCTTGACATTGACAACATAATGCAAATTTATAATGTATTGTCATTCCATAAACCACAAACACAAATTATAGCCATAGTACACAATCCAGTGTTGATTTACAAGTTAAGCAAATTAGATTGTGTGAATTTTATAGAGATGACAGAAGGATATCTAAACAAAATTCGCATATTTGCATCTATTTAATTGAAACAATTATATACTATTTTACATAAACTTATCGCAATGGCTTATTTCATATTAATGGGAAGAAGAATCCCCAAGCAAGCTATAACAGGCTTCAAGTTCCAAAATGAAACAGATAACATTCGTCCTTTTCTGTCAATCAGGATAAGGGGAAAGGACGAAATTATACCTTTCAAAGATAAAAAGGAGATACAGTCCGTGAAAGCGCATCTGTGTTCTATCTTCTCCGGATTTGTAAAAATAGGCGACTGGTATCTCAAGATGTCGGAAGTTAAGGAATATAAGCCGGTGACTGCCGAAGATATGAACCCCTACATCTTGTTTAAGACATCTAAGTTCGGAAACATAAAAGTTCGTTTCCCAAAAGATGAAGACATGAATGCGGAATTGTTGGTGTTAGATCAACTTTTTGATGTAGAATAAACTATTAATCATCTTTTAAAAATCATGACTTGGAAAGAATTGAAAGACAAAATATCTCTTATGACAGAAGAAGAACAACGACAAGAAGTTGCAGTCTGGGGAGAAAATATGAATCTAATGAAAGATTGTTCCTTGGAGAAAACAGACGAGGATATGTACTATAATACTGAATGGGATTATACTTGTGAAGAAAGTGAATTGGAACCAGAAGACAAGAATGACCCTGATGTACATAAGGTATATGAAGCAGGAATGCATTATATTTATTCGAATTGATATTAAAACAAACTAAAGATATGAAACCGATATTAAACATAGAAGACGTCGATAAATTGAAGACGGATGAAAAGTTAATTGAATGTATAGCAGGGAAAGTGAATTATTACAGATTCTTGTGCTTTCATCCGAGAAATTCCAATTTTGTGATTTTACTAAATCATTGTGAAGAACCTGTACGGTTTCATTATAAGAACCTGATAGACCGATTTTTTACGGATTATACGCAACGTGATATTATCACCTATCGTAAGGAATATGCCTTAAAGGAAATAAAGGAATTTGAACAAGCATTATCCGAATTAGATGGTAAGGACAATTTAGAAGATTAAATAAAAACTAAAAAAAATCATGAGATATGTATGTATTTTTATCTGCTTTCTGTTATAGCTTATTTTTACGTTGTTATTATCATTCACTGTCATAGGATTGGTTATAAGCGTGAGTGATGAATGGCAGGAAATGGGTGACAAAACAATAGATAAACTTTAAAAAGAGATGAGTCATGAGCGAACAAAATAAGCAATGTCCTGAATTTTCATTTTTTGGTGCATCTTATCCAGATGCTCGTTGTATCAACGGATATCTATGGGATTTGGATAAATGTGACGAAAACGGGAATTTATATGGAGAAGGAGATATTCCTTGCCCATTCTGCAATACCGAGAAATTTATTGAGTATGATCCGTTTTCAAAAGAAGATGAATTTTATGAAGGTATTGAGAATGAAGAAAAAGCTAAAGAGATGTCCAGAGAGTGGTATTTGAATTGGATTAAATATATGCGAGAACACCTTAAATAATTAAGTATAATTGAATTATGACAGCCGAGAAGTTTAAATCTATTTGCGAAGAGAAAGGAATAACTTGGAATGATCTTATTCGCATTAGGGTTATCAGACCAAAGAAATTTCTCGGATTCTTTAGGCAATTAACAGGTATAACAATCGAAGGTGCATTCAATAGCTGTTCTGATTGTGTTGAAATAATGGCTGATGATGACAACGGTGTTTCAATGATGCACTATATTGATTACGAAGATATTATAGGAGTTGAATTAATTAAAAATTAAAAAGATATGAAACAAGATATAGAAGTGGCGTCAAGAATTGAACGTGAGAAAGTTACGCAAGAACTTCATGAATTTGCTGTTCCTCTTTTTAAAGCTGGTGCGGAGTGGCGCATCAACTCTGTGTGGCATTCTATAACAGTAATTCCAAATTGCCACCGTTTTATTGTGTTTCTCCCTAAGAAATCAACAATAGGATCAAAGAATCCAATTATGGGTATATTGGAAGAGAACAGAACTTTTATATCCAGCCGTCCAGGATGTATTTTATGCAGATTAGATGAAATGGAATCATGGGCTTATTTGGATGATCTATTACCTTAAGTAATTATATACTCAATTTTAAAAGTTAGAATTATGAAAAAATATTTAACAGACAAAGAAAAAGAGGAAAGAATGAATTACCTTACCATCCATAAATGTAAAAACGAGGATGAACGTAAAGAGTTAAAAGAATTATGTGATTGGTATTTTAAGGATACTCCTGTGTTAACTATGTCTTTTTCTTTAACAGAAGAAGATCTTCGGGTAACAATGGAAAGGGACGTGGAGTTGTCGGCGGTAGCCGGAGCGGTAAAGAATCAACACCATAAGAAGAAAATTTGAAAGGTTATGACCGACAGAGAACTTCTTGAAGAAAACAATAAGATGTTAAAGGAAATTCTAAGTTTTGTGAGAAAAGTTGATTCTGCTGAATACAGGGATCATCAAGACTTTATGGAATTTCTTAGAAATGTAGCAGCCGATATATGGGTGGAATATACGGAGCCCGAACAAAGAGGTAGATTGTTTAATTTAATGAATAAAAGAAATGAAAACAGTTTTTGATTTAAGCAGAGATGAGATTGTGGCATTGACAGACGAAGAGATAAGTCTGTATATAGACAAAGAGCTTGCTGGTAAGGGTATTCCAATTGAAGCTAAAAATTGGAATATAAAGAACGAAAAGGAAGTTGTGTACCCGGATTGCGGGGTTCCGATATTTGTTATTAAAGACATAGGTGTAGGATTTAGAAAGATAGAGGACGCTACAGAGGTGGTGAATTTACTGGTCAGGTCCAGGGCTTTTAAGGTGGGTTCAAATTATTTAAACCGATCTTATGAGAGGTTAAACGTCATAAACGAGGGCGTCGTGCCGGCAGTAGAGGGTTGCGTAGGATACACCAATGAAGAATTTGAAAGAGTTAACAAAGAAAACAATGATCCTGAATCAGCAAAAATAGGATCATTTAATAAGACGGTAGAGGAAGCCAACAACATGAGAAGCCGAGTGTTGAAATACGTGGACAAGATAAAACAGGAGCGTGCGTACAACATCGACCTTTGCATGACTTTCGAGAGATATATTGAGATAGCAGATAAAGATGCGGAGCGGGCTATGGCTTTCTTGAAAGAAGCCTACCCGTTTAATGAAGAAACAGAAGTCTTTATCAGGAAAAGATACAATATGTCTATCGATGTTAACCCGGAAGAAAATTAATTTATATTAAATCATTTTGTTTCTTATTAAGCAACAAAAGACATATCTTTGTCCGAAAAGTAAGAAACATGAAAGAGGAAGAAGAAAAGATTAAAGAGGCTATGACTGAAGCCCTGATACATTTAGAAGGTTGCAAATATTTTGTGGCCACGATAGTAAACGAAGAAGAATGTAGGTTTGATATGAGTCAGCGTATGTCTCCTCGTCAACTGGCTTTGGTTATAAAAGGTGTATTATCAAATAATAATATGATGATGATGGATGTACTACAATGGTGCTCAGCCAGGCTTCAAACAGAAATAGAAAAAGGAAAGAAATCAACTAATTAAATATTAATACAATGAATAGATGGTTTGAAATTACGGTAAAAGCCGAGATTGATAATATCGAGAACGGCAAAAAAAAGAAAGTAACTGAAAAGTATTTGGTAGATGCCTTGTCTTACACAGAGGCAGAATCAAGATCGTTGGAGATCTTCAAGGATTTGTACAAATCTTTCGAGGTTGTAAAAATTAATCCTATTAAAGTGTCGGAAATCTTCTTCAACGGAGAAGCTGAGTACTGGTATAAGTGTAAGGTGAATTACATTACACTGGATGAAAAGAAAGGTAAAGAAAAGAAAACTCCATGCTATATGTATATCCAGGCCGGCAATCCTAAGGATGCCGAAGCTGTGTTGACTAAAGGTATGCAGGGTACGTTAGGAGACTGGAATTGCGAGTCTATTGTGGAAACGAAAATCATTGAAGTGTTTAAATACGATCTGCAAAAAGGCGTAGAAAAATTGGGAGAAAAGAAAACTGATGAGTGATGTTGTTTCCCGTGTAGCACTTGCGACAGCAATTGTATTATTGGTAGTGGCAGGTGCTACTTTACTGATAGTGATTAAGACAGAAGAAGTGCCAAGATGGTTAATGAACTTACCATATACGCTGTCTTTAACGGCGTTATCTTTTTCAAGTATATCGCTTATATCTAAATACATATCGCTTGTATCGAAATATAAAAAGTGGAAAAGAAATTGTACGTCTGCGAAAAATGCGGACGAAAAGTAATGATAAGAAGTCATGGCTTATGCCAGGCTTGCAGGAGCAAAGAGTTGACTCCGAAGAAAAAAGACAGAATTACATCCATTAAAAACAGCAGCAAGAAGAAAAAGTTAGAGAACCCGGATTTATCCGGGTTTTTTCGTCTTATGTTGGAGGAGTTGAGTACTATTCGAATGTCTATGACCGGTAAGGCTATTCATTTTCCTACAGTATGTAACGTATGTCACATACTTCCGAAAAGGATATATAAGTCGGTTGCTACTTGCAGGGATAATATAGTTTTCCTTCATGAATCGGAGCATACGGTATTCGACATGTATCTTGACCGGATGGAATTTGATAAACTTGAAACAGAATTTCCTTTTGTGTGGAAGTATGCGGTAAAGAAGGTACTGAATATGGAAAGCAGGGGAATGATTAAAGAAAGAGGTAGATTAATTATTGAAATAATTGACAGATATGAGAAAACTTTATAAAATAAGAATAGAAGCTGACGATGAAACTATCTTTTATGCTCACATACGAAGAGAGAGTTATGGTAAGGATATAGCTATCGCAGTGAAAGATAGAGATAAAGATGAAGTGGAAACAGTGTTACATTGTATTAAAGAAGAATTGATTAGAGGAAGATCATGAAAGAAAAAATAAAAATATTGACAGATTTAGGATTTGTACCTATGGTGGAAGGAGAAGGAAATACGTTGTTTAGAATGAACGATGTTGTGATATCGGTGTCAGATCCCAACCAAACACCAGAGCAGTTAAAGAAGGAGGTTATGTCTTTAATAAAGAACAGAGACATAGCAGAAAGAGGCGGACAGGTTCCAGTAGTTGAAGAGCCGGCGCCTGAGCCAGAGCAGGCCCAGAAGGAGGAACCGGAAGCTCCGGAGGAGGGAGCCGCTTCTAACCCTGGAGAAGAGGATTCGAATCCGTTTACAGAAAATCAGGAAACGTTAGAGCCGTTTTATATCTGTGATGAGTTAAAGAAGATCGAGACTCCCAAATTCGTAAGATTGACATTAGACGGTAATCGTTTTTATGTAAGAAAGATGGATGATGGGACAGCCAAGATATATGCTTCGGTAACAACCATGATCAGAGACGGATTCGTAGATGACAAGACGGCTCTTCAAGAATGGAGACAGGAGATGAGGATGATTGGTCGCAATCCGGAAGAAGTATCAGAATATGATGCAGATAAAGGAACGATCATGCACTACCTATACGGATTGTACTTGACGGGTAGAGATATGGTCTTAAATCGAAGTTTTATAGTTAAGACAGTGCAAGAAGGCAAGCTTAAAATATCAAAAAAGAATCTTGACAAATTCTTTGGTAGCATAGATGATCTTGACGATATGATTGTCAGAGTTATGAAGTTTGCTAAGTTTTGTTCGGAGTATAAGGTTAAGCCGATGATGATTGAAAGAATATTGTCATTAGAAGATTATTTGGTAGCTACGCCGATAGACGCGATGGTTAAAATGACATTCAAATACAAAGAAGAAGGTTATTTTGGAGCCGTGTATCAAAGGGCTACGGGGCAGTTCAAAAAAGGAGATCCGAAGAAGGAAGTAAGAGAAGTGGAGAAAGAAGAGATTGTTATCTTAGATTTTAAATCAGGTGACATACGAAATGAACATGCTTTTCAATTGGAGGCTGAAAGGAGAATGGTTAAAAACTGGTACGGAATTGATGCACGTATTATGAATTTTTCTCCAAAAAGCACGAACAGTAAAGGTTATACGCTAAAAGAATGGTCTGATAAAAATGCTGCTATGGAGAAAGCGGACTGTGTGTTCCAACAAGGGATGTTGAATCATATCAGAAAAGATAAGAGGTTTAAAGTGAGAAAAGGAGTGCTGAATATCAATAAGCCGTACAATGAAGAGGATCATATTGTCGTATATGATATTGCTGAGGAAATGTCTAAAAGATTCGTAATATGAGTGATATTGTTATTCCTAAAGGAGATTATGTGGAAATCGTAAAACCGATATGTATCAATCCTTTTGGTGATTATTTTATTAACATCAAAAGGGGGTCAAGATTAAGATTATCGAAAGATTTGAAAATAGGGGATAAGTATGCAATATGCATACTTATATCTTACGAGAAATATGGCAAGAATGTTAATGTAATAATGCCTATACTGGTTAGAAACACAAGAAGAGTATGAAAAGAAAAATTAGAAGAACCGGGGAGATAATAGACATAATCACCTTCAGCGGCTCAACTACAAGAAGCGACTGTGACAAAATACAATTCTATGACAGCAAAGGAAGTGTGATAAATGAGAGTTTAAATTATTATCTCGATACCCTTCCTGTGGATGATGAAAACAAAGACGTGGATTGGGAACAACGTAGATTCGATCTTGTTAAGGCTTATTCTATTGAGTTTATCAAAACACTGCATAGAAAAGGAGAGATAGATTGCGGAGTATATGTACCAGATGTGGTGTCATGGTCTATAACTATAGCAGATAGAATCATAGAAGCAATGAGAGGAGTTCAAAATGCTTGATTTCAGAAGATACGAAAACGTACCCCGGTTTCAACTTGACCGCAGGCCTGGCAGGAGCCGACTAAAGCTGACCTGCCCGGCTTGCGGAAAAAGCCGGTGCCTCACCCCTTATATTGATGTGGCAACAGGCCAGGTTGTTGGCAACGAGTTCGGAAGATGCGATCATGAACGGACTTGCGGTTACGATAAACGACCTACTGGTAAGGATGTAGGTGACAAAGATCTTTGGATCTCGGGAAACAAGTGTATAAGAGCTTATCGTCCTCCTGTAAATCCTGACGTTGTAAATTACATACCTTTTAGCGAGTTTGAGAGGACTGTGGTTCCAGACGATAGAAACACCGTATTTAGATTTTTATCGTCTCTATGGGGAAAAGAAAGGGTATCTGATGTGTTCAGAAGGTATCATGTCGGAACAATGGACTTATGGGGATGGAAAGGGTGTTGTATATTCTGGCAGATAGACAAAGATTTTGTATGTAGAACCGGCAAGATCATGGACTTTTATATAAAGACCGACAGCCAGGGGAATGACATTGATGTAAAAAGAGTGAAAGAAAAAGACGGTGACAATGAGCGGCCTCATGTTATGTTTTATCACTCGTTGCATGCAAGAGACTTCTTGTTTAGACAATGCCTGTTCGGAGAACATCTTCTAAGCCAATATCCGGATAAGGTGGTTAATTTGGTGGAATCAGAAAAGACGGCTATTATATGCGCTGTGAATAAACCGGATGAGTTATTTGTAGCTACCGGTGGGTTGCAGAATCTAAGACCGGAAGTGATAGATGTTTTAAAAGATAGAAAGACCGTAGCTTTTCCGGACAAAGGACAAGCATTTGAGACATGGAGTAAAAAGATAGATGGGATGATGATGAAGTCAAGGATAAAAGTATCGGACTATCTTCAAAATGTTGAAAATGTAGGAGACGGAGATGATGTGGCAGATTTGATAATCAATAACAAGGTAAAAGAAAAATATCATGAGCCTGGATGTTTATATTAAGAACAAGAAGAAAGAAGATCGTGAATGGGTTGCGAACATCACCCACAACATGAACAAGATGGCACAAAGAATATTCGTATCAGAAAATAAAGAAACGCTGTACGATTATGTTTGGAGACCAGAAGAATTGGGTAGGGAAATAGATACCGATGAGATGAAGAATGTACTTACAAAAGGCATATGTATTATGATCTCTAAGAGAAAAAGTCTTTTGAGATACGAGCCGGAAAACGGATGGGGGTCTTATGATTCATTTCTTAAGTTTCTTATCGAATATAAAGAGGCGTGTGAAGATCATCCGGGTTATATAATTGAAGCAAGTAGATAATATGGAAAATTACAAAAACACTTTAAACGAGGTAGTGGTGATTGAATCGTCGCCAGAAACGTATTTTGTTTACGCTATTCGTAATGCTATTCGTATCTCTAAATGTGCGTATCCGACAGCCAAGAAAGTAATTTTCAAAAGAGAGGACGTAGAGGTAGAGATCTCAGAAATGGAAACTGAAAGCAGTTTGTATGAAAAGTTTAAAGAAAAACAAAAGAATAGGGTATGGAACTTAATGAGCGCCAACAACGGGTTTTAAGAGGCGAAATTTGTCCTTATTGCGGAAGGGAAACCGAGCTGGTCAATGCCGATAAAATATATAGCAGAAAAGGCTTAGGTATGGTTATGATGTGCAAACCATGCAATGCTTATGTCGGTGTTCATGAATCAGGGCCGAATAAGGGAAAAGCTAAAGGCCGGCTTGCGGGGCCATCACTGAGGTCTCTTAAGATAAGAGTCCATGCCGAACTTGATAGACTATGGTCTACGCCAGAGGAACGGGAAAGGATGTATAAAGATTTATCTGAATTTCTCTCTATACCGGAAGAGTACACACATATAGGTATGTTCGGCGAGAAGACGATGGGGAAAATCTTTCAGTTCTGTCATGTAAACAAAGAGCGATCAGGTTCGAGAATAGAATGGCATAAGCCTGGAGATAAGTGCCCTAATAAAAACAATCAAATAGTGTCAGGCAGTAGCGCATGCAGAGGATGTCCTGAGTATCTTCATGATGAGAAAGACGGGTATGTCTGGTGTGATCCTGATATGAGCTACGGCAGGTTGAAATAGGGCGCGAATTGCCTATCTTTGTGCTATTATTAATCAAAAAAAATATAAGCACATGGGCAGATCAACAGAGTACTACAGGACTCATCCCGAAGCCAGGAAGAAAAAGGCTAAAAAAGACAAGGAGATAAATGCCAGACCGGAACAGAAAGCCAAACGCCGAGAGCTTGGTCGTAAAAACTACGAAACGGACAAGAAGAAGGGTAAGGGCTGGAGAAAAGGAAAGGATTGTTCTCATACCAAGAACGGTCTTAGGTATAAATCAGTAAAAGCTAATAGGGGATCCAAATCGGATACGAAAGGTGACAAAAATGCAAGAGGATCTGAAAAATAAAATAGATATAAGAAGGATATTCAAGACCTCTAAACAGGTTATGGAAGAGGCGTATGAGAATATCTTGAAATACAGGCGGGGAGAGCTTATCCCCGCTAAAACCGGATACGATTATATTGATGAGGCTTTGCTTGGAGGTATTTTTCCTCAGCACGCTATTGCCATAGGAGCCCGGCCATCTGTAGGTAAATCGTATGTGGCCCAAAAGATATTGGAAAATGTGATGAATCCGATGATCAACCCGCAAGCAGAAGATTATTTTCTTGTTAATTGCGAGTTCGAAATGAATCCTCAAGATCTTCTTCTTCGCAGAATGAGCCAGGATATGAAAAAGCGAGCTCCTGAAATATTAAGAAGGCAAGATTCTAATACAGTAGAAGAGATGAGGATGTTTGAAATCCTTCAAGGTGAAATCAGGAATAATATAATATACATCGATGCTCCGTGTACGGTAAAAGAGTTTGAGGCGGCTGTGTATCATATAGCTACCAAACACAAAGACAAACGTCTTATAATATTTAAAGTCGATCATATTGCTTTGATAAAAAGAATGGGGTTAGATCCTAAGTCGGCTATAGATGATTTGGTGGCGGTTATGAACGAAGCTAAATTAGTATATAAAAACATATTTTTCCTCATCATATCCCAATTCAACAGAGAAATAGAAGGAAGGATAAAAAGCCCACAAGAGCAGCCTCCGCGTCTTTCTGATTTTTACCAGTCTGATACGCTGGGTCAGTTATGTACGTTAATGATAGGTTTGCACAATCCTCGTAGGTACGGGCTGGATAAGTATATGATATTTGGGAAAGATTGGTATCAGACTCTTGATAGGTTTAAAACTGAAAACAAAACATCATTCAGGACAGCCGGACTGGTGTTTCATCATATACTGAAGGTAAGGCAAGTTAGTATGGAAGAGCTTACTAATACAATCCACCCAGAGATCTTGCCGGGGCATGGATGGATGTACGGGGAGGGAGGGACGAAGTTCGTGAACCCCAACCAGCCGCCGACGCCGCCCAAGCTCTATACTGTGGAAGATGTTACGGACAATCAGGAACAAGAACAAGAGACAAAAGAAGAACAGTCATTGTATTAAAAAAAATAAGAACCATGAGACTAACAGTAGAAGAAAACGAATACCTGATAAGTAAGTTCCTTTTGGTTCTTACTGAATTTGCAGGGGATGAAAGAGAGATGTTTTTAATCAACTCCATACATGATAAGGCGGTGGCGGATATGAATTATCGTCTTCCGTCTTTAATAAGCAGAGAACGTAAAAGACGAGTCATTGAGCTCCTTAAAGAAGGAACCAGAATAATCAAGGACTTTTCCGGCTATGCAGGTGATATGGGTATGATTAACGAATACGATCGTCTAAAGAAAGAAATAGGTACCGTCCAAGACCAGCTTGGTGACGTAGAAGGTCAACTTCGGGCAGCAGGAGAAGTTATTAAAAAAGAACTTGATATGATTGCTGACCGAATCAAAGAAGACCTTCTTGATCGAGAACTGGCTAAAAGTAATGCCGAGGCCGAAAGAAAAGCCAAAGTAGATCCGAGATACGAAGTAGCTTTAGGTGATTACAAGGAGATGCTGGAAGTGATTTTTACAACCAGAAACAAGTATTCTACGGTAGATTCTGTACATGACGATCTTCGACAGTCGGTATCTACCGGTAGAAATTCGATTATTAAAGAAGGGTACAACAGTTAAAAACAAGGAGGGAATATGGAAAAGAAGGAATTTAAAGTAGGAGAAGTATTTACTGCCGGACTTGTAAGATTAAAATGTGTGGAAGGTGATACATGCGATGGATGTATATTCGAAGATTACGATTCTTGTTCATGTACAGACATAATTATTGGTCCATGTGGACATGTTGATAGACAAGATAACAAGAATGTTATTTTTATTAAAGCTGATTAAGAATGTACATCAATTTCAGACAACTTGCAGCATTAGACATGACTCCTAATGATCTTGCCAATCTTCTTGCCATAAGACAGAAGGATTCGGTTATGATCGAAGCCATGCCGGAAGAAGATGCTGGGAGGTATATAGAGCTTGGCCTGGTTGAGAAATTAAAATCAGGCGTGATGAGATTGACCAACAAGGGAACGTCTTTTGTGAATTATATAGAGACACCGGAAATGACAGACGAGGTTCTGGAAACGTTGAAGATTATGATAGGAATGTACGAATCATATTCAAAAGACATAGGTGTCAGCAGAAAAGAAGCAGAATCCAGATTGTGTTGGTTTATGGGTAACACCTCATTCAAGAAAGAGGTCATACTTCAGGTAACGGAATCTTATATAGCAGAGTCAGGAGATTATACAATGAGCTTATGTAACTTCATATGGAAACCGCCTTCTCAGGCTTTTTCAGTTCATATGAACCTTAAAAATTCAAAGCTCTTTGACTTAATAGCTGAAAAATTTAAGATCGCTACCGAGCCTTATTTGGAGTCTAAGAAGAATAAGGAAATGGATTGGTTGTTTGCCGTATCTAAATTGCCTACGCCGCCGGCTAAAGGCAATCCGGATTATTTGTTTACCGGAAGTTCTGAAACAGACAAAGAGCGATTGAAAAACATAAAAACGTATTTATTTAACAAAATTAGAAAGCAATGGAAAAAGTAGAAATCAGAAAGATAATAGAGGATATAATTATTACTCAGTTTCTTAATTCGGAAATAGATATAATTCATGAAGAAGATGTGACGTTTAAAGAACTTGGATTAGATTCTGTTGATCAAATTGAACTGGAAGTGATGGTGGAACAAAAATTCAATATTGTTATTATTGATTATGATATGGAGACCATCAAAGATATGACTGATCTTGTTTACAAAATAATAACAGAAGGGTATGGGAAGTGACATAATTTTATGCATGGCTTTAATAGCGTCATTTGCTTTTGTTATACAGTTTTTGTTGTCGATATTAGGATCTGATCTGGATACGGATATTGACATTAACAGCGCTTCTGATTTAAGCATGTCTTTGTCGGACATCATATCATTCAAGGGCATAACACATTTTATTCTTGGATATAGCTGGACCACATACTTTTCGGGTTCCCATTTAGTAGGGATCGTAATAGGGTCGTTTTTCTTTATCGTTTTGTTTTATGTATATAAGTTACTTCTTAAGTTAAAGCAAGAAATGGTGTACGAATATCCGGAAGATTTAAATGGCAGAGAAGTGGAGATAGTGTTTAGATCAGGGAAGAATCATTATATGGTAAATATTTCGAAAAATGGAAGACAAGAGCAAATGAGAGTAAGATGCTTGTCTGGGAAAACCTACAAAAACGGCGACAAGGCGAATATAAAATATGAAGAAGGAGAATTAAGTATATAATTTAATATGGATTTTGGACAAGATTTAGAACCAGAAGAACTGACCAATCATTATGATCAGTGTTATGGAATTGATTTTGAAACAGAAGAAGAGGAGGATGAAGAGTATGACTGACGAGGAATTTGTATTGGATAATAAGAAAAAGGTTGTTGTAAGAAAAAGAATATCTTATTTAAACAAAGGTGATAAAGTATGGATCGTGTCTTCCGACGGGTATCTGCTACACACGGACGTAGTTAGAGCCGAACGCGGTAGATCTTATGTGGATATAGACGGGATTCTGTATTGGAAGCGAGGATTAGATGGCAAGCATCGTAATCGTAATAACTACATGCAGTTTGCCATGACACCAGAAGACGGTAAGAAGTATGTCGTATATTACCCGGAAGGATTTAAAGACAATAACTTATGATGGTCCCGGAAACGCATTTGCTATATAAGGAGTTTAATGGTGTGAAACGTCTTGCCATATCTTATTCCCAGATAGATACGTTTCTTACCTGTCCAATGAAATGGTATAAGACTTACGTAGAGGGCAAAAGGTCTACGGAAAAACAAGAAGCTACGTCTTATGGTACGGTTATCCATAAGACACTGGAATACTTTTTTAAGAACGGAAGACAGCCTTCTGGTAAAGACCTTGGAGAAGCAATAAGTTACTATGCTTACCAAGAAGACATACCTTGGCAATCACCAGAAAATATGATGATAGCCATGAAGCAATCTGGGGAACTTCTTGCTTGGATTGTGGATCTGTTTAAAAAAGATGGCAATAGGTTTATGATAGCTGATAGTGATCTTAATCCCTGTGAGAAACTTATCAGACACGGCGCTATAGTTGGAGTCGAAGAAGATTTTGTGCTGCCATATCGTCTTCCTAAGCCTGTTGATATAAATGGTGACGTTCATACACATGTGTACATAGTAGGATCGGTAGACCTTCATCTGGCTATAAAAAGCAAGAACGTAGTTCACCATTATGTCATAGATTGGAAATCAGGTAATAAGGTTTTTGATTCTAAGAAGTTGGAAACGAATTTACAGCATCCTATATATTCATTTTACATCTATAGAAAATATGGTGGAGTTCTGCCAGATATGAACATCTATTTCTTTACCAGGACCAGACAATACCAAAAGGTTAAAGTGGATGAGGAACGTAAAACAAAATCTATAGAGATGCTAAATGACACTTTATCTAAAATGTATGATTTTGAAGATAATAGTGTAAAATCATTTCAAGCGTACATCCAGGGAGCAGAAGGAGCCAGGTATAGCAAGCGGCGTGCCACCCTAAGCCAGCATGTTTCGCAAAACAAGCTGCCCTGCCCGTCGGCACTGTGTTATTATTGTGACTTTGGATTACATAACAAAAACGAATGCCCTTTCTCTTCAGATTGGGATCCGTCTAAAAAGATAAAACGATGAAATACGAGGATGTTCAAAAGTTAAGAACAAAATACCGGCAAGATCCGGAAGTTATAAACGTAGAATACATGAGAAACGTTGCTGTAAGATGCGGGAATTTCAAGAAAGCGTTTGATCTTCAGGAAAGACTGGAGGATATATGGTTTAACTACTTAAAAGAGGTGCAATGAAAGAAGCATTGATAGCAGGAGCAGCGGTCTTTTTATTATCATACTTGTTTATAACGACTCTTATAAAAATAAGCAGGGCAATAGATCGGTATAAGATGAAGAAGAAGACCAACAAAATAAAAGTCGGTTAAAGATACGAATACAAAGGCTACTTCATGGATCCATTTGAAAGAGGCAAGCATGTGATTAAGATATTAGAAATAAAGGAAGGGTTCGCTCTGTACGAGTATGAAAAAAGCCCAAGTTTATTATTTTCTATGAATCTTGAAGATATTGTTGAAAAATATATTTTAATTACTGATATAGAATAAGGGGTTATGGAAAAGAAAGTCACAATCAAAGAAGGGATGGGTATTTTTTACAAAAATGCAGGGAAAGATATATGGGTCTATATTGGACTTTTTGGAAATAAAGTGCTATCCATTTTAAAAAACAAAGGTGTTATTGCATGCGAAAACGATGCTGAATATTGCGTGTTGATGGATGGAGAAGATCATTTTATAAGTATAGCAAAAGACATGAGTCACGACTATTGTTGTGAGTACGTTGTAGAAAGAGCAGAAGCCTACAGAGACTACCCCTCCAAAGGTGCTACATGCAGTGTATGCCTGTTTGAAGATAATGAGAATAAAGCAAGGGAGATGTTGAAAGAGGCGATAATAGAACTTTCAAAAAATAATATAATAGATTGTGATGGGCTTTGAACTTAGACCTTACCAGAAAGAGGCAGTAGATGCCGGGCTTAAGTTTCTTACAGGAAGATCTAAGAAGCCTGGCATAATCGTGTCCCCATGCGGATGTCATGCAAAAGGATACGGAATACTCATGTATGACGGGACAATAAAGAAAGTGGAGGATATTGTAGTTGGAGATAGGGTAATGGGTGATGATGGAACCCCAAGAACTGTCCTGGAATTGCATAATGGAATAGATGACATGTATGAAATAAGACCTTTAAAAGGGAAGCCTTTTATCGTGAATAAAGGCCATATAATGTCAATGTATAGATTGAAAGATAAACGAAAAGATGGTCCATCTATAGAAGAAGCAAGCATCGGGGAGTATATAAAATTTGCTCCTTATCATAAGACGATTCTTAAGCTTAGAAGACCAAACGGTTTCGATTTTGAGGAATCTAAAAAGAATATGCCGTTAGATCCTTATTTTTTGGGATTGTGCCTTGGAGATGGCAGTATCACCTCCAGTCTTAGCATAACTACTCAACGACAAGAAATAGTAGAATATTTATATTCGTTTGTTAAGCAGTACAATATGTATATAAGAGTAGCAGAGAAGAAAGGAACTAACAATAAGTCAAAATCTTATTTTTTATCAAAAGGATGTGGAAGAGGTGGGAACCCTATAATAAATGCTATTAAAGATATAGGATTATACAATAGAAAATCTGGTGATAAATTTATACCAATACAATATCTTACATCAAATAAAGAAAACAGATATAAACTATTAGCTGGATTTCTTGACACAGATGCTTATTATAATAAATCAGGAAAAGGGTATGAGTATTGCAGTAAATCTGAAACAATGATGAAACAATTTGTTTTATTGTGTAGAAGTTTAGGATTGTTATGTTCAGGATACTCATGTAAACTTGTTGATGGTGTAAAATATTATAGAACTGGAATATATGGAAATTTAGAGAATATACCCGTAAGGGTTGGTATAAGAAAAGGAGCCAATAGGATAATAAATAAAAATCCATATGTTGTTGGCTTCAAGGTAGAATATGTAGGAAAAGGAGAATATTATGGTTTTACAACAGATGGGAACCATTTATATTTGGATGAGCAATGCTTTATTCATCATAATTCGGGAAAATCTTTAATAATATCCAAGATAGCACATGAAATAAATAGACCGACATTAGTATTACAGCCCTCAAAAGAGATTCTGGAGCAGAATTATGCAAAGGCCGTATCATTCGGTTCTAAACCTACTATATATTCTGCTTCATGTGGTATAAAGGAGCTGTCGGCTATGACTTATGCAACATTAAAGAGCATAAAGAAAGATGTAGCGAGGTTGAAGGATATAGGGATAGATACCTTATTGATAGACGAATGTCATTCAGGATATTCTCCTGAAGAAGGTTCTGAATTTATGGAGTTTATGAACAGGTTCCCAGAGGCGAAGGTGCTGGGCTTCACCGCCACTCCCTGCCGCCTCCGAACCTACAGTTCCATGCTGGAAGGAAACTATAGCAAACTCAATATGCTGACGAAAGACGAACATAACTTCTTCAAGAAAATAGTTCATGTGACTCAAATACAAGAACTAACCTCTCAAGGGTTTTGGTGTCCACTTAAGTACGAACGATGGTCGTTTGATGAATCGGCTCTGATGCTAAACAGTACCGGGGCTGAATACACCAACGAATCTATTAAAGAAAGTATTGTACGGAACGGCTTAAACAACTCTATCTACAAGCGCCTTCTTCAACTTATGAACGAGCGTAAAGCCATTTTGGTTTGCATGGATTCTATCGAATCATGTAATAGAATATCAGAGTTCATGAATGCCAGGATGGGAGCCATAACCGGTGTCGTGACATCGCTAACAACCAAAAAGAAAAGAGAGCAAATCATATCCGATTTCAAAGAAGGTAAGTTGAAGGTGGTTTTTAATTATTCAACGCTTGCTACCGGATTTGATTTTCCTGAACTTGATTGTGTGATGTTTGGGCGACCAACTTTCTCATATTCAACTTATTACCAAATATTAGGCCGCGCCGTCCGCATCCATCCTGACAAGAAAGAGGCGCTGATAGTTGATTGCTGCGACAACATGAGACGCTTTGGTCGGATAGAAGACCTGACAATCGAGCAATTCCCTTCTAAGGGCTGGTGTATGTTTGCCGGAGATCAACTTCTGTCTAATATAAGGATGGGTGATATTATTACAAAAGACGAGATCCTTCGCCGGGCAGCCTCGCTTAAATCTGTGAATGGAGATGGTAGGAGAGAAGACGATCTTGACAGCATAATAATGTGGTTTGGAAAATATGAAGGAATTAGATTCAAGGACATACCGGTGTCTTATTTTAGGTTCTTGGCTGAGAATATGGCAGTAAAACCAGGAGATAGAAAAGAAAAGATTATCGAATATTATAATAGGATAAAGGCATGAACAACAAGAGAAGAAAAAAAATATCGGATGTTATTAACAACGTAAATAAGTATAAAACAGATTTTGAATACATCAAATCAAAGTTATCGGAGTTGAAGTGCAACATAAATTCAGCCAAAGATGATGTTGATATGATTTTAGACGAAGAGACTGAGGCGAGAGATAATATACCGGAATCGTTACAAGACTCAGAAAGATATTGGGAATCAGATCAGGCTGTAGCTGATATGGAGGAGGTGGTTGATGACATGGAAAGTATTATAAATGATATAGATGATGTGATTTCGACCATAGATGGGAGCATTAAAACCATAAATGGTTCTATTAAAGTAAATTTGGAAGGAATAATATAAATGGAAACAAATGAATTAAGGGAAATACTTAAATTGTATGGTCTTCAACATGATGTTGTTATCAACAAAAGTTCAAGAAGGTATTCTATTATCTTAGACAATAACATAATAGGAACCAATCACGACAAAGAGAGGGTGGTTGTGTTCCGTCCTATACCGGAAGGAAAAAACACATTCTACATGGAGCGAGATAGGTTCTACACGGAGTTTGAAGAAGCTTTTGATGACGATAAAGCCATAGAAGCCGTAAGACAATATTTTGAAAACAATAAAAACAGAAAGTCATGAACGAAAATGAAATATTTAGATTAAAGGGAAGAATAGCCATATCCAACCTATCACGTGAGGACAAGGATATGATAAATAGCATCCTTGATGGTATCAATAAAAAGGATGAAGATGAAAAAGGGTATGTCTATACCGTAAGAATAAAACAAAACAACGGAAGGGTTGTGCATGCTACTTTATTTTTTAAAGACAAGAAAGGCCCTACATTTGAAGATTTAAAGAAGGAGCTTGATGATATGGGAGTTAAAAGTGATAATTATAGCAATAACGGCATAATTATCATTAACCGCATTGTCATGAGCGGAGAAGAATTTGACCGCTTTACAGGAGAATGATGGATTATATTATTATATCAAGCGATTAAAACAACGATAAAACAATGGAAAAGATGGACAATAATACTAAAAACATCCTTTATCCAAAAGGATCTATTTTTCGCATGTTGGAAAGTGATGTAATCAGTTCCGAATTAGAAATAGCCAGAGGAGCTATAGTGGAGGCAGTATCAGACATAGAGGTAGATGATGAATATGCTGAGGTTTGTTGCAATGGAGAGACGTTTATCGTAGGAACGGACATTATGGGTATTATTCCTGTCAAAGTATCCAGAGAAAACAAATCGGTGAAAAATGACATCATTGACGATAAACTACGATGGGATTTACTTCCAATGGAAGAGATTGAGGACATTGTAAAAGTCTATCATGCCGGAGCCAAAAAGTACGATCCTAATACTTGGCAGAATCTTGACAACGGATTTGAACGGTATCGAGCTGCAATGTTTCGACACCTGATGGAATACATGAAAGGAGAAAGAATGGATTCCGATACAGGATGTTTTCATCTTGCACAATGTGCATGGAACTGCATAGCTATGCTGTGGTATGACAAGCACGGGAAAGGATTAATACCAATAAATAAGGAGGAAAAGAAATGACAATAGAACAACTAAATTATTTATTAAGAAAAGAGCTTTATGCTATAAAAAACCATAAAGACAATATTGATAGAATCAAAAAAGAATATTTTGATTCCAATTATGGGTTAAAAGAAGGAGATAAGATCCGTATTTTACACGAAGCAGGAGATGAAATGATAGGCTTCTTGAAAAAAGTTGAAGTATGTGAAGACGGAGATCTGTACTTGACAATCCAAAAACAAAACGAAAAAGGTGACAGAGGCAGAAGAACATGGAATATGTATCTATCATCAAAATCAATTAAAATTGAAAAATGTGTATAATGCCATGAGAGTGTTAAGTTTATTTGACGGAATGTCATGTGGTCAAATAGCGTTAAAAGAAATAGGGATTACACCTGAAGTATATTATGCATCAGAAATAGATAAGTTTGCTATTAAACAAACGCAATTAAATTCCCCTAATACTATACAAGTAGGAGATGTAAGGGATTTGAATGTAGAAGATCTTGGACACATAGATCTTATTTTAGCCGGCAGCCCATGTACAGATATGTCCTTTTCTGGAAAAAGAAAAGGGTTGTCTACCGTAGAAGGAATAGAAATCAAATCACTTAATGAGTATCTTGAATTAAAAAAACAAGGATTTGAGTTTTCCGGTCAGTCTTACTTATTCTGGGAGTTTATCCGTATTTTGAATGATGTAAGAAAAACTAATCCCGATGTGTTGTTTCTTCTTGAGAACGTTAAGATGGGAAAGAAATGGGAGTCGGTATTTGATAATGCTATAGGGTGTAAAGGCAATCATATTAATTCAGCGCTTGTTTCCGCTCAAACCAGGAAACGTATTTATTGGACTAATATTCAAGGCGGCATTATCCCTCAGCCTAAAGACGAGGGTTTGACCATAAGTGATATATCTGAATATGAAGTAGATGAAAAATATTACTTATCTGAAAAAGTTTTAAACAATTTAGCTTTTCACTTGAAAAGAAATCACGACAAGGGGAATTATTATGGAGCTAATATTAAAACAAAAGATGAAAAATCCAATACTGTTACCGTAAAGGGTAAATTCACGTACGATCTTATTTGTGTAGCAATGAGAGGTAGGAATCCAGAAAAACCTACATGTAGAGAATCTGGTCTTAAAACAGTTCAGAAAGATAATCTTATTTTACAAATACCAAGAGGATTTAACAAAGGTGGATTTCATGAAGATAAGGCTCCAACATTATCTTGTAATTCATATGATAGAAACAATTTTATCATACAGAGAGCATTACATGGCGATTTCAGAATAAGAAGATTAACCCCTACAGAGTGCTCCAGGTTACAGACTGTACCAGATTGGTATAAATGGGAATGCAGCGAAACCCAACAGTACAAGATGTTGGGAAACGGGTGGACTATTAAAGTGATTGAACATATACTTAAAAGAATAAAAGAATCATGATTAGAACAAGATTTTACATTAAAAAATCCGACTGCGATAACGACTACCGTCCAGTCAAATGGCCTATAAAATATCCATATTGGTGTAGTGGTGAATCCGATGATTCATTCATACTTGTAGCGTATGCCGAAGACGAAGACAGCATAAAAGAGCTGTGGCCGGAAGCATACGATATTAATGTCTTAGAAAAAGATACTGAGGTTAAATTCACATTAAGATTTCCTAAGCCTAAATGGTATGAATTGCAAGAAGAGAGATTAGAAGAGTATGATAAATTATATGGTAAATTCGTATGGGTTACGGACATGTGTCTAAAAGATGGGAAAATAAGAAAGGTAAAAGCCAGAATAGAAGATTGTGGTGGTCTTTTATTAGCCGACACTCCTGGTCGTTACACCCCTTATCAGATAGGGGATTGTGCTTTTGAAAGCAAGGAAGAGGCTTTAAAACATGCAGAGGAACAGAGAACGGATTTAATTAAGTCTCTTAAGTTACAAATACACGAACTTGAAAATCTAAAATTCGAATACGATGATTAATTACGCGGCAAAAGCCAGAAAAGCTTATTTGATAAACAATTTCGATAAGATTCTTAACAGTCTCAACACGCTTCATTCAACGGTTGAGACCATGACGTTATTCGTAAACGACCAGGCTTATAATTACATTCTTAAGCTGAAGGAAGTAATTAAGGGTGGTCCTATGTACAGACATAATGTCAAACGATTCTTGAATGACATGGACAAAGAGATAAAGAGGTACAATGCTTCTATCTACTACATAAATAAAGAGCGTAGTGAGGTTATAGCTGATATAACACAAGTTATGGAAGACTGCCTCATGCCATACATAGACAACCTGGCTGGCGCTATAAGGGCAGCCGTGTGGTCGAAGGGTGTGTCTGAGGAGCGGACGGAAGCGGCGGTCCTGGCCCTTATCGTATCCTCCTTGGCCACGACATCAGGCAGACTTATCTCAGGTGGATATCAGATCATGAAAGAAATGGGTGGAGGTCAAGGTGGTAATCCATTTACGTTTATGAACATTGATAAGATAAGACACTTATCTACATCATTATCTGATGCTATTACCGGTGGAGAAATAGCTCTTGAAGAAAAAGAAGCCAATGACATAACTAAGGCGATGGATGTTTTTATTGAGAAAATGTCCGATTCAGATATTGTTGACAAAGTAATTAGCATACTCGAAGAAGCAGAATCTAAAAATAAGGAGGAACGATCATGAATTACTTAGATGGGTACGTAGAAGAGGTTCTTTCCGAGCCGTATTATGATGATTACGGATCGGGAATTTTCAGGTGGTGGGTGAAAGTGTCTTACGATTGTTATGGCATGGGAGCCGTTACTACCTTAATGTTTGATACAAAAGAAGAAGCGGAAGCGGTAAAACCAGGTTATAAATTTTTATGTTGAAAATAATATGAAATATTTTGTTTTATTGATGACACTTGTATTATCATCATGCAAATATGATAATCAAGTTAATGACGGATGGGTTATATACGATTTAAAACCTTTACGTGGTGGATGTATAATGTATTATGGTGAAGACGAAAGAGTTTCAATAGCTCACAGTAATAGGTTAATAAAATTCGTTGGGCACCAAGGGGAATACAATATAGGAGATTCCATTAAGATCGTAAAAATTAAATAATATGGAAAAGAATTTAAAACTCGTATGTCCGAAATGTGGCACCCCTCACCAGCCTCATTCTCCGCACACGATGGATGCAGATGGATTTGAAAGGTGTGAGATAAGAACTATCATGGAAGACAAGGGATGGTGCTACGAATGCTCTTTTTGGCAAAATATGTACGACAAACACAAAGACGATCCGGGATGGGTTAGGATAGACGGTAAAAGCTGGGTGCTTAAGCCTATGGTGGAAAACGTGCCAAGAGGATGGAATGGCCTTGGATGTGGTGGAAGAAAAATGTATGTCAATATCGAAGGGAAAGGCGTTGTTGTATCAAATAACTGCTGGTGCCAAGGTGATGTTTCGGACGCATTTAAGGAACTGATGCCTGATAATGCTACTTGGGCTACGAAGGAGGAATTTGACAAAGCTCCTGTAGTAGGATATATTATAGAAGGTATTGGTTTAGTTTTCACAGATAGGGTACATTTTTTATAAATCAATTAAGATAATTATATATCTCAATTAATTATTCACTTTTAAAAATTATAGTTATGAAAACAAAAGAAGAAAAACAAAAGAAATTTTTGACAGAATTTGAAATCAACGGGCGAAAATACGCTGGTGAAATATGGGCTACTTCTTGGGATGAGGCAGAAGATTTTGTTAAACAAAAAGCTGCAACAGAAGAAGTAGTGGGAGTTATTCCAAATGATTAAGGCAGTTATATATACAATTCTGCATATAGATGATAGTATAGATTCTATATGCAGAATTGTTTTAATTGTCGAACGTAACTGTCTCCGATGTTACCACATATTCACCTATACTTCCATACGCTTTAGAATATAATTCAAGTTCTATATGAGCGGAATAGGTGGCATATAAAGTGCCTTGACCCAACCTGGTTATAATAGGTCTGACTATTGATGTTAGGGTCAAATTTTGAAAAGATGTAGGAGAAGGCTCTGGTTCAATATTAGTTTCAACAAGTTCGCAACTCCATGATGTATCTGAGCCGGTTTCGTAGATCTTATCTACAGGATCTCCTATTATCGTATCTGGGTACTCATGTTGCTCACTGGTGTAATTCATTACAATAGGATTATCATTGTTTACATTGTATTTTTTACCAGGAGCAGTATATAGTATTTCACGATATGTTACATATTTCTTTTCTTGTTCTCTCACTGTAAACTGGTCAGGCAAATAAAGACGTATCAAAAAACCTAAAGAAGGAGATCCTACTCTATCTATAATAAGTTTAATGTCATCCTTCTCTACAAGCTCTTTCGTAGATTCTGTTTGTTCGCTGATAGTCTCTTTTGTATTAGATGGGACTCCTCCTTGGATACTTATAGAACCCAGACGTTGTTTTATAGAAAGAAAGGTAAATACACCACTTTGTGGAACGGTACCGACTATTTCATCATCAATGATTACCCCCCCCCTATACAGTTGGTAACTATTTGATATTCATATATTTTTAATGATGTTTCAAATCTTCTTCTCATATTCCTTTTAAGTAAGTATCAGGTGCAACAAAATCACTTATTGTCTTTATTATATGTATAGTATCTATAAAATATTTATCAACATCCATAGAAAGTTGAGGACGAAGATCTGAATCGTTTGTCTTATCTGTTATATAGAAATAGTACAGAACATCCTCCAGATAAAATGTAAGATAAATATCCTCTGTGACATTTCCATTATTGAAATAGCAATTGATGCCGGACCCAGATGGAGTCATATGGCAATCTATACTTTGGGTATCTCCCATAGTACACACGTAATTGGAACTGGCAATATCAACCGCATATTTTCCAACATTTATACCACCACTTTCCCTCGATCTCGTGGTAAGTATATGAACGGCATTTTTTCAAGTGGAAAGAGGTGCAGATATACTAACGGCGAAAACGGGAATTATCGTCTGAAATAAATCATATGACAAAAACCTTCTTCTCATTATTTTATTTTTTTTGCAAGATAGCATTTTTTTTCATAACAAAAGAAACCAGTTCTCTATCATCGCTGACTGAGAACTGGTAAGAAAACAATTTCAGAAAAAATTAAACCTACATAACCTTTAAAGTAAGAACAAAAAACGTATAGTCTACTCTTTGACAATGCTAAGATAGCATATTAGGGCCATATTGTAGTAATATAAGCCCAATATTCTTCGTCTACTTGTAGCTCACATCATCGTCTCCTTCCGAATCAGGAGTGGAGCCGATGAAGAACATCATTGACTTATTGTTCGTCTGCTGCCACCAGTTATAGGCGCGTGCTACGTCTTCCGGCGTCTTAATGTTATACCATTGTTTGATAAACGTCTGTTTAGCGAGTTGTCTAAATAACTTAGACTCACCTTTGTATGTACCAGATGTTACTTTATCAAGTGAGTAGTTCCTGAGATCGGTGAGATCCTTCAGTTTCCGTCCCATAACAAAAGGGTCATTAATGATATCCACCACATTAAGCTCCATAATAAACGGCATCTGAGATGCTATTTCATTTATGGTTCTGAGTCCTACATAGGATCCGAATTGAGTAAGCCAGCTTTCCTCGTTTTCATCATCATCACGCCATCCGGCAAGAAGCATAGACACGGCCTGCATGATGAGGAACGTGCCGGCATAAACACTGAGGCGTTTAAGATTAGTCTTTTCCACCTCACCCATCTTATCTTTATTTTCGTTCCAGGCATCTATGATATTTTTCATACCAGGCTCGGAAGCTAAGCTAAATGTTTTGGCTATCATATTCTTTAACGTAATTGACAGCCCTTCTTCTTCTTGCATTGTCTGGAAATTGAACCCCCTTCTTTTCCACAGACGTTGAGCCGCCAGCACCAGCCATCCTCGGTGGGCAGTCATGAACCTGGCTATCCAGTTACGTGATGCGGCGGTCCGGTTTTCTTCATTCAAAGATCCGTTACATATCTGAGACAGGCTACGAACCTGATTTCGGGTTATAGCCATCTGAGTCTCAACCTCCTCAACAGTAACACCCGATCCTGGTTTCACAACCACCTTGCCGTCTACGACATCTACCATACTCCATAAAGTACGATCTTTTAATGCATCCCATTCTCTTTTTATGGTGCTCTGTTCTTTATTGCGTTCTTTTTCCATCTTGAAATCCTGGAACGTGTAGAACCGACCTTTGTAATAACGAACGTTATCCATAGTAGCGATCATAACCTGCGGATCAAGAGGGTAGTTCATGATTTCCATAAAAGCATACATCGGTGAACGCATTAAGGTCCTGGCCGCCCTATTATATCCGGCACCATACATACGATTTCGGATATTGAATATCCCCATTCTCTCACCTATGACATATAATTTGCTTTTTCTATCTATGTCTCCGGTTTCTGCTATACAAGATGGCGCAAGACGTGAAAACTCAGCCGATGCGTATTTAAGGGAATCTTTGCTTATATATTGTCCTACGGCAGATTCCATGATGAGGTTAATATGACCTGTCAGAGCGCCGGTAGCTGCCACAAACGGGGACAGCGCTAAGTTCATGACCGACATAAATCTTTCAACGGCCATCATAATTCTTGTAAGATCTATCGTGTATCCACCGATGTTAACCGTAAGTTTCTTGGTGTTCATCCTAATGCCATAATAATGGTCATTAAAGAAGTCTCTAAACATCTGGTATGCTTGAGTTGCCTCAGCTTTCTTACCGCCTTCAAATTGCTTATTCAGTAACATCTGCTCCAGTCCTTGGGCAAGCTCTATAGACTTCTGCTTTTCGTTGTATAACGATGATTGCATCATAAGCATCGAATAAGAATAACCAAAATCATGAGATACGTCATCTTGGTTCTCTAATTCATATATGTAGTATTTAGGTATAGACCTAATCCTATCTTCTGGATCATATACTTCCCCTTGTCTGGTTTTACCGTATAGAGAATCGTCTACTCTGTCCAGACAGAGATCTGATACAAAATTACGAACCGTATTTTTGAAGTTGATACCCAATCCCTCCATACGTTCTATATCTTGTTTGGATATCTGTGGAATAGCATACAAATTGGGGCTCTGCTCTTTGTATAAGGAAAGGGATTGTCTTTTTATTTCCTTAAGTTTTTGAATCATATTCCATTGCTCTACGTTTTTAGTAGCAATCTCATTACCATCAGCATCATATCTAATGCCGAAGTCATTGAAATACGATTCATCACGATACAGGCTCTTCTTGGGCATACGATAACCATACCCATGATCTTTTACATAATCTGGGTTACGACCGCTATTTTCAGCTTCAGATTCAGCCACCCACGCTCTTGCAGGGTCGAAAGACAGGTACGATATATTCATACCATAATCTTGTGTGGATGTCCCGTTCTGTACGTCTTTAACCATCTGTGCCACGTCTATCTCACCTCGACCTATTTTACCAAGCATAGCCGCATATCCGGTAGGAGTCATGCGTTTGTAATATGAAAAGACTTGACTTCTGGCAAATTCATTAACAATAGCATTAGCCTCTTCTATACCTGATTCTCTTGTGTTATTTAAAAACAAGCTGGCCATCTTAGTATTGACAGCATTCCTAAAATCTCTACCGTCTAATTCTTTGCTTATTCCAAGCTTTTCTGACAAGTAGTTGGTTTCAGATACAGTAAACAAATATCGGTTATCAGCAGCCTTAAATAGTTTATCCCTTAAGGCTTGAATCCTTTTTGCTTTCTTTGCCGTAGTATGACGTTGCACAAACTTCCATTCCACTTCCTTGGAGTCAGCAAGAGCATTTAAATAAGATTGATTGACTTCGTTTTCAGCCTTACTGCTTTTAGTAAGGTATTTATCAATATCTTCAAGACCCACCATCTTAGCATAATCTATTAAAATAGCGTAATCGGTTTCAATAGCTTCAGATGCAGCCCTAAAAGCATCTCTTTCAGATGAGGTAAATGTCGCTTCATTGATTTCTCCGATGTCAGCCACATCGCGGTTATTCCCAATTATTTCCTTGATGATAGCTCTGTTTTTTTCTATATCTTTCACAATAGCTTCTACGTCTGTCGCATCTCTATCACTTGTCGTAGAATTAATGATATCATGCGCCATTTTAAGATACGAAGCCTTGTTGTTTGATTCGGTGCGTGCCGACTGATCTGACTCTATATCATTCCAAAACTGATCATTAAAAGCCAGGTGTCCTCCTAACATAAGCGTTCTCAGTGCAGCCTCCCCTCCAGACTCACGCTGAATCGTTCTCAATCTTTCCAAAAATGATTCTGATACGGCATTAGTAACATTATTTGATTCTTTTCTCCATACTTCATTTATAGCTTGTATTTCTTTAGCCATCTTGAGTTGATCACCGGTTTTATCGACTCTTCTGGTTCCTACATATATGTATTCTGAAGCTGCTTCCTTACGTTGTTTACGAAGCAGTCCTTCTTCTTCATAATTACTGCTCTTGAAGTAAGCAACTTCATCAAAATTACCATTGCTATCAATAAAAGGTTGCCTCAATATCCGTTTTTGCCGGGAAAGAGCATTAAGATATTCTTTAGTTGTTTGAGAAACCGGATACCCCAATTCTTCTTCAGCCTTTTTGTATATGGATTCCATTCTTGTGGCATAACTTTCACTAAATTCCAGTTCTGAATTTTCAGCATCCCACTTCTCCATCTGTTCTGTATAAATCCTTTCCTGCTCGATGGTAAAGATGTCGGTATTAACCCTATCAGAAGAAGGTTTGAATTTAGCGTTCTCAGTAACCGTATTTCCGTCCTTGTCAACTACTTCTCTTTTAAACACATAATTACGGTTATTGTCAACCACATCATTGATTTCTTCTTCTGATATCTCTATGTTCATGGCAGTTGCAAACGCTCGCATCTGCGCCAGCTTCTTATTACGATCGTATTTAGCCATATCAAGAGCACTACGAAGATAATTAGAAGTCTTGCCGTCTACTTTCTGAAGCAGTTTTTCAAATTCAGATTTATTGAAACCATGTTTTTTCGCATATGCCAGGAAGTCGGATATGGCTGGCTGGGCATTCACCATCGCATTATAATTGTCTTTGGCAATCATAGCTCCAAGAGCGTTATTAAACGGGCTGGAAGAATGTTCTAATATACCAAACCACCTACTTATCCAGGACACATCGTGTTGGACTTTATCAAAGAACTCTTTTACTTTCTTTACCTTATCTACCGGCACATGAAGTTCGTTCATTAACTTGTCAAGCAACGTACTTTCATCAAGATCTTGTACTGATTTAATATCAGACTGAATACCATTGATGTCGGCAATGACGGTATTGATCCTATTTGTATAATCTTGCTTTTCACGTTCGTCAAATTCGGTACTTCTATTACGGATATATCCTCGAAAATCGTTCATGATCGGAAGAACCTGATTGTTGATAATATCTACGTTCTTTCGATCATTGGTATTGAAATGAAGTTTACCGTCTTTGGTATCACCATGAAGGATAGTATTTACTACATTGCTTAAGTATCTGACCTGAGCTTCGGCTGTGGAGATCATGCTATTCATGGCAGCCGCCATCTCATTTTTGTCTATTTCGGTCTCTACCTTATTTATCTTATCTTCTATGGTCTTAAGTTGAGCAAGGGTCATAGATGTAGTTACAGCCCTATCAGAGCTTATCTGACGTAAGTCTCTCAATGTTTTTCTCAATGCCCGGATCTTAGACTCAAGAAACTTGTTCTTGTTCATAGAGGAAAGAGAGTATAATGTAAAATCATTATCCTTTAAAAGAGAAGTATCAAATCCTTTATCTATGTCGGTAATAGCAAGATCACGAATGTTTTTAATAACGTTATTCAAATCTTGTCTTTGGGTAGATAAAGCTGATTTAAGCCAGTTTACGATTCCAGAGAGAAGCTGCCGGACGCGTCCCAGGAAGGAGGTGGGCTCTATGGGCGCCGTTCTGTCCTGCATCTCCCTGGCAAGGATCTTTCCAAGAATTTCTTTCCTAACTACATTGTCAAGTTCAGTTCCTTCATATACCTTACCGTATGTATTATAATACTGATTTGCATACTGATTCCATTCTTCAGTGCCTTCTACGTCTTGCAAAACAGATTCAACAGCATTCTGATCTCTGTACGCCTCTACAAGGAAGTGGGCTGTTTCTTCTACTAAGTCAGACAAAGTAGCATCTTCACCGACTGCTATTACGTTATTGGCAATATCCGCCAATGCTTTAGCAGAAGGTTCGTGTCCGTATTTAGTTTGGTACTTCTCTATATAATCGGTCATGCCAACGACACTAACGCCCAGCGTTTTCAGTATCTCAACAATAGAATTTCGTTGATTACGTTCCTCTTGGCTATAATCCGATACTATCTTAGCTTTAGTATCAGCATAAAGATCATTGTCTTCTAATATAAATGAAACTACAAGCGCATCAAAGTGATCGTATTTAGCATCCAATTCATTGTATCTTCCAGACTTAAGATCGCTCTTTATCTGCTCCTTGCTAACTCTTTCTGTTCCTCCGGTGGCGAGTCTCATAGTCACCTTACTATTATCCAATGAATTTATGGTTATCATGCCTTGATCATTCATGGAAACATCAGAACTGAAATGATTACGAAGTTCGGTATAAGCTAAGGCTGAATTGAAAAGTCTAATTTGTCCTGCATGTCCTTCTCCTGTAAGATAATAGCTTCTTGTTTCCGGATCGAATATCTTGGATCCTGACAAAAGACCTTTCTTTATAAGGTAGTTTATTATCCCACCTTTTGTTGATAAAGAAGTGGAAGCAGAGGCGGTCATAACAGGTATAAAAGATTTGGGGTTGTTAAGGACATACTTTCCAGCCTTGTAAGTAATGTCTGCCACGCCATCCCAGGCAGATTCTTGAACGGTGCCAGATAAGAATCCTATTCTGATATCATTCCCGCCAGAGCGAAGAGCTTCTCCGTAATCTTCAAATAATTGATTACGATCATTCATAAAAAACAAACGAGGTTCTCCAGTCTGATACGTTACACCCACAGGATTAGAATCTGTTTCTGGTAGCTCTTCTGGACTAAATATCTTAAGACCGTCTTTTATAACCATATAATTAACATCATTATCCTGTACCATAGATACGGGAGTGAAGTCCGAAGATATAGCATCTTGTAGATACTGCCCTGAGTCTATTCCTGGTTCTTCCGGCACGGAGATCCTTGACGGAACCATAGCATCCACCAACATAATATTATCACCCAGATCTTGGCTATAGAATCCAAAGCCTGATTCTTGAATCCCATAAGGTGCATCTGATTTCGACACAAGAATAGGGTTGCTCATCTTAGAAGCCTTATCCAGCACCCTTTCTCTATAGGTCTCTGGAATAAGGCCGATGTTAGATTTTACCTTATTGTAAGCCTGTTTGTTGATAGGCACATTCCTTCTCCAGTCACCAAAAGCCTTTAAGAACTTATTAGAAAATACGGTTTTAAAAACAGTAGTAGCCCGTTCCCTATTTTCCATAAGAGGAATAGATGCTATCTTATCGAATAACATAGACCTGTCCCCTGATCTGGTAGAGACAGAAACAACTTTCTTTTTATTATCTCTTTTAATAATACACGTTGATACCATGATAAAACATTTTTGTTATGAGACAAAGGTAGCCAAAAATCAAGCATATCATAAAAAATTAAGCCATCTAACTTCTCAGTCTGATGGCTTAAAAATAATATGAAAAAAAATTATAATCTGACGCAAATCGTCAAGTTACGCTTATGCATTGTATTTGTACCCATTTCTATGAATAAACCTTCCCGATTCGAACCTTTCCACATCATCCGGTCCAATAGGTCCGCAGTCTTCCCTCCTTGCCTCATACCACAGCCCAGGCTTACGAAGTCGGCAAGTTATGATATAATTGAAGCAATTGTGCGTAAAATGAAAAACAGATCCTACAGGGAAATACCTATCAGCTTGAAATACGATTCTTTTTCGTTTAGTATCAAACGTGATATCCCCTACTATCTTAGCCACGTAATAGCTTCTGCCATTTAACGTTTCATCTGTTTGTGGTATCCAATAATAACCTTTTGTCATGCCACAAATATATAAAAAAAGTCGGACAAGATACATGTCCGACTTTTTTTTTACTTTGATTCGTTTTCAAACCGCTTTATAAGAGAAGCAATATCATCACCACAAATAAACATCATTCTACGTTCTTCTTTTGGTTTATGAGACGTTGGGATGGTTTTGTTTATTTTAATCTGATTCGCCAGACCTCTGCCTAAACGAATATCAGCTTTTTTACCTTTAATGTTGAACTTCATAGATTATTTGTTTAAACAGACCAATTCCGTCTATTATAATATGACCGCTTCGCATACGACTATTATTAAGATTGTAAAGGAAATTAAAACCACTTTCTTTTTCTTGTCTTTCAAAAGAACTGATATCCTTTCCTCTACGAGCTCTTCCAAAAGCCTTCTTAAACAACTTTCCTCTGAAGGTCTTGACAAGGTTCTTGGTAGCTTTATTACCGGCTCTTATCGTTACTTTCCTTGCCTGGTTTTCTGAGACAAAACTGCTTCGGAAAATATACGATGCTGCTGCTTGTATATCTTGTTTAGTAATCATATGCATATGCCAAACATTTCTTTCAGAATACTGATCTTTATTCCGTATATCAATTTCATCTCATCTCTATCATATACGTCAAAAAAGGATTTACTGGGGTCCTTTGGATTTGCGTTCAATTGAATTATGCAATTACCAGTATAAACCTTAAGCCTATAATTATCGGAGTATATATCCTGCATGGTCTCAAATGTCTCAATTAAATTTTCAACAAGAACTCTGTTAAATGAAAAAGATTCTTTGCCATCACCTTTAAATGTGATATGATCTAAATTCTTGTTGTCAGATTCGTACTCTAACTGATTGCCGTCCATCATATCATAAAAGATTGACTTTCTGATTCTAAATCCCATATTATTTTGTTTTTAGTTAATATAAATCTTCCGAATACAATTGTTCTCTAATGGCATTCCTATCTACTACCATTTCTTGATTATTGTTTCTAACAAGTTCAGATGCTTCCTCTCTTGTTAGAAACCGGTTCTTGCTTGTCAAAAATCCTTGAATACTACGGTTTTTATGGGCTATGCCGTATGCAGCAAGTTGCGATATTATAGAACAGTGTCTCAATCCACAAAATACGGTTCCGGATGGTATATTTATTGGACCGTGAGGCTTATTCTTGTAATCTTTAACCCAGATAGCTGCGCATATAACAATTTCCTTATCACACATAAATCAATAATTTAAAATACCATTTTTACCAATATGCTTCTTTTCTTCTTCAGTAGGCCATTCTTTCTTGAACTTACCGTGCCACGTTCCAGGAACTACCACCACTTCGTCTCCCTTACTATATTCAATAGCGGCACATTCAGAACAAAGAGGCTTGCCTTCATATCCCTTTAGCGACTTATCGTAAATACGATTCTTACAAGGTCTTATAAGAGCCCAGTAATATGATGTGGCTGTATTATCTATACAGCCACACTTTGAACATACAAACAAACTCATCCCGCAATCTCCCAGTCATTAGACATAATATCATGTTCGGTTGGATTCCAATTTGATGCTACTTTTTGACCTGTATCTACCATCAATATATTTACGTCAGATTCTGCAATAAACATACAGATATACTTTTTACCCCAATCGATTCTTTTTATCTTACGACCTAATTTAAGCTGTTCTAAAGCCTTTTCGAATGTCATGCCATGACGAGGCAGTTTGAGATACTTTTCAAGTCTGTCGGCGGCTTCATTTGGTGTATGGCCATCATATTCGAAAGCGGTTTCTCTTTCAGGAACATCAAACAAATCCCAGTATTTGCTTTTATAGTGATTAGATACCTGACCGGTAGGCAGGATCGCCATCACAATAAACCAGTCATCAGAACCGAAGCATTTTTCTCCGTCGCTGTGTCTCCTTGATTTGCAAACTTCAACCTGTCCGTTTCTGGCTAATAGATTAAAGAAGGCAGCGTTATACAACATGCGGTACCGATACAATTCATTGAAAGTATGGTATCCGTCAGAAACTTCTCCCATGTCTCCTGGTTCTGCTTCAGGTTTAGGATGATTAGGATAATAGTAGTCCACTGATGCTTCTAACACAGACTTGATGTGTTCTACTATCCTCGTAGCATCATCATGTCTTAAGAAATACTTGAATCCTTCAACGAATTTAATATCTTCATTGATTGTTGATTCGAACTCTTCTTTTGTCATCACTCCAATTACATCTTTTTTAAAATCGTCTAATCCCATAATTTGTTTCAAATTAATTGTTACTATACTTTCTTTATCCTACAATACAAATCCCATAAGAACTTAGCAGAAAAAACATCCCATACATTATTCTTCTGCAAAAGATCTACTTTGTTAGCAAACCAAGACCATATGGGACCATCATATGAAGAATCAGATGATTTCCCCAATCCAATTTTCTCCATTTCATTCGCCACATCAGAATAAGGATCGAGCTCGACTCCCCTAATCATGTTAATAACATCATCCTTATCTAACGTAAATTGAAACTGCTCCTTATTAGACAGATCTTGATTTATTTTGCCCGTTACAAACCACTCTTTATCATAATATAGCTTAATAAGCTTCTTTACTTTCTTTTCAAGAAAAGGAAACTCTTGTATGACTTCCATAAAATTAGATTCGTCGGCTTTGCCTTCTATGAAGATAACAGTTTTGCTTCCAGGTCTATGATCGTCTAAGCTTGCCGGGATGCCAAATATCGTCCATCCTTTAAACTCAGCTATCTTAAAACGCATAACGTCAAACACATTATAGAAATCATCACAATCTATAGATTCTATTACCTTAACATCCTCTTCCGTAAATTTACCTCGTATTGGAATAACGTGATGACCAGGGCAGCCATCGGTTCCGAAATATGCGATTCTAACCATATTATCTATAATATTTTAGTTGTTATGAAATCCTATATTTACTTACATCATCGCATAAGTTACACCCTCCTGTACATCCACAAACCGAACAATACAAGTCTCTTTCTGCCTTCGATCTGGATTGGAAATCCCTTACGGCTTTAATCCAGGTAGGAGAAATAATCTTACCGGAAAATACAGGTACATTTAAGATTAATGTTTTCATTATTTTGGCAAAATATTCATATAACACGGCACATCCACCACATCTCTTCTACGGATGCGCTTATCAAAATAGGAAACCATATAAGTATTTTTACCTTCGTGATCAGGTCTGGGATCGAAACATTCAAAAACGAATCTTGTTACACCTTCCAAATGACCAAGCATGAAAACAAATTCGCCACCATATCTTTTATTAGCCAATTCTTCTACAGTCATAACCTATCCCCTCCTAATCCTGAATTGATGCTAACGTACTTAACACGGACATCATTTCCACGTCCAAGCTGTCCCCAGCCGGGCGATGGCGTTCCCTTTGCCGGAGCAGCGACAGCCCTAAGCCGAGGCCAGTCCTGCTTTTGTCTTATGGCCTCCGCCTCTTTGTAATATTGGTTACACAGCTCTTGATCTTCGTAGTTGGAAATTTTATAGTAAAACATAATAATTACTACTCCATTATAGACGCTTCATTGAGATTCGTAACCTCATCCCTCTGCATCCGATTATAGAGGATATCAACTCCTACCCTCTGTATATTTATTGCAGCATTCAAATCCCTATCTATTTCAATGCCGCAATTTTCACACTTGAAAACCCTATCTGATAAAGTTAAGTCTTCTTTCTTCCATCCGCATTTGGAACATGTTTTTGATGATGGATAAAACCTGTCTATTACGACAAGTTCTTTTCCATACCAATTACATTTGTATTCCAACATGCTTCTAAACATTGAGAAACTTGTATCGGATATAGCTTTAGCTAATTTGTGATTCGATAACATTCCAGAAACATTTAAATCTTCTATACAAATAACATCATAATTATTTACAAGCGAAGTGGTAACATTATGAAGAAAGTTGTTTCTCTTATTAGCAATCTTGTTATACAATCTTGCTATTTTTATTTTATTCTTTCTATGTCTGTTACTTCCTTTATTCTTTCTACTTAAATGTCTTTGTATTTTAGCTATTTCAGATTGTTTCTCTCTGAAAAACTTGATATTATCAATCACAACTCCATCAGACAATGTAGCAAAAGATTTCAATCCTAAATCTATTCCGACTGATTTACCAGTCTTTCCCTTATTCGGTATAACAACATCAACAAGAATAGAAACGAAATATTGACCACAGCAATTCATTGATATCGTACATGACAACATCTTTGAATTATCAGGTATATTCCTATCAATAGATATCTTAACCCATCCTATTTTCTCTAATCTTATCTTATTGTCTTTTAATGAGAATTTTTGATTAGGTAATCTATAAGATTGGTTTCCAGATTTCTTTTTAAAAGAAGGTCTGCCTATTTTCTTCTTTCTTGTTTTAGAGAAAAACTGATTGGTAATTTCTTGAAAATCCCTTATCTTTTGTTGTATAGCAGCGGCAGAGATTTCATTCAACCACGGCTTGTCGATTATTAAATCAGATTTAATAATGATTTTAGGTTTAGGATTACTATCCTTATCATAAGAATTGAAAGATTCGACATTAGCATTCCAAATTACACGGATACATCCAAAAGTCTTAGAAAGCAACACCTTCTGAGACTTATTAGGATATATTCTGTATTTGAAAGCTTTATGCATCGTTTAATTATTTAAAGGCAAATATAGTTACAATTCTATGATTATACACGACATTCATGAGTTAATTAGATTTAAAATAAAACAATATAAATTAAAATAAAAACCCGATACGTTAAAGTATATCGGGTTTGGTATCAAGCATAAAACATAGTCAGATCTTAGGCAAAGACTCAAGCCATTTTTTAATGTCTTTATATTGAGGATCTTTATCTATTTTGTCTTTCAGATCGTGCAATGCCGTATCTATAACCGTATTTGGCACACCTATTAGTTCTCCTATTATATGCAAAAGAGTCTTATTCGACTTAGATTCATGCGCTGTATTCATGTCCGAAAAAAAATGCTATAAAAACAAACCGGCCACGGGTATTCTATTGCCCGCCGACCGGTATCATATTTTTTATTCTTTTTATTCCCTTTCGGGAAAAACGGGAATGCGGGAATCATATTTTTTACTATGGCTCCCGCACCGCCGGAAGGACTTGGGTCTGGATCTCAGGTTAGATCCTTCCAGCTTATTTTTTCGCCGAGGTAATCTTGCACGGCAAGCCATCTTATAAAGGCTACTCCTTCGGGGGCATCCGGATCATTCAAATACATTAACGTAGCTTTCACCAGCTCGTTCTCACATTTGAAGATCTTCGGGAAGCCATCCGAATAGTACATTGCAAAGACATATTGGACATCGCCCCATGTCGCTTTATCCGGCTTCTTCGCTCCGCACTTTTCAAAAATATCTTTTATCTCCGACTGCTTCCAGATCCTTTTAGATCCATCGACGTTAACCATTTTCTTAACCGCTTCGTCAGCAAGTTCATTAGAGAAATGATAGCCGTAAGTGTCTACATATTTCTGATAAGCTGGATCCTCTGCGTCTGCTCCTCAATAAGAACGACCACGACCTCTTCCCCTACCTCTACGCATCTGGGGACCATCACCGTAGTATCTGTCGTCTCCATAATAATCGGTCGGGTAAGATTCGTAACCCATCCTCCGGTATTCCCGGTCCTCCATTTCATGACGGCGTTCGCGTTCTTCGAGTCTTCTTTCTCTTTCTTCCAACTCGTTTTCGCGTTCTTCCATCTCTTTCATTTTTTCATGCATACCATAATGGTCATAAGGAGGAAGGAATCCATGTCCGTAACCCATGTACGTCCCATCAGAACGACGACTACGACCTCTGCCTCGTCTATCTTCTATCTCGTCATATCCAGGATATTCTCTTTGCCCTGAATTTAAATCATATACTATCATATTATACTTATTTCAAACGTTCTACAATCAACTTCTTTAAATCTTCAAATGAATCAGTAAGATCATTAACCTTATTTTCTATACCAGCTATTTTACGATCTTGCTCTCTTGTCTGTTTAAATGCTGGGTTAACTTCTTCCAATATGGATTCACAAGCTTCGATCTTTGCACGATGAGTATCTACGCTATCTATTATTTCCTGACTGGTGTTTTTTATAGCATTCAATTCATTCATAATAGGATCTATGCTTGTAGACAATGTTATTCCCATTGCTTTAGCCACATTCTGGGATTCGGGAACTGTATAGGTCTTGGTTTCTCCTGTAAGCTCCACTGTAAGATCCACCACGCGCGTCTGCATGGTCTGGTATTGTCCAGGCTGCGGAGGAAGGTATCTTGGTTCCGATACGGCTACCACTCTTCCCAATTCGTATTTAGGTACTGTATTAGTATCAAGGGTATGTACCTGAAACCCTTTCTTTAAATCTGAAAACATGACCGAAATATTTATCTGTTAGAAAAATAGGGTGATAGTCCCTATGACCAGGTTTATCACCCTACTAAAAATCATTTGCTTACCTTAGTTTCAGACGCCTGGGCTGCCGCTACTGGAACACAGCAATCCATTAATCTTAACACGCCACGAACTTTATTGAAGTACAGAAGGCGTTCTGTGCCATTTACCATAGCATCACCCGTGACAGCTACGTTAATAGGGTTCACGACATTCACTCCCGTAACCGGGCAACAGGTGTCGGCTCCTACTGTTGAAACTGTGCTGTTTGCCGGGACCGCAATCTGTACCGGTAGAGCACTTCCGGCTGTGGGGACTACTTGCCTTATCTTAAGAAGGATAAGACCCTCACACGGAAGGGCGATCCAAGCCCGTGGGTTAATACCGAAGATTGTATTTGTCGTACTGACAATAACATTCTTCGTAACCATCTCATACAACGATCCTATTTTAGAAACACAAGCCATATTAGCCTCCTCTCTTAATAAAATCAGACAGCAGCGTTGTTATTGCAACATCCGTTGTTACATCCACATCCGTTATTGCAGCAACCTCCTCCGAATACCTGTCCCCAAGAATAAGCCTGGTAAGGAGAACAAGAGGGGTAGGCTGGGACGGCCGTCGGGCGTAATTGACCAACGATATTCTGGGTTTGTTGCTGAGATAATGCCGAAGCTGTCAAAGCCGCTTTTTCTTCACGAAGTTGAGCAATAGTGTTCTGCATCTCCCTCATTTCCAACTGACAGAATTTGTCGTTGATCATAACGGTTTGAGCGTCAAGTTTCGCAGACAAGATATTGAATTGGCTTGTAGCTTGCTCACGATTGTTAGCCAGACCTTGGTTGAGACCGTTCTGCAAGATATTGGTTTGTTCCAACGTGCGAAGCTGGTTATCAAAACCTTGCTGAGTAATCATTCCCTGAGTCTGGCAAGTGCTTTGATTGATCAACGAACTCAGATTGCAGCAGCAAGAGCTGATTTGATTTCCGATTTCACAACCTTGTTGTTGAACTGCGTTGATAACAGCCTGAGAAGTCATACCTACCTGACCAGCTACTTTATCAATAGCACCCTGTACGTTGCAGATAGCGTTCTGAAGTTGAGTAGTAGAACAGTTCAAAGCAGAAGCGATCTGATCTATGGCACTGCGATTACCTTGAATTGCCTGCATCAGAAGCTCGCGACCATAATCGTTATTCAACTGAGCGGGTAAACCATTGGCGCAACAATCACCGCCATTTCCAAAACCGTTACCGAAGCCGCGTCCACCCCACAGCCAGAACAAAACAATTATCCAGAGCCACCAACCGTTAGCCCCACCGAAACCGTCCTGGTTGTTACGACCGTTCATCAAAGCCGCTACCAGATTCGGATCCATTTTATTACCACCTATTAAATTAGCAAACATGCCGGGAATCATTGAAAGAAGACCGTTAGCGGCTGCACCACCACCGTTAGCCCCAGCTCCATCTAAAAGGACGATTTTATCACCACCCATAATTTATAGTATTTAATTGTTAAACATACGTGCATGAAGCACGTAACAAAGATCATGATTGTAGAGTGGAATACAGGTGTGTTTATTTCCTATAGAAGAGAAGTATTTTCAGCAAAAACGGAAGTATAATACACAATAATTAATTTTCCCCATTTAAGGTGAAAACCTGATAATCAGAAACTTACGCTTTTCCCATTTTGGGTAAAGCGCTGTAAATCAAACCAGGGCCCGCATCACTGCGAGCCCTGATCTCTAAACTAATACCATGAAAAAACTTAAATCTAAAAACTAAAGAATACACAAATGTATGAAAATGTACGCTTTTCACAAAGAATCTGTATCCTGTTCTTTTGTGTGATTCAAGACATGGGATATAGTTCTGATACTTAATCCGGTTTGATTTCGTATCAGATTATAAATATAGGATTTTGAAACTACAGTTCTTAATTGACCTAAATCATTCATAATGTCTTTATACATAAGATGAATGCTGTTGTTACGTTTGATGGTACTGATTCTCATTTCCTACCGTTATTAGTTACGTTCCGTTCTTACTTTTTCCCTTTTTCCATAATCCCTTCCTGAAACTAATATTGCAAACTTAATGAAAATAATCCAAAAACAACGAAAGTCTGACTTTTCTTGTATGTTGCTGATATACGTGCATATATAAGAAAAGTGAGACTTTCACAAGCCTCACTCCCAGAAGTGTAAATGTAAAAAACTAATTATATTACATGAAAATTACCTACATTCTAATTTATTAAGATCACCTAATTCAGACTTGCTTACAGTCATGTCTTGCGTCAGACCGGATCTGTTTTGGTATGGAGCGTAATCGGTTTCTACTGTCTTAGCCTTCTGAGTAGAATCGTATTTCACCTCCGATTCGGTCCCTGTCAGATTTTGGTAGATAGATCCGGAACTGCTCTCGCTTACTTTAGTCCAGATCTTGTTACCTACTCTTATAAAATTATCATAAATACCTTCGGCTGTTATAACACCATCTTGCTCTACGATATTAGGACCCGATTTTTCTTTTAACAAATACGGGTGCCTGGTGTAAAAATAGTGTTCAAAATCATTCCCGGCATACGAAGAGTCATACCTCTCTAAATAAAACAATTTTGATAAAGAAGGGTCGGTGCTGGTCATGCTATAATCAAACAACATAAATCTGTCTTTTCCAGATAAAGATAATTCTATTGATTTCAAAATATCAGGATCATCAGAAATAAGACCCAAAGATGGACCAGGTTTGAAGTCAAGATACTTATAGGCATTATCATATAATTTTGTTTTATGGAGTTTGTTGTCAAGGTAAGATTGGTATAAATCGAATAAGGATAATGGGTTTTCGCTATCTTGTTTTTTGTTCATGTATCGACTATACTCCCGATCCACATCCACGTAAGGAACGTCAAGTACCGCCGGGTGTCCAAACGCCATCCTGGTCATTATCATGTCCTCCGTGTTCTGAGAATCCATGAACGATCTGACGTATTTTTTAATGGAATCCATGAGCGTATTATCATCTACGTTCCGTACTTTCTCTTTATCCAAAACGCCGTTCTTAAAACAAGATTCAGGATATATTTTAGCAGGAAAGTGAGTTAGGTCGTGCTTGGCTAACACTGTTGATATTTGATACATCTCGTTAAGATCATCTTTGCTGATCCTTTGATATAGATTATCTCCTACCTTAAGCAATGAATGTTTCTCAAATGCCTCTACTGGGTCTATATCGGATTCAGAATAAACGATATTCAAATTATCCATATACTCCGGTAATAATCCAAAATAATAATCTGTGCTATCACCAAGAACATCGTCTATAGAAGATGCCAGCGTAGGAGCATAATTCACATCATTGTGCCTGGCCACATAAATATCAAGATCCAGCATCAAATTATCTATCTTATTCAAAGATTGTTCTGTGCCATCATAAGTTTCCGATGTCCCTATTATATCTATACCAAACCACGTACAAGCCTCTTCTATATCCCATATCATGCTTCTTAAATCAGATTCGGTGTCAGCGTTAGCCCTATTTAAATAAGCTGATATACGAGCTCTTAGAAATTCTATTTTACCGGGATTATAATAAGACAGGTCTTGTAGCTTAGATAAAGATCTTTTCTTCCCTTCTACCACATCATCACCTTCTATGTTTATTACCGGTATCTTTTCCATAGATGAAAACTCATCAAACATAGATTCAGCAAATTTTTTATCAGAAACAAATTTCTCGACCAGCTCAGGATACAGGTTCCTCAACGATTCAAAAGCAGATGAAAATTCAGAAAAGTTTTTTATGCCGCCTACTGTTTTGCACATAGCCCAATAAAGCTCAGAAGGATTATATGGTACTTTTTTACCAAATTGGTTAAACACTCCCTCCTTGTAAACAATAGGACCATACTGATAGTCAATAGACATAAAATAATTATCTTTTTCCCTATCATGTTCGTTATTGGAATAATCCAATAACTTCCTCATGGATGTCGAAACTTCATTAAGAACAGAAGGGTCAGATAAGATTCTACTTATCTCTGTTTCATTATACAAGCCTGATCTTCTTAAATTCTGCTCATTCAGTATCAAACTACCATCTACATAAAAATCGAAGAGAATAGCATTAGACAATGAAGACGCATTGAAAAAATAATGAGTAGACAAAAGGAAATCCCTTACATCCTTAATGTCCTGAGCCGTTAAAGGATCAGCAAAATAAGTCTGACGCTTCATATACGACAGCACGTCTTCTAAAAGAGGTTCACCATTGGGATCGGTATTAAACATCTCCCCTGGAGCCGGGTTATTCCAATGACCGTAATACGACAAAAAACCAGGAGTGTAAGCCTTAGCCCATACCTGAAGAGCCCGCTCGCTGTTTCCTAATACTTTTAAAGCACTTTCGTAAAGGACAGAAGGCTCCCCGTTAGGAGCCTTAACCCGTTTTATTTCATTTTCCTTTTTTTCTATCTGACATTTGACACCCATGTTATGAAAAATATTAAATTAAATAAAAATCTATTACATTTCTTTATAAGTTTCGGAATGCACCTTCTTAACAAAATACATTCGTAATCCTCACCGGGTTAAACAATAACCCTCTATCGATTATCCTACGAATTGATTCACAGGAATCACCGACTACTTTTCTCATAATGTTTAATGCTCCATTTACGTCTGCATTTATGAGTTTTCCTACCGAGGATTGAAACAATCCTCGGTTCTTCCTCTTTCCTAAATAGTTTTCATGTTTTCCTATCTTCTCAAATGCAATAAAATCACATTTTGAAGTATATGACTCTTCATGAATAACTATTTCAATACCAGCTAATTCACATTTATATTCTAAGTAACTCACCAATCTCGCAAAAGGGATTTGTGTAAACTTTTGATTATTCTTTTTACCTATATTTACATTTTGTTTCCATCCCTTGTTGTAGCCTACAATTAATTTTGTTATCTTGGAATCGATAAGTAAATTAACTATCTTTCTACTGATTTTGTGAAAGACATCTTCTATGTACTGTTCTCTATCATAATATAATTTCTTTATTCGTCTTGTTGTTCCTTTTATCTTTTGTAAATCTTTGATACTATTTAATTTGGCTAATGTCTTATTGAATAGCTTATTGTATGATTTAACAAATTTACCACTAAATAGAACAGTAAAATCTTCACTGATAAGAGTTGCAAGATTATCAATCCCTAAATCGATTGAAGCAATCTTCTCTTCTCTACCTTTAGATACTTCAGCATCTTTTACCTCATAAATGATTTCTATTTTATATCCACATGCTAATGGTTTTATTCTAATATCAAATCAGAATACTTCTCATATTGAGGAATGGGTATTGAAATATCTTTTGATAGGATTATTTTCCCATCTTTTATTTTGCAACTCTGACTCGTGTAATACAAATTGAACTCATAACCTCTCTTTTTGTAATTTGGAAGACCAGGTTTTTCTTTATACTTAGTTGGATGTTTTTTGTAATCTTGGACCGATTTGTAATAACTTTTAATATTTTTATCAAGAATACGAAGAACTTGTTGAGAACATTGCGCCTTTAGTAATCTGTAATTAATGTCTCCATCTAAGTTCTTGGTATTCTTCATGATATCATCAAGTTCAAAATAGGATAACCACTTATCTTCTTTAGAAAGTGTTTCTCTGAAAATATACAATGCTTGGTTGTACAAGTTGTTGCTAATCTTGCACAAAGATGATATATTTTCATTTTGCCCTATGTTGAACTTATATACTAATCTCATTATTTTTAATACATTAAATGCTATTTACAAACCATGTATCTAAGATACATATTTCATTTGGATTATGAAATAGAATTAATTATTTTTGATATTATTTTGCATCATAATAATTAACTTTTTTGCAAAGTTAATTATAAAACTGATTTATACAATGACGGATCCCAAACTCCTTCTATATAAATCTCCGGAAAACTCAAACTGCCATCACGAAGAGTGGTGACTTCCAAGCTGGGAATGTTGAAAACAGTACTGGTACTACCAAACTCACCATTCAACTTGATAGCATTTCCGCTGTTATTAGCCTCATAATAAAAATAACAATAATTTTCATTAATGCTTGGATCATATTCGTACCAATATGTTAGATCTTGTATATGGTCTTCTATATTACCAATTTTGTTTTCACCTAATATAAAAATACCATTATTGCTATGATGATAAACCATAGATTCATAACCACCATAATTCCAATTACTATTAAACATTATGTAACTAACATCGGAATCATGATCTTTTAATACAGGCCCTATATGTATATGAATTTTATTAAACTGACATACATAAGGTCTTTTTCCTCCAAGCCTTTTTATATCTTCATTAGATAACTTATTATAACATCCTCCCATAAAATTATCCGCAGCATTAAAAAATCTTCTTCTCATACTCAACACTCCTTATTTAACTCATTTATCGAATCTGAATTATCAGAACCTTCTACAAGATTCTTATTCCTATCTATCTCTTCCTGGCTCATGCTACTAATCATATTTTGTATTTTCCTACCAGATTGAAATAAAGAACGGATGAATGCGCTGGAACTTATCTTAACTCCAAGATCCGGTTTTGCCCTAAACGCTTCTCCGGTACTGATATTATATAAATCATACACGCCTGAGTTCATGTAGAATTTGTATATCCAGTTTCCACCAGCTTTTTTGTACCCTAATTTGGTTAGCTCAGTTACACTCATACCAAATTTAATGCCATTACGACCCATTATCTTCTCCGGTATAGGTTCTACCTTAGCCGGAACAGATGTATATGCTTCATCACCGCCGTACAGGAAATAAGGGGTTGTCACCCTTGATATGTAAGTAAGCGGTTCTTCGGATATACGAGGCTCGTCTTTCGCAGCCTTAGATTCTTTCCTTGGATTGGATATTCTAATAAAAGGATCGTATGTCAAAAAGGTTAAGCCGTATTCTACTTTATAACCTGACACGCCGTCAAGATCCCTTATAGCCTTAGTCGTATGTGAGTGGTTGATGGTGTCTATCCCGTACCTTGATTCCATATCGGTCATAATACTATTAACCTCATCTCCCTCTACATAAACCTCTTCTCCTTCCGGGATAGAGGTTATACCGGCAGCCCTTCTAAGTAGCCATAAAGTAACTTCAGCAATGTCAGAGAACTTATTTCCGTTCTTCCTATAGTTATCTACTCTTCCTTCTTCAGATCCAGGTAATTCGACATTTCTTTCAACTTCGACATTTGTTCTGGATTGTCCTTTGCCTTCTCCATCTCCCTTTTTATCGCCATCTTCCTCAGTGCGTACTGCACCGCCTTCTGCACTTCCTTCTTTTCCATCATTTAAAATATTATCTGATTCTGACTCTATAGACTCCACGACAGCATCATACTCTGGTATGCCGCTAAGGAAATCTGCTACGTTATTCAAAAACTCTATTTTTTCCTCGTTTGTCATATCAAGGCTTTCCACAGGCTCCCATATGGCAGGCAAGTTGTTTGATTTTATTGCAGTAGAAACATCTTCTACAGTTTTATTATCCACCGTAGGAAAAACTTTAGAAACCAAACTATTGATATCAGATTCCATTTTTTCTACTTCCTCTTTTGTGCCATATTCTTTTAGGGTATCCATGCCATTGACTCTAAGAGAATAATTCAAAGCCTTGCTTGGAACAAAATCAATATATTTCAAAAAGTTTTTCAACTCTGATATAATTTGTTCATCATATCTTGGCCCAACATAATCAACCACCACCTGATCTGTTTGAGAACGAAGCCAAGAAACATATTCTTCTAAAGTCTTACCACCTTTACTGGAAGGAGTGGATATTTTATCACCTACTGTTCCTTTAGGTTCTAATCCCATTTCTTCCTTAAGGCTTTTAGGATTACCTCTCTCACGAAGAAACCTCAAATCACCTCCTACAATCTTCCTTGCTATAAAATCAAAAATATTAGCATAAGACGGCGATCCTTCTTTTTCTATATGAGATTCTATTTCGTTTAACATAAGAGAGAAGTTTTTCCTGGAGGTACGCTTCTTGCCAGGTAAAGACTGCGCAGCTTGTGCCGCAGGAGCCGGCTGAGCTGGTGGCGCCGGCCGAGTCCCCCGGACAGGGTCTTCCTCTGGCATTTCCTCTTCGTAAATATCCACATCTTCCTTGGAAGTAACGGTCTTACCCTCATCGGAGAAAGGGAGATCATCTTCTATAAGTGATTTAGGTCCGGAAGATGATTTACCAAACTGAATCCTGATCTTAGGAGCAACAAACATCTCACCTTCGAAATCTATTCCAGATTCTACCTCAGACGTCACAATGTCTTTCACACTCCTACTTTCATCTTCTACCCACTTAACAACATCAGGAACCATAGATAATTTTTCTATAGCCTCACGAGCTTTTCTAAGCCCTGAAATAGGATTCAAATACGATACTTGATACGAAGCTGGATCAAGACCTAACTTGGTTAGATACGCATTAAGATCTTGTATGTCATCTTGACCCATCTGTAACAATTCAGAGTCACCGGATTCAAGCAGCATATCTATAAAAGAAATCCATTTCTTTCCTTCCTCTGATTCCACAGAACGTAGACTAACCGGGAAAAGATAATTAAGACCGTTTTTGCCTTTGATGACAACTACCGGAACTCTTACATTTTTGTAATTGTTTTTCTTATCGTTTAATATAGAATAAGCAAATGGGAATCCTGTGTATTTAGAACCGTTCTTAAGCACGACTTTGCCATTTAAGACATACCCCACATCAGATACTTTTTCAGCTCCTTTTTCGGTAATAGGGAGATTTTCTACCTGACCATATCCTTGACCGTTTACTCTCATGTTAAACACCGGTCTTCCAGGAAGGGTCTGGGCAACAACATGCGTGCCGACGCCGATGGTAGCTGACCGGCCGGCGTCCTTCTTCCACTTGTTAAAAGCCGTTCTTCTTATTTTACTTATACCATCTATGCCCCCTGTGTCAGCTTTTACAACAGAAACGAATCTGTTTCCACTCATAACCTTGATAACCATATTGGATACCAGCTTATTTTCAGCAGATTCTATTCTTTTTTTATCACCGGACTGAACAGCATCATTGTATTCGGCAAAAAGAGACTGATTATAGGTATCATTTGCATCTATCTCAAGATTAACCTTATCTCCTTTCTTCAAAGAAGATAATGCTTCCTGATCTATTTTATCTACTTCATTCTCTCCGAATCCAACACCTGTTCTGTACGGAACCAATTCGTCTGAATCAAGACGCTTATAAACCAAAGAATATGAATTACCCACGTCCTGAATAGACACATCTGTGTAACGGTTAAGAACACGAGCCGATTCTTTGTCTATAGACCATCTTGCATGATAAGGCAATTCCATTATATTAGCTGTTTCTCCACCTATGTTAAGGGAATACCTTTTAGTGCCATTAGCGTTCGTTTCAGAACTTATTTGAATAGGAACCAATGATTTTATCGAAGATACAAATTTGTCAGCTCTAAGACCTGCAATTTCATACCTTTCATTGCCATCATTGGATATTATTCTTACCATCAACGTCTCTGGATTCTGGGCACTATCTATGTTGGCTCCCGGCGTATTATCGGATTCGTCTAATTCATTTACAAGAGAATCTATATTAACATCATCTTCCCCAAAATTACTCAACGTAGATTCAGAGATACGACCTTTATCAATAATCCTGTTTTGTTCGATATAAGGAAGAAGATCCGTGATGTTTCCAACCTGGCCAAGATCTTCTATGGTAAATACCGAATCGGCAAGCTTATCTTCGTCAACTTTCTCCCCTTTGTCCCGTCTGTTCATTATATCCACATACGAAGAAATAGCATCATCAAGTTCCTGTCTTTGATCTGGTTCCAAATTTGATTTAGCCATATCAATAACGGTCTTGTTTTCCTCATACACAGATCTTGGACTTGTAAGCCTATCAGCCCTTTCGAATAATGATTTTATGAGATTAATAGGACTGTCACCTAAAGACGACACATAATCATCAAAATCTTGTTTGTGTTTATCATACACATCTTTTTCCCTTGCAGTAAGAAGATCAGCATTTCCTGTATATAATTTATCAATTATAGACTGCCTCACGACTGGAACCATAATAGGGTTATCCATAGCAGCTTCATAATCTTCATCCGATACAGATTCCGTAAGCGGCGACTCTTTTATATTATCTTCCGCTTCCTTCACCCTATCTTCTCTTACTTTATCAAGTGCGTGCATAAATGCCTTGATAGTCCAAGCTTCGTCTTCCGAAATCTTACCTTCTGACATAGCCTGATCTACCACCTCGTCAGTATCATATTCACCAACTTTATTAGGCTCTGCAAAATCAGGAACCTTGTCATCCTCCTTATAAGGAGTAGACCATAAAGAAGACAACGCTTTTAAAAATCCTCTGTTTTCCTCGGCTAAGAATCTTTTATCAAGCATCTTAGACAAGAAGTTATTCATATTCCTATAGTCTATCAAACTCCTACGGTATTCATTTACCAAGGATCTCATGGCTTTATCTTTAGCTGTAAACTCCTTTTCTTGTCTTGATTTTACATTGAAATAATCATCAAAAGCCACGAGCGTATCATAAGCCTCTATTACATCTTGTGAGCTTATAGGAGAAAGAGGTGATGATAAAACAGATTCGGTTTTACTTACCAACTCTTCTATCGAAAACTCTTTTCCTATTAACGTTGATAACTCAGACAACGAATTATTGTAATTGGTTCTAAGATCTTCCAATTCTTTGGTTTTTCGTTGTATAGATTCAGCTTGTGGGTCTTTTCCATCTACGTTACGAGGACGGGTGGCAAGATCTTCTATTTCGGATTCAAGTTCTTCTATCCTTGATCGTATGCCACGGATAGCCATCGCCCGCTCCCTCGCTCTGTCCGACAGCCGGGAGAACGTACTTAGCGCATCTGCCACGCGAGGCTGTCCCGAAAGCGTTTCTATGACAGAAGCTATGTCTTTCATCCTTGATTCTGATTGAAGACCAAGGAAGGCATTACGAGCCACGTATTTCCTAAATTCAATCTTAGAGTCATCACCTATAAGATCTTCAGCAAAACTCTGAGCAGATCTGAAATCAGAAAGACGATTATTATAATTATCAATAATAGAGTCCTTGTACTTCTTTGCCTCTTCTAAAGACATCCCATTAGCTTCAGCTATTTCTGAAATAGGCATCATATCAACCATCTGCCTGAAATTCTCAGCCGAATCCTCTAAGGTCCCCATTTGATTATCAATAGACATCTTTTCAAACATAGCATCATCAAGTTCCTTACCGGTCATAGACTGAACATCAGAACGAACTTGCGGACCTAAACTCATTGACTTCTTCAACGTATTCAAAGCCGCCGTATTAAGATTAGAAGATGCTTTGTTGTATTCATCCACCTGCCTCTCCAGTAATATCTGACTATTACTATACTCTTTTACCCCAAAGAAGCCTTCTCTCATGCCGAATAAAGAACCGATAATAGCACCGATTCCTATTTCAGTCCATCCTTCTTTAGACGTATATTGTTTTTTAAATCCGTCAGAAATAGCATCAAGAACATCGACGGCTCCATTCATAGCCACATTGTCATATCTTGACTTAACATATTCTTCAGCCGTGTTCTGGACAGCACCTTGAGACCCTTCTTCCCATAAGCCTTCAGACACCGGTCTTTTCATGATATTGAAAACATTACCAGCTATCTTCTGTCCTATGTTAGGGTTGGTTATCTTAATAGCCATCTCTCCTGGCTTTGTAACTTCCGTCCCTAATCCAAATAGATGCTTATTAAGTTTCTTTTCCAGTCCTGGTATAGCCTTTCCTCCTAATCCTATGTATTTACCAAACAAGAGCCAGTTGGACAATCCTACTATACCCATATTAGCTGCAAATATCGCACTACCTACATCAGCATTAGAATTACGAAAAACAGCCATTTCCTCAGCATTAGGATCACGACCATAAATTTTACGATAATAATCCTTGAAGTCGGATTCGGATTGTTTCATAAAAGAATTTGCTTCAACCGATGACTCAAAGCCGGCACTGGTAGCCAACAACGTCATGGTCTTAGCAGCCTCTCCTACATTCCTCCCGGTAGCAACTCCTTTCCTTACATAGTCGTTAAACACACTTTTGAGACTTCCTATACCTCTATTGGCAGCTTGTCTTGCTGCCAGCTTAGCTCCGACTCTTCCACCTAATTTTGCGCCTATGTTACCTAATGAACCAACTCCCAGTCCTCCGGTCATGTATGCTGATATCATGGCTCCTACGGTAAAAGACATTCCGTTGCCAAGGACGTCATTCCATAAAAAATTACCAGTATCCTTAAAAAGCTTCTGACCAAAATTGTAATCTTCTACTTCTTTCTTGTAATAATGTGGAAGAAGCATGTCTATTCGCTGATCAAGATCACCAACAAACTTATCCATGTTCGTATTCAAAGCTGCCTTATAACTTCCCTCAGATGCCATATTAATAAGCTTGTCGGGTAATGATATAGTTCCCTGGGCCCCATACAATGCAGACTTTAAGGCAAATTTACCTACACCATTCCAAAACTTACTCCAACCACTTTGCCTTCTGGCATAATAATCCTCATTATTTATACCTGGGATATAATTGGGATATTTTGTGCGCCATACCCCATCATTACCCATCTGATGACTTTCGCGGATACTTACCTTCGGTCCATAGGGATTAAGAGGCGGCGGGGCGGGTGTAGCCCCCCTGTAGCTGTTGCGAGCCAGTGCCTCTGAGTAGCTGTTGCTTATCTCCTTGGCTATATACGGTTCTTCATACTGGGCAGCAGCTATCCTTGATGCATAATCTGGAAATTCAGGTTGAGCATACACGCCCTCTCCCGGCATATAATTAGGAACCAGAGGCGTTGTCGTCTCTGGTAATGTAGCCGGAGTGTAATTTTCTTCTTCGGCTAATTTCCTTTGCCTTGCCACATCTTCGTAAGTGGTTTTAGCAGCAGGATTATATCTATTTACATTACTGTCTGTTGCCATAAAGCTTTTGCAAAAAATCGTTCAACTTACTAAACTTATCGTTATTGTTGGGCGTAATATCCATCCCTCTCATGTACGGATCCCTCATCTGATCAAGACGCTCCTGAACAGCTTCCTTCACGTATTTTACAAAGAAATACTGAGGACACTTCTGGTGAATGTTATTCCAGTAATCCGCATACTCATCATTACCTGGATCCAAAGGAACAAAATCCGAGAATAACAATGCAGGATTTTTAGAATTTTTAGTCCTTTTGTCATAGAAATTGACCGCTACCTCTCTCGAACCCCTATCATCCATTCCTTCCAACTGAACTGATATATTATCAGACATGTCAATAAAATTATCAACAAGGGTTTTAACAACATTCATTTCTTCTGGCTTAAGGTAAGAACCATGTATTTTTACTATATCATAAAGATCATTCTTGACATCAGCCTTAGAAGCCAAACGGGGAAGACCATTACGTATAAGATACTTATCATAAGAATAACCTTCCTTCTTTCCCGTATCTACAAAATCACAGGTTCCAAAACTTGATTTGTAACCATCTACCGGATAATTGCGCTCTTCAACTGAAGGATCTATGCCTGCCTTAAGAAGCTCATCATTCGTAATCTCTACCCTTTCTGTAACATAAGAGTCTCTACCGGATCCTACTTGAGCAGTCAAAAATCTTCTGACAGTGCCATTATCTATCTCGGCGTCCATGTTGATGGTATTAATAGCAGTAGGATCCAGATTGTTTACCTTTCCTGCCATGTAACCAGACAATCTTCTAAACTGAGCCTTCTGTAAAGACTTTTCCGGTGAATCAGCATTCCAATTGTATCTTTTGTAAGAATCAAGGTAATGATACTGAGATAACTTATCAGAAATCTGATCGGGAGACACGGACATTTTTATCTCATCCTGCATCTGACCTGCTATCATATCAGACACCCTACTGTTTTTCTCAGCATATCTTAGCTGGGTAATAGTTAACGGTTCACCTTCCTGATAATCTTTTAAATCTATATCACCGTCCTTATCTATGGTCATATAATCAGATATATTAAAATCAGGATCGCCATTGAGTTTCTTCATTCCATTAATAAGAGCCAATGTACCAGTAGAAGAACTATTGCCCTCGCTTGTAATAGCATCAGATATGTTTTTCCCCAACTTACCGGCACTCGCCTTAGCTCCTAATGACGGAGATATAGCACTAAGAATGTCTATCCCTCTTGAAGGATCCATCATATATTCTCTAAACCCTACGGCATCGGATACACCAGTTGTTATGGCTGTGGCGAGTAGGAAAGCTCCAGCCTTATCATCAGTATCAGTAAGATTCATAAAAGAATTTCCTTTCATGAACTTAGCATCACGAACTTTCCTGATAATATCCTTATTTTTTTCAGTAACTATATTATCTATTTGATAATCAGTTATATTATTTATAACCTTCAAAGCTCCATTTGCCTTAGAATCAGAAACCAATAAAGCGTCATAAGCTTCCGATAATCTGTTATTGCCTTGTCCGAAATATCCATTTTTCTGACCTCCATTATTTTTTAAATACGAATACACTCGTTCTTCGGGAGTCATATTAGCATACAATCCTGGGTCAGTCTTTTCTTCTTCGTATGATGCTGCAACGATATTGCTTCTGTCTGTAGGAGATAATGAATTATATAGTTTCAATAAATTTGCTCTACGCTCTGTGGAAGAAGATGTGAGTTGTTCATAAGGGATATTAGCCAAATTAACAGATCCTATCTTACCCGTTCCAGAATTGATAGCCGTAGGCCCGTCCATAGGAGCCATCGGCACTCCTACACCGCCTGCTCCTCTTGTGCCTCCGGATGAGCTTTCAGTGCCCATCTTGGAACCGTAAGTACGCATGTATTCGGTTTCAATCTTAGCCTGAGCAAGCTGCTCATTCGCCAATGATATTTCAACCATAGACTTGGCATTGTCAGTCAAAAACTTTTGCTGAGCCCTATCCTCTGCCAATCTTGCAAAATAAAGATCATCTTTCTTCCTTTCAAAACTTGTATTGTCGTATCTCCATGCATCAGTCATCTTATCGAAAAGATTATTGGTAACAACAAAATTAGCAGCCGCTACCGGATCTGATGAAGCTATTATCATATCTGCCTCCCTCTTGGCTTCTGCTTTCTGATTTTTAGCTTCCTGTATCTGACTATCGATACGATCAATAATATCCTTATTATCCCCTACTGATTTCTTTTTTGCTTCCAATGCTCCTATATGCCTATCGTATCTTTCGACATAAGATCCAATGTATTGGCTAACCAAATCCGGATTACTGAATACTGGATTGGTAGCTGCCATGTATGATGCTTCTATTCTCATCTGATTCCTCATGTTTTCAGATAAGTTAGCAGACACAAAATTCCTTATCTGGGAATCAGTAAGTTCATCTACGTTGACTTCTATAATTCCACCAGTAGGTTTACCCTCTACATCATATTCTGTAGTCTGAATCTTCCTTCCTTTATTGTTTTCCCTAAAATCACTAACCAATTTATTTATTTCCTTAGTATAATCAATATAAGGAGAATAATGAAGACCTCCAAGCCTCGATCCGGCTTTACCATCTGATCGCCATTTATAATAAGGATCCAAAGCATGCCATTCATTAATAGGAGAATAAAGTTCAGGATGATTCTGTTTTATAGATTCTATTTCCTTCATAACCCTCTTACCTTCTTTGGTGCCGGCAATCGCGTTAATGACCGTATCATCCAACACCGAACTTATTTCTCCTTGTATGGCTCTCGTAACACCATCAGAAGAAAGATCCACGCCTTTGAATTTTTGATTGATGTTAGCAATCACACCTGACATCTTATCTTCCATATAAGCACGGGCTTCAGGCTTATCTATCTCTTGACCCATAAGATAATCTACCTGGGTATAGATCTTTTCACGAGCAGCATCAACCTTCTGCTGTTTGTACATCATAACGTCCTTAACAAGATCTATGTTGTAAGGACTAACATACGGGGCATATTGCCTTAAAATACTATACTGTGAAGCCACTATTTGGTCCTCCTTCTTCTTTTAGTTTCATCATCTTCTTCATTTAAACTTCTCAAGTAAGGTGTGGAATAATCACCCATATTCATCACATCCTGATCACCTTGAACGTAAATAATTTGACCACTTGGAAGCATTCTCATATTCGGAGCTATGGAAGCTATGGTGTTCAATGAAGTTCTAACATTAAACTTATTCTGTATCTCGCTGTTTATACTGTCATAATAACGAGCAAGATTTTCATCCCTTATAGCCATAGCCTTCAATAATCCGGATTCATAACGTTGCCTTTCCGCTATGTTCTTATCATCTGTTTGAACATAAGCCATTTCGTTAAATCTATCAGCTTCGTTTATTTGCCTTGCGTTATTGAAATTTACTTCGTTAATGTACTTGGCTATATTGCTTCCGGCTATGGCGTTCATATTAGCCAGAATAGCGGAACGCTGAGAGTCGGGCACGTCACCTATTGTGTCCAACTGAGCCGATGTCGCGCGGTTGAGCTCGTTGATATACTGATCAGCAGATTGAAGAACCGGATCTATTCTCGGAGCCTGATGCCTTTCCAATCCCTCTATCTCTAATCCGGTATCAAGCATCCTCAACATCTCAGGGAATATAGGGCCTGATAAAGCAGGGCCGACGCCTTTTCTTCCGTTTGTATCATCTTCTTCCTTTTCTTCCGTTTCTACAGTAGTATCAATAACAGGATTTTCTTTCTTCACTTCTATCCTGCCTGGAGAACCTGGGTTGGGAAATTTAGGATCGGTTCCTACAGGTTCAGCTTCTATAGGTTTTGATGCTGGGTTTACGGCTTCCAATACGAAGTCCATTTCCGACATCAAACCACTATCTCTTAAAGCAGCAAACTTATTATAATCGGCACCCAGAATCTTCTTAGCTGCATCAGATTTATCACCAAATAAGTCAACATAATTCTTTATCCCTTTTTCATTCAACAATCTCTTTTGTTCAGGAGTAACTACATCCAATCCATAAAATGATCTGGTTGCCGTAGTTTGTCCAAATTTGTCATCTACGGCAAATGAGTTATATGCCGATTTACTTCCTTGGTCGTACTTACCGGCATCTTCTCCCCAAAATCCGTATTCGTCTCTAAATTTCTTGGCTTTTTCGGCATTGGCTATAGCACCTGATTCCGCCAAAGCCCATAGGCTATTTAGTTGGCTATTGTATCCAGTCTGGAATCCTTCTGTATTAAAATCACCATCCGTATTGTATTTATTAGCCCAACGGTTAATATCAAGCAAATTAGAAATAGCCTTGTTATTTACCCTACCATAACCGGCACTACTTCTATGTTGCAGATTTTGATTAGAATTTACACCAGAATCAGGATTAAGAATCTGCTCTCTGTCCGCAACATCTACTATAGACATATTAAGAGTACGTCCAAACTGCTTCATTAAAAGCTGCTGTACTTTCTTACCCCACTCTATCTGTTCCTTGGTAGGACCGCCTTCAGCCATTTTCCTAACTCTCTTTACATACTCATCATATATCCAATTTTTAGCATCAGATTCAGATACGTTAAGAGCCTTAGCTTGTTTTCTCACAGCATTTAAATCAACTTTTCCGCCATCTCTAAAGAAAGCATCTATCTTTTCTTGGCGCTTGGATTCCTCTTGCTTGTTATAAACGATGTCAGCAAAAGACCTGAATTGCGCCTCAAGTTCGTCTATTTCCTTTTGATTATCATTTACGTACTTAGAAAGAATGGACTTATTTAACTCAGAAGTGTTTTTATCCTTAACATCCTTATTCTTTTCCAACCTCTTGAAAACACGTTCCTGATCATCATACTTTTCAGACAATCCTATTTTTTTCTTGTACCTATCAAGAAGCGTAGCATACGTATCTTTTTCCGTAGCTCTAATGCCATAATTTTCCCTTATGTAAGAGGCAAAATCATCATCGATAGTACGGTAATCTGAAATAATATGAGCTTCGGGTAAATCAACAGGAGTGCCGCCGTCTTCATGCCTGCTACCTTTTGCCTCCATAGGGCCAACATCATCCGGAGTCGAAACATATTCTCCTTTTTCTATCTCAACATTGGCATTATCCTCCATAGATTTAGGAAGAGGATAAATATATTCCCCTGTCATATCAGACGTATCTATTCTCTGACCATTTCCAAGATTAATACCTCCCCCTTCACGCTCCCATCGGATAAACTGCTGACGGCGATTCTCGGCAAGTTTCTCTCTTGCCGCTTGTTCGTCTCTACTGGCGGCATAAGCCTCAGAAGAAGCCCCCATAATATTACGGGTAAGACCCATCCCAAGACTAAGACCGGATAAAGCCGCCTCCGCTATGTTAGCACCGGTTTTGTTTCCAGCCCTTATTCTTCCCAAACTCGCACCAAACATCTGGGACCTACCAGCAAGATCAGAAGAATAATAAGGAGCAGTCATAGGATCCAAAGGATTTCCATCTTGTGATCGCTTTTCTTTAGAAGAATCAGCATCAGAGCCACCTACATTCATTGCATTATTAACAACTGATTTCTCTACGTTTTTAACCATGCTCCTATTATCAGCAAGATATCCTGCATATCCTGCATCATGATTTTCAAAGAATGGATCAGATGTAGGCATATTGCTAAATGGATTTATCTCCCCCTCCTCTGCTTCTAAAGTCACATCATAAGGCATATATATATTCTGAATATCAGATTTACCCCATTTATTAACAGGTGTTCCATAATCAAGAATAGGCTGAGTAGAGGATACATTAATATCCTGTTTTTTATCCTGAACACTACCACCAGGAGCGAATACCGGACGATTTTTTATGATTCGTAATTTCATACTTATCTTTTTTCACAAAGATAAGAGAAACAAACGAGAAAATCCAACGTTATGGGATAGGTTTAAAAATCAGGTATGTATAGCGGACAAACCTCCTGAATCGGGATCGTACTTGAGTCCGTATGCCCTGCGATAAGCCTTGAGTACTCTCTTGTATAAAAACAATACCGTCTTGGAAACTATTTTCTTTATAGACTTGGTTAAAACCTCTTCTGTTGAAACAGACATAAGACAGCCATTCAAGAACGACCTAACATTGGAGCCAAACAAATTCTTGACCATTTTCCTAAATAGTCTAAAAAGATATGATGCTGAAAGAACCTTTAACCCATTGCAAACCAATCTTTTGTTTAAATAAGAAACAGCCTTATCAGATAAACAAAGCCTGTTCTTCCCTTCGCTGTCTACCTCTGATGAAAACCAGGAATACAAGGTGGTAGGATGTTTCTTGAGATGGTTAATAAAAGAAGTTATAACCACCTCTTTTAAAGCTCTTTTGTGAGCTACGCATGCGGCAATCTTCTCTTCTCTTTTTAAAGAGCTGTCAAGACATCTGAACACCGTCCTATCGTCTCCGATAAAATACTGAGGACATTCTTCCTTGAACTTAGCCCGGTATGCAGCATATCCTTCCTTACGAAGCATATCTATTTGAGATCTAATGTAGAACCTTACACACTTTTCTTCAGCTTCTTGCACACTCTTAAGATAAGGAACTGACTTCCTCCCATATCGGAGATAGTCATAGACCATAGCCTCTATGAAGTCATTGTACGGGAAGAATCTCCCAAAACCAAAATTCCAAACTATAAAACACCTCACCCTATCTTTCCAATAATCGGATATCAGAAAATTACTAAAATATCTCAACTTCTTATCCTTCTGATAAAAATGATGAGTATTCTTATCGTAAAACAGGTTAAAATATCTCAAATTTCCTAAACATTGACCAGCTGGGCGGCGTACCACATTGTACCCTAAATTACTGAAACTATTGTAGATAACTTCTATCGGAGAGACTTGCTCTTTCTTAAAGAGTTCGTCGTGTAACTTGTGAGGATCTATTATTTCGATTAACTTTGTCTCCATAATTATGTTTTTTAGTGCAAAGATATGATTTTTCATCATATGTTCAAATAAGAAAATGCACGGCCTTGTATCCGGTTTGAGAGAAATAGGATACAAGGTTTTTTATTTTATGACGGTTTAGATAAGAGACAAAAGAACGGCTCGAAACGTAACCGACTGATCGTCAGTGGTGGGACAACAAATCTTGAACTAAAACTACGCCTATAAATAGTCTCCGTTTTCCTTAATATTAAGACCATTTTCAATGATCTTACTCATTATATTATTTATATTATTTTATATACTTTACCATTTATTCATATAATTGTTTGCAGTGAATGAACTTAACGACCGAAGGGAGTTAAGTGAGTGAACGGATTGACAAATTACTTTTTCCGTCTATTGTATTGTTTGCCTAATTGTGTGAAAAGATTGAGTATCGTGACCGAAGGGAACGATGCGAAAGAACTTATAATATTTAAAAACGACTGAACCTATCGACTGAAGGGAGATAGGTGATGGAGTGACGTTAATAGTTATATTAGGTAGCCAGTGGAGAATTAGGCAGGGAGTAGGCGAGACGAGCGCCCATGCCCGTCAGGACAGTGAAAGTACGTAGGTCTGTTCCGTCCAACCAAGGCGATGACAGTTCCATCCTTCACGAAATCGCACAAAAAAGCCGGATTATCTTGATATCGTTCTTCAACCTTCGGTATCCGCATAACGAGTCTCAAATCCGGCTTCGCTTTATTAATATGAGAAATAAAACAATCTTGTTCTAATTATCAGTGACGCCTTTAATGCGAAGTTGTATATTGGGAAGCACGGCATTAATCAAAGCCATTTTCTTATCCTCTTCGCTTTCTTTTTGATGCTGTCTATACATCATGCTGTAATCACTGTCATCACCATCCTTTTTCCCGTCTAACGTCAGTAAATGATTTACGATGTCTTTACCATACGTTTCAGTCCATGTACGGAATCTCTCTTCCTCGGACTGTCTCTCCTGGGACTGGGCTTCCGGGTTAGGGAGGGCGGCTGCCACTTCTACCTCTGGAAGTGTTACCGATGCTGCTATTTCTCCATCATCTCCGAATCCCATTTGACCATACAAAGATACGGAATTTTCTTCAATTTCCAAACCAAGATTTTTAGCAACTTCCATAGCATAGTCATAACGATCATCATTTCTTATAACACTCTTATGAGGACGTCCTGCTCCTTGGTTCCAAGCTACTACAGCATCCTTAAGGTTATCGGCGTTCATAAAATCCTGCCGGCTGTAGTTGTAATACCCTGGTCCTTCTTTTCCTTTTCTTGTGTATAAGAAATTAGAATATCCGGTTTTCCCTTCGTATTCGTCAGCCAAGAACTCAAGTTGGTCTTTGAATGTGGGTGTAGAATGTCCTTTCTTTTTGGCGTGCTTGAATAGCTTATCCATGCGTTCGTTGTGCCATTGCTGTATGCCGTATGATGTTCTGTTGTCTCCGTATATGTCATCTTTAAGGCCAGATTCAGCCATGAGGTTACCTATGATGGCGAGCGCCTGTATCTTGGACATGCCGCGCTTATTAGTAAAGTATTCATATGCTTCACGCTGCTTGCCAACTACGCCACCTTCCTTCTTGATGTTGGTATTGTATCTCTTTCCATTCCATGTAAATTCCTTAAGACCTCTTTTCCTGGCTTCTTTAAAGGCTTCACCTCTTGTAGTGGAAATAGAGTCTTGTAGCTCAAGATCATTTTTTATTCCAAGAATAGCATCAACAATAGTATTATCATTTTTATCAACATTATCCAAAACATAAGATTGACTTATCAAATTTGATACGCTCTTTCTGTTTTTATAAGTTCCTTCTTTATCTGATGGAGCTTCAAAAGCATATACAAGTGGATACGAATAATCCGTATCTGGATCTTCTGACATAAATTCGTTTACTGCATGAATAGCTTTTTTGTATTTAGTATCTTTTATACTATACTTCCCAGCATCTTGAACATGATCATAAAATCTGTCTATCATATAGTTGATATATCCACGCTTATCGCTCTTAAATCTCTCTTTATCTCTTTCAAACTCTTTTGGCGGATATCTTTTGTAATATTCTTGAAAAAGTCCCCTAAATTTTCCATCCTCAGATACAGCGTAGGGGTTTCCACCAGATTCTTCAATAATATTTCCAAGTACGGCTTCTATCTGGCGTTGATTAAAACCTTTATCATATAAAGCATCATAGATCATATTCATCCCTTCTACGTCCATAGTACGATGCTTACCCTTACCCACACGCTTCATATTTTCATATTTGGATTTGAATAAATCCCAATCTATTTCCGGCTTAGAAGAATCCCCTCCTTGTTTTTTGGATCTTATCTCCATCCTTTTATCCAAATCATTCTTTGAATCAATAATGGATCTAAACAGGATCTTGTTTGGATCATTCTCTTCGTATGGGATTTTATCTTCTACATAATCCCTTATTTCAAAAGGATATCCTATTGTATCAAGAGTCTTAGTAACAACCCCAACACCAAAAGGTTGATCGCTTCTATAAAAATCGTACTTATCTTTCACAACCATCCTACCTCTATCATCACGGTACATGGTAAAGCTTGATAAGCCTGATAAATCATTTAAATCTCCGTAAGCATCCGGTATAAAATTATATTCGTTAAATACCTGATGTTCCCCGGTTCTGGCTTTTTTTAAGAGATCTATACCCTCTTCTACCATTCCAAGTTTCCTACTTGTTACATCCCTTAACTCCTCCAAATCAGATACGTCCTTGCCTGCAACTTTTCCATCAATTATCTTATTATCTAAGGAATCAAGCTCCTTTCCATATTTTTTAGCCATTTTCTCCCACCCACCATTTATCCTGTCAGATATAATGGATTTGATATTGTCTGGTATTCTGACAAGCCCATTTTCTTCTTTCAGATTATTTGGTTGGTTTAAGAATCTAAACCAAAGATTCTGACTAAAATCATCTACATTGGCTTTCGGAACATCTTGACCAAAAAATTCCATTATTTTGGTTTTTAATCCTCTTTCATTGGCATATACATCAGGTGTTATATTAGATGCCAGATATTCTCTAAGTTTTACAAACGGACCAATTTTATTCCATAATGTTTTTGGTTGTTTGTCCTTTACGTAATTTTTAGTTTTCTTTGCCATCTTTATCTTTCTCTAAGAATCCAAACATTTCACCTGCGCAATTACCAACAAATCCAGCTATGTAAGCCGCGTGTCCATCTTCTCCCACTTTAAAGCCAAGAGACATATTACAATATTGGCATACCGACATAGCTGCATGAAATGATTCATGACATATGTTTCGCATAGTCATCTCATTCTCACTTTGAAAGTTCCATAATAACTTAAAAACTCTATCATCCCCCTTATCACGAACAAGATTCACGAAAGAGGCTTTTGAATCTAAATCGCCTTCATCTCCCCATTCTCCTTCATGATCCAATTCTGCATTCTCAAAACGATCACACAATGTTTTGTAATCTAACCCTACGGTGATAATCAACTTTAGTGGATATATCACAAAATCAAATTCTTTTTCTTTCATTCTTTTTTTTAACAAAGGTAAATAAAATAGCCGAAGAATGCCACCATTCATTCTCCGGCTTATTATAATGGAAATCTTATTATGAAAACAATACAAATGTAAGATTTATATTTTTATCTTCTTAATTTCCTCAATCATATTCTTATATCCACAGAACTTGCTGCTAATAACATCGAAGATAGATTCTGACCAGCCAGCTATGTTCAAGATATTAGATCCTCTATAAAACATCTCACTTCCATATCCTTGAATAGAAATAGAAACGATCTTGCAATTTGGATTCACTTTTTTGAACCCTTTCAAAAGTTCAGCGAATTTACCATATCCATAACCGGAGGTTCTCTCCCATACAACAGATTCACCGTCTCCTACCTGCATATCTGAAATAACGTACAAGTTATCTACCTTGATCTTATCTTTAACGCACTTCTCTAAGAACATAAAAAGACCGTTTTCAGTGGAATCGCCGCATTTCGCTCCAGCAGCAAAAGATTTTTTATTGTTCCATAAAACACCCTTACTTCTATCGTATTCGTAATTGATAAGGCCGTCACCAAACATACCAATAAATACGTCAGGAAGCACAGAAGCAATCATACAACCAAACAAGTTACCAATGACAGCCGTACTTGTTTGGCTAAAGGCAGACACTTCAGAAGGTCCTCCCATATCTCCACGTACAGAGCCAGAGTGGTCAATCAGGATAGCCGACCGACCCTCCAATACCGGCAGGTTCTTGCAGGAGATAGTTATGGCTTTCTCCAACGCATCTAAAATCTTATATTTATTACGCACTGTTAATTTAGCACATTTTTTATCCGACTCAAATACAATATCATTTTCGGAATCATCAATGCCTATATATTCAACCTCTTTGAAAGCTGAAGCAAAACGGAAAGGAAGCATCTTCGAATTAAGCACCTTCTCTTCTATTGTAAGCTGCCTACAAACTTCATCTATTTGATCAGGTGCGTATTTGATTATGTTTACAAGGTTACGAACCATATTAAAAATAGGCATACCTTTCACATTAGAAACCACGTCCCGAATAGCGTCACCTAAAGCTTCTTTCTTCTCTTTATTATCTTTCTTATCCTGTCCGGCTTTAGACATCTCTTTTTCAAGAATCTTGCTTTCGTATAATCCAGACAAAGATCGACCTTCTATAAGGTACTGAAAAGCTGTTTTGTTAACCTGATTGCCTTTGGGGTGAAATAAGTTTACGAGGTCAACCATAGTAATGACCCTACTGTCCATCTTATACTTATCAATCCGATACGGATCAAGACCTTCCAAAGCCGTCTTAAATCCTTTCTTAATAGCACTGGATATACCTCTTAACTTCTTTGGATTTTTGCCGTTAAGAGCCGCATAACAGCCAAGGATTTCGCTCATATCATCAGGACGCATAACGATCTTGTTATAGAACCTTGAAGCCCATTCCTTACCCGATGCTTTGCTGGCAAGGACAGAAGCCATAAGATGCGTTACTGATCTAAGCTCTCCTTCTTTCCTGACATACAATGCTGTTTGTGCTGCGAAATACGGATCCACCTGATCCATAAGGCTCTTAATTCTTTCTACTTTATCTTTTTCTTTCTCATAATAAGAATCAGATAACATGGTAGTCATTACCGTAGATACCAACTCTTCTTCTGCGTTAGGCTTATACGCCTTCTCTCCCATGTGATTCACAATCGTAGGTTTAACACCTTCATCCTTTTTGTTAAACTTTCCCATTTGTTGTTTTCTTTAAAGTGTTATACAAAAAAAGCAGTGATATTACTACCACTGCTTGAAAAAAATATATCAAAATGAATACTCAATGAGGGAAAAGCTGAAGTTAGTGTAAACAATGAAATAATGGATTTGAACCATCGACCTATACTTTAAAAGAGTATCGCTCTATCCATCTGAGCTAAATTCGAAGTAACTAACCCCATCACCACTCATTAGTTTTTATATATTTCAAACAGAGGAAAAACGGAGCCGGATGATTAAAATGAAAATATTGGATTCGAACCAATGAAAAGTATTTTTACAGAATACCGCATTATCCACTATGCTAATTTTCGAAGTAACCGAACTCCTCACCATCTGTATATTTTATTAAAACAGGGAAAACCTGGAATGTGTTTTGATATGAAAGGAGGTTTTGATCTACCAACTGATCTAATTTTTCTTGCATGAAAAATATAGGACTCGAACCTATGACACAAACCGAAGTATCACCTTCCATCACCACTGTCTTATATCATAATCTCTCTTGATTACGATGCAAATATAAAGACTAAAATCTAATTATCAAATTAAAATATTTAAAAATACATTAATTTGAATAAATCATCTATTTCTGATTTTATCCTCAGATATTAGCCACTGAAAGATAATTTTCCTATCACTAATCATCTTTTTTATTCTCATCAACATCCAACTACCACGCAATCTATCCAGCCATGACCGCCTGAAATTAAGAGCATCAGGATTAACCGACTTATCTATATCGTTTTCATCCTTGATCCAAATAGGAATCTCTGATCGATCATCATCAACTCTATTGAAGAAATCGTTTAGCTTATGTCTTCTATACACTTCGGTATCCATAACTTCAGTATGGTCGCCTACGATCTTCGGATACGATATACGTTGTGCTAAATTATTCTTTTCTTCTGGGACAAGATGAATTTCACCTGAGTTGTTTGTGTCGTTATAGATAGTTATCGTATCCAAACCTATTTTCCTGTCAAGTATGTAATTCACATCATCAACGTACTTCCGTGCATCAAGCTCATATTCTACAGAAGCCAACGTAGAGCCATTATATTTCTCTTTTATCGGCACTTCTAATATAAATGGGTATGTTGTTCCGTAGAATGTCTGGAAGCTCTTATTCGTCAACAAATGACTCCATAAGCCACCTTCCTCGTCTAATGCCGGGAAGTTTATTCCTGTCTGGAAATATTGTTGCTGCTCTATATAATAGTCAGGGCAGAATGAGTAATACGATATCCATTCTTGCTTCAGACACGAATATCCGATAGTGAACGACACATCCTTGAAATACTGTTCGTCTTTTAAGGATATTTCCTTATCGTTTGACAACACCTCTGTTTCATTATACAAGAACTTTCCACCATCATATTTATAATATGCCGGGTTCTTAACAGGTATATAATCTTTTTTCGTGATAAGTACCCTCTTATACCTATTATCCCACCCAAGAGACAGACCAAGACCGATAAATTTATTATCCGTATCTTCTTCTGTTATCTCAGTACCAGTTAAGATATTAGTTATTCCGTATCTAAGGATCTTAAACGGAAGATGACGCTTAAGCCAATGTCTGATACCTACGCTAAGTTCCTTGAGATTTCGCCCGTTCGGATCGGTCATAAACACCTGTGCTCTTTTAGTGTCTACCCAGAAATGACCAAATTCTGAACTAATTATTTCAGTGCTCTGGGTTCCAGAATAACCGAGGTCGGTCGTGTTGTACTCCAGAGGCCGGGACGCGAACAGACCGCCGGTGCCCATCTCAGCCTGCCCTGGGGCGGTGCGCTCCTTGATTACGTCTATGGCGTTATGGAGCGAAACCTGGTCCTCGAACCTGACAAGAATCTGATCAGATTCAATACGCTTCATGTGAATAAGTTTCCCATTACCGGTTGGGAACTCATGATAGTCCATAGGCTTGTACGTTAGCCACGGATCTGTTTGACTGTTTTCAGATACGTCAGCCCTACTCCATATAACACCATTAGGTCGCTGGTAAGCACAATCATAAAAACGACGTTCGTATGTTGCCGGCAATACATTAGGCGTCAACGTCATTCTTGATGAGTAGATAGGACTTATCTTGTAATCATTATCCCTATGTATAGACACGTTCTTCTCCTGCGTCCACCAAACAAAATCTCCTACTTTTGGGTAGAATAATTCATGGGGCTGAGGTCCCTCTAATCTGAAATTACAATTTATTTCAGACTCTACAAGGAATTGAGGAATACCATAAAACCATGTGTAAAATCTTCCATCAACGTACTTGCCGGCCGTATCACCATTTAGCTCATATAAGCTTTTTCTATTAGGATAGAACTGATATCGTCCTTTATTAGAAGATGTCCAACTGTTAAAACGTTCGTTGTCCGTAACCTCCAGAGCGTCTTCCCCGGTGTCGTAATTGACAAAATACCGAGGATATCCGACATTTCTATAATCCATATAAGGGAAAGGTATCATATCTCCAATACCAAAAGCGCTATTATAAAAAATAGGGAATTTTCTCTTTAACGAAAACCTGGTTATCACCGTATCGCCACCGAACATCAGTTTCTTTTCATTAGTGAAAAATCCACATCCACCTATGGAAATCCATTTTATATCTTCTATTTGACCATATTGATCCGGCCTATATCGCATAAGCCTCATATACGGAGAACAGATGTATGAAACTGATTTGGATTGCTCGAATGTTCTTCCTGCTACAACATCTCTTCCAGCAATAACCGAATCATCTATACGGCTACTGTCGTAGTTGTAGACATAGTTCGGATATTCCAATAAATATTTCGATTTACCATCTCCCTTTTCACCTGGATCACCAAATGATAAAAATAACGAAGATTCACGATCTATATTATTAACAAATAAGAATCGTCCCTCATTATCGTTTTTACCGGTTCCCCATTTAGATGACATACTGGCATCCATCATAGGATATACACCGGACTTCATGTACTTAACAGAAGATAAACCACGAGCAAAATTTCGTTCATACTTATCCTGGTCTGTTACACCTATCATTGAATTATATAATCCTACAGAAGTATAATACCATGCATGATTACGTCTTGGTCCATTGTTTATAAACGTATTAAGCCAATCATAACGGTACTTACCGTACAATATTGGTCCCTTAGCAAGAGTTTGACTGATGGTTGACACCATTGAAGAAAACAGCATAGCCACACTTAAATTCGTTAGGAATCCTCCTCCGGTAAGACCAGCCGACCCTCCTATGTATCCAGACTGCGCCCTTATCTGAAGCTCTTCTGCTATCATAGCGGCTATTGTGGCACTTGATTCAACTGCGGCAAGTGACGCAGCCATCGTGTATGCGGCAGGACCTAAGATAGTCCATTTTGGATGATCTTCGACAGGTACGAAACTGCCCACAGACATTCCTCTTTGAAACCCGTCTATACATACTTCATTTGGAAGTTCGGGCTTGTTGAAATAAATATCAGGCGAACAGAATGAATACCACACGTTTCCTCCTTTGTCGAAAGGATGGGATATAAACTCGTCTCTTTTGCCAGACGTATAATTATATTGATCTTGTGATAGGTCATTATATGGGTAATTAGGATAGATATTTACATTACCATCGTCTCCTATGTATCTAAGCATATCATAGGCTAATCCTGAAGCCACAACTGACCTATTTAGCCTCCTATCTCCACGATACAGTTCATATCCTACAATCGTATCTCTTTGTTGTTGCGTAATCAAACCAGAATCCACCGCAAAATCCAAAAACACTTGTATGGTGTTCTCATCTACCATAATACCTACCGGATATATTTCAGAAGCTATGTCATATCCACGTTCATCACTGTTCATAAAAGGTATATGCTTATTATCCGGGAACCGGTAATGACGTATAGGTTGTTGGCAAAATACGGTAGAAGTATCTACTCCTCCATAAGAATGGCCCTTGAAATAAGATAATCCATCTTTGTCTGACAAAGGAGCACCATAATATTCTGTTAACTTATTCATAATATTAGAATAAGCTTCTGATTTTTTTGGATCATCATAAGATCTGCCTGTGTCTATTTTCATCCTACTACTATCATAAAGTTCAAAATTAGCAGGATATTTCTCAGATGATTCCCAATATGCAAAATCTCCGTATTTATAAGGACGAGGCTTGCAATTGATGGGCCTATCTCCACATGTCTGACATTTTGATGCAAATACGACTGTTGATCTTAATGTTATTGAATCAACAGACAAATCAACCTTATTTATTTCTTTTTCTCTTACACCAAAAATATAAGGATATATGGTTTTACCCGTAGCAAAAGCGACTCCAAGAATAGCACGGGAAGGCTTCTTCCCTTCTTCTTCCTCTTCTTCTGGGGTATCATAATTTTTATAAGAACAAAATTGAATTTGTCTAAACGTCATTATCCAAGGAACTGCCACAATAGGAGATTCTATTGTAACATAAAAATAATTTTGACCTATAGAATCAAAAAACTCTTCATTTATTTCTCCGAAAGCTGGTTTTGCTATGTTAATAATAACAGAATGAGATGATTCATACTCAGGTCTATCAAATTCAACTGGTACTATTCCAAGAGGGGACCATGTTTCAACATCCTTCCAAAAAGAAACACGAACGTAATTGGTAGACACAGCATCCATTATGCCATCTACCTTTCCAAGAGCTTCAAGATAAAGAACTTTGTTCTCGTCTTTATAACCTTCTATGTCCCACTCTTCTGGTCTATTAATCCTAATAAATCTTGCATTTGTCATTACATTTCTGACAAACTTCCATACCACAAATTCAGATGCGAATCCAATATTAAGCTTATCCCCTGTAGGATTATTAAATGTAGCATTGTTTACATACCCTTCAAATTTCCAATCAGTTTCATCTATACCAGTATCCGAATTTTTATATATCATATCTTGCAACTTCTCAGAAGCTTCAGGCCAGAATTTTTCAATACAATATCTTGGACCATTCTTAGATCTGTACTGATTGTTTATGACCGTACTGGTAGATCTGCCGGCTCTCCAATCTCCTACACCATTTATCTTTTGACTCCATCCATCTATATGAAGGATGTAACTTCCAAGAAGATAATTATAATTTTGAAAGTTATTATAATCAGTTCTTGACACAGTAGGATCAGAGCAATAACTCTCAATATAACATCCGCATGTACAAGGCATGGTATCTAATACGTATATAGCATCAGACACGGTTTTTAAAACAGATCCAGGTTGTAAGTATGGATAAAACTCAGAACAAAGGTGTTGATTGCCATCACCTGATATGCTGCCAGCGCTATACCCAAAAAATGCTTCCTCCATCCATTCAGATAAAGAATCCATTGTCTCGTAATTAAACAACACAGAATACTTATTCTGATTTTCTCCTCCTGTGGTATATAGATAATCTGTAGAGACGTGTTCCATTTCGCTAAGAACCTTATAGATATAATCTTCTACAAGGCCTGTTATTAGTGGAACTGGAGCTGACAATATAGATTCTTGACGATGAGGGACTTCGCAGTCTCCTTCCATTTCTGGTAACCTAATATGATCAATTGGCTCCATATAATCCTGTGTTCCATCTTCTCTGTATTTGGTAGCTATATCACATATCTGTCTTTCATTGTTTCCATTCTCCTTATTATTACAAGCTACAAGACCTATATTTTCAGACAAATAATTTATAGGGGTTCCTACAATATCATCATAATCGATAATAAATCTTGATTTCCCTTTAAAAGTAGCGAAATTGCTTTCCACTATAACAGTTTGACCTACAGTAGCCGGGTTGTTACACTCTTTCTGTTCTTC